ATCATGTGATATTGTTACAATTACATGGCCCTGTAGCTGACCAAAGAACTGGGCATGCTTTGCAGAAAGGGCAGATCCGTTGGTAGTAATTCCGAACGTCATGGCTGGCGAATCGAAGAATGTCATTATTTCTACCATATCGTTCCAGTATAGAAACGGCTCACCTCCCCACAATTCAACTCGCTGCAAGTTAGATGTATCAAGATTGTCGCGGACCGATTCGAACAACAATTGCAGTCCTTTGTTCTTTGGTAGTTCATCTGGGTTGCCAATATCCTTCTGCATGCAATATGCGCAAGAGAAGTTACAAGCATGTCCCATCAACAACCTGATAGCTGTCGGTGCACGGGACTTTGATCTAGATGAGTATGTTTGCTTCGCAAATGACTCATACGTCGGATCAGCTAACATCTCAAATATGGGCGTTCCGTCCTGCTCTAGAATGTTATTGGTAATGTTGTCATAGTAAAATACAATACCACCATCCGTCTCAAACTTGCTATATCTCACTTCTTACTCCATATCAATTCTTTAAGGTCGGCGGCCCACGGAATGTTGAACATATACATTCCTGCAATAGTGTGCCTATTAGATGGCAAGCTAAACGTCAGTTCTGGTAACTTGGTCCAATGTACGCCTGGACGTATGTGATGTTCTTGGTGGTATCCTGAGTTGAAACAGAAAAAGTTAAACCACCAGGCATAACACCCCACTGAATCGGACCTGAAGTTTGTAGGGTCAACGGCCAGATAATGTTCACCATAGCTGTTCGCCTGGTTAAGTACCAAACTCATCAAATACACTAACACATAGAATATACCATACCATACATTATATGTCAACAGAGCTAGGAACCACAAACCATATAACCATATCTCTGTCCGTAGACGACCGGGGTTGCTTATACGCACCTGGTTAGTACATGATGGGTCTGTAGACGTGATTCCTACGAGATCCCGCCAAACGCCATACACACAATACAGCCATACATTTTCTCTTACGCCCGGTTCGCTGAATCTATAGAATGACACTGGATCGTGAACTACATCATTCTTCTTTAAATCGTTGTTATATTTGTGGTGTGTTAGGTGAAACCACTTCCACGACTGGAATGGTATTCCGACAGCCAATGTGGTGAGCAACTCATGCATGCGATTGAGTCGATCGTTTTTGAAGATGGGAGTGTGCACGTGATGGTGCATGCATGTATTCATCACGATGACGTTAAAGATCGCTTGGAGGGGGGCCAACAAGACCCACACCATCCAACTGTCGATACTAGCTACTGCAAAGGGAGCAATACATGCTACTAGGGCGTATAATACTAAAAGGGAATCGAGTTTAGAATAACGAAAAAATGACATCACTGCCTCAAAGTTAAGATTAGCTACCACCACCACCGCCGCCGCCACCGCCACCAGCGATTCGGCCGTTGTTTGTTACGCGGAGTGCATAACCAGCATACAACGCTGGGCCACCGCCGCCGCCACCAAAGCCTGTAGATGCATTACCACCAGTACCACCATCACCACCGCGGCCGACGATTGTGCCGTTATTTATCAACGACAAAACACTGCCGGCTGGGAACGTAGTGCCTGTTACGAATGCATACGACCCCGTGCTACCAGAATATACATACACGCCAGAGTTGATCGTCACGGTAGCATTAAGTGGTGTCGTCTGATTCCACCCTGCCGATACTGCAGCGGCGCGCAAGTCATAATTGGCAGTATTGGTAGCAATAGTCTGGTTGAAAACAAAGGCCGACGACTTACCCCGCCCATCATTCATACCAATCCGACCGGACGCAACCCCAAACAGCCCCCTCACACCAGAGTCGTTCATGCTCAGCTGAGCAGTTGCCGATCGGCCAAGTTCTACGTTGATCTGTGAAAATGAAAGCGAGCCACTAGATGGTAATGCCATATATTACCCCTTCAGTCTTGCAATTTCTTCGCGGAGATCTGTTATCTGCTGTTGGTACTTATTATCAACCTCTTTGATAGCTTCGATCAACAGCGGAGCGAACTTTTCATATTTGACTGTTAGATACTCAGCACTGATTGGAGCCGGAGCAACAATCTCTGGTATTACAACTTCAGCTTCCTGTGCAGACACACCGACTTGCATAATTGTAGTATCATATCCTAACTCTCCAGCTTTTGCATTACCAACATAGTAGTATCCATTCAACGCATGAACTTTTGCAAGAGCGTCCGGAATTGTGCCCTTGAAGTCTTTCAATCTTGCATCTGAGTAGAACGCCGTGATGTCGCCAGTAGCCGTGATAGTACCTGTAATACTAGTATTACCAGCAGCAAGAGTAGTGATACCAGATACAGCGCCAGTGAATGCTGCTCCTGTTAAGTTAGCTTTGAGGGCAAGCTGCGTATTAACGTATGTGTTGGCCGCAGCGTATGCAACCGCGTTCGAATAGGCAGTTGCTGCTTTAGAAGATGCATCAGTACTAGCTGTAGATACTGCGTTGGAATATGCTGTCCCAGGAGCCGCGGCATTAGCGTAGTAGCTTGCGGCTTGGCCGCCAAGATATAATGCATTGTTTGCAGCTGTCGCAGTATCTGCATTACCGATTACATTACCACTCAATGTGCCGTAGAACACATTTGCTTGTATGTCAGCAAAAGCAAACGATGCATGAGCAATGTTGATACTCGTGTTTGGTTCTGGGGTGTATCCAGCGAAGAACTTGAATCTGCCATCAGACGCATCACGGAAATACCCCGTATGAGTGTATACGCCATTCTCACCGGTATGGTAATTAGATACAACACCAGCATCGACGTTTACTGGGGCAAGAGTCGCTGACCACTTATCATTCAGTGTGTGCCCAGTGGTCGAGCCAAACGCCACCAACAATCCACCACCAACCCACTGACTACTGCCGGTAATAGCGACGTTCGATGCTCGGGTCGTTGCAAAGTCGTCAGTCGACCAGGCAAACGTATCAGTTGCACCAACGCTGTCGATCTTTATATAGAATGTGGTTGTGTTGCTATATTGAAGGTGGCCTGCGAGCGTTGCATCATTCAGTCCAGCCCCAACAAAAGCATTGTTTGATGTTTGGTTGCCGCCATTCAAGTATATCATCGTGTTGGACACTTCTATGCTTGATACTGACGTTGACGTCGTGTTGCCAAGAATGTTCAGGTTACCGGCAACCGTTAATGTGCCATCGAATCTAGCATCGCCAGTCACACGCAGCGTTGCATATTCATATGGCTCGATCTTGACAAGGATAGTACCGCTGGTACCATTAGCAACGACCCCACCAACAAGTGCTGGATAGTTGGGCGCAGTTGGTGCAACTTTAGTCAATCCTCCTGGTGTCGTTGAAACATACACCGGATCACCAACATCGAACGCAGAAAGGTCAACACCATTAACTCGGCCAAAATTGGAAACATACCCATATGAGCTGTTTTCTATGGAATGCGTCGCCACACCACCAATCCACGTAACGCCCGCAAGCGTGGAAGCACTTGCTAATTGGATAGTAGGCACACCATTCAATGCTCCTGCGAACCTTACAGGCGCGCCGTTAGGGACATCAGCTCCAGAAGCATTATATACGCGAATCCAACTCTCTTGACCTATGTTAAGGGTTACATCAGGTTCAGCAACATAGTATGCTAGCGTTTTCGAACTCTGATCGTAAAATACACGACCTTCTTTTTGAGTAGGAGCTGTGGCGTTGTTTGCGAAATCGATATAGTTAGATACAGCAATTGTGTTTGCTACCAATCCGCCAGATACGGTAGCATTCGCTGTAAACGTTGGGTTGATAGTGGGCGCAAACGTAGAATTGACGTATGTATTCGAAACAGCATGAGATACAGCATTCGAGTATGCTGTCGCAGCTACCATATCCGCATAGCTGGTAGCGTTGCTATACGCAGTTGCTGCATTAGCGCTCACACCAGAAACCGCATTGGCATATGCAGTATCGACGGCTGACGTTATATCAGACGAAGACGCAAACGTTGCGCCGGCGGGCAAAGATGCCATCGCTACAGTATTAGCTACAGCAATAAATGCGGATAATTGTGAGGCTTTGGAGGTCATCGTACACCAGTGTTTGTAATTATTATTCTGGAGTATTTATCCTAACAGATTTCCACACTACAGGCGGATAATGTCGCTTTCGTCACAATAATCGCCATATTGGATCTCCACAACGATCAAGTCTTTTGTATCGCTGGTGTTTTCCAATTGGTGGATTTGCTTGGATTCCACATTTACCAACTCCAAAGGTCCCAGGGTAGATACTACCTTGAGTTTGCCGTCCTCTATAGTGTTTAGATTGCCGTTTCCAGACTCTACAAACCACAGCTCGGATCGGCTATTATGTAATTGCATACTGATCTTGTGTTTTGGTTTGAGTACCAATCTTTTCAGCTTTACTGTGGAATCTGCATTCTTAAAGAACGTCTGATAATATCCCCAACCGCGGTCTACCTGCTCATTTTTCCATTTATCCAAGATAGTAGAGCTCGAGTTCATTTTGGTATCACCACCAACACCAAACACAAATTCAACAGATGGATCATCTTTGAACGCTTCCATTTCCGGAATGTTTGCTGATGTGCGGTCACCACCATTTGCAAACACGATCCTGTTGTTTGGAAACATTTTGCGGACTTGCTTAATTGCATCGATTGCTGTATTATCCGAATCATCGAATTCGATTACGCCCATGACGTCTTTGAGGTTCTGAACAATCGCCTTGCGATCCTCAAAGGGCATGAACGCTGAGCTCTTCTTGCGTTGCAGCCATGCGTCGCTGTTTACTCCCACCATTACGCGGCCAAGTTCCCTGGCAGCTTTAATGTATGCAATATGACCTGAGTGAATTGGATCAAAACCACCAGTCACTAATATAATTTTATCTTCCATGTTAACGCATCCTGCAATGTATAAGCTGCGTAGCTTGCTGCTTATTGGTTATAATATGATTCAAAATATTGAAGTGCTGGGCTATGTATTTAATAAATTCACGGCGATTCCACTCTCGTACGTGCCACCCATTGTGAGGAGGGCCATCAGCAGAACCCCCAAGGTATTCGACAACGAGGTCTCTATCGGGCGTCGATAATATGATCTCTTTAGGAGAACATGCTTTAATGTAATCAATCAATACATTTGGATCTACCATATGCTCGATCACATCTGACGCTATAAGAATGTCTACATTATGATGCACCTCAAGCGCGGACGACCATGTTCGTTCTGGGTAAGTGTTTTGTAGATACTCCACAGTCTGCGGCAAGTCTATTCCGATGGTGTTGTAATCTTTGAAATTATCAAGCAGCTTGAATGCTGACCCACATCCAAAATCCATGATAGTCTGATATTGATTTTGTTCAGCAACGTCGTGAGCGTATTGATACACTTCTTTCTGCCACTCATCCTTTAGACCTGTATCATCGAAATACAGCTCTTGGGTTCGATGGTTGTACCCATCCTTTATACAAAAACTCATATTATTGTCTTTCAGTTTTACGGCGCTCTACATATTCATCCGAATTCAGGAGTATGTTCTTAATTTCTCGCAAGGTGAAATCGGACGTCACATAGTAGTGCGCTCCTGTTCTATCGGCTGGCCTACCCAATAGGCTTTCATATAGAGTCAATACGCCATTGAATCTCTCCTTGTCCTGAGCCCATGGTAAGTCTGCCATATCAGCATAATTTTTTCTAACATCGGTAGGGTCAATGATCGACCCATACTGTTGTCCAAACTTGGCCAGCGGGTTGCTGAAGAAAGTCGAATACCCATTCAATACATGATCTCGACTCATATCAAGGAGGAACAAATCGATGGGAGTGTATACACCATATGTCTTATATGCCTCGAGAATTTTCTTAGCACCGCTATATGAATACAACATCATCATAGTGCTCGAGTTTACTAGATACGATTTACTGATGAACTGTGAACCTATCAACGTGGGTTCAGTAACTTTAACGAAGTGCTCTCCTACCCAAAGATCAGTCATGTTCACCAAGAAGTCATAGTCTTCCGGTAGATCGTTGTAGCAATTGTTCAGGATACTTAAACAGTTTTCATCCAATACCGCATCATCTTCAATCACCAACATATTTGGTATGTTGTTCTCGACAATATACTTCAGGCAGTTTAGATGGCTAGCCACACATCCCAATTCACCAGGTAGAGGCTTTCTCTCCCAAACCGCCTCATCCCAAGTTATCTTTATACCGTTATTATTAAAATACGATTGCATATCAGCGGCATTACCATTGACGAATTCGATGTCACTTATAAACTCTGTCGGTATAATGCTCTTTGTTCTCTCCGTGTTAAGAGAAGCTCTATCGTTGACCGCCATAATTGTATATGGAAAAGTGATTTGAGGAGATATGGCACTCAGCTTTTTTGAATTTAGGGTTTTGTATTCCGGCGTGTCGATCAGGATATCTTTCACCTGCCCGATATCGATATCTTTATACGTTTCATATTCATCGTCTGTGATCAGTCTCTGTAGAACGCTACTATAAACGTTGTTCAGAGATCCTCGATCTCCTGTCCTCCTCGCCCACCACAACTTAACCCAAGCCTCTTCAGAGGTTAGCGACTTGAATGTGTTAACGTCTTTACGTATGAAGAAAGCATTGACTCCATTCTTCTCACAATACACTAAATCGTACCCTAGTTCTTCGGCTTGATTGGTGAGTGACTTTAAGCTGGCCCCATACTCTCTATCACCCGACCAGACATAATCTTCATTATATGGCATAATATGTTCGGCACTTCCGTCGAAACAACCATTATACTCTAATACAACAACTCTCGGCGAATACCCTCTCAGAGCATCCCTCAGGTAGTAGTCGTTGCTATCGATGTCGATCGATAATAGATCAAATTCCTTCGGTATACCGTTTTGCTCGAAACAACCGACGATATTGTCTTTCGTTAAAAACTTGTTGGTGAAGGTACAATTACTTGGCGTCACAAAGGGGTCGATTATATCAAACCAATACAGCTCCCAGCCTTTCTCCGCCAACGCAGCTGTGTTGTTTTCCAACCGATTGGAGATATAGTTTCCCTGCTGGTCTGTTGAAGTTACTGAGACACCGATTTCAACTGCAACCTTATTCGTTGCTCCTATAGCAGCAAAAATATAATCAATGATACCATCTTCACCATTTTGGGAGTGTATCTTCTTCTCATTGAGTGTGGTTATGCGGTGCATTATTGCTTCAACGCTTCCAAGCCTTGGCCACAATTCTATTAGGCGAAGGACCAGGAGAGGTTTCTATTCTAGTAAACCCAAGCTCAATAAGCATGTTACGTAGGCACCGCTCGTTCGGTGTCCAGTAGTTTGAAGGATCGTTGCTAAGTTCATCCCCTAAATGATATCGCATCACAGGTTCATCTGTAAACGTATGGTATACTGTAGACTCAACGATCAACATATCGTTCGTCATATCTGCGACCTTCTTCAATCCCCCGAACGGGTCCGTTAGATGATATAGTACACCGAGGAACAAGACAACGTCAAACTTTCCTTGAACTTGCGGGTCTAAGTCGAATAGGTCAGAATCTAAACTCTCGACCTTTGAATTGATACGGCTATGAGCATAGTTGAACCCATCCTTAGTGCCCCACCCACACCCCGACCAGCTGTCATGCTCGACTGCGAGAACACGCTTCGCGCCTCTTCTTTCAGCCTCGAACGACATAAAACCATCCCATGCGCCAACATCTAATACCGTTTTACCGATGAGATCTATGCCATGAAAATAGCTGCGCGCCTCAGTGCAAAGCAGCTCATAGCTCTTCATGCCTGGGGTAATTGTTCCATCTGGTAACTCAATCGAATGCCACCACTTTATTTCGCCACTCATTATCTTTCCTTCACAATGTGATTCTTATACATTTCTTCAAAGCAGCTCATTGCATATTGAGCACTCTTCTTCCAGCCAAATTGTCTTGCTCTTTCCGTACCATTATATATCAGCTCTTTTCGGAACGCTTCGTCCGTCAACCCTCTGTGCATGACGCTCGATATCTGATCTACATTAAATGGATCGAACATGGCTTCGGGCATGCCGACAACTTCAGGTAGGCTATGAGCATTTGATGTTATTGTAGGTGCACCACAAGCCATGGCCTCCAACGGAGGTATCCCAAACCCTTCAGCATACGAAGGGAAAACGAACAAGCTACAGTTTCTATAATAGTTGATTAACTCATCAGTACTGACGCTATGCAGAAACTCTACATTTTGAATATTATTGTCGATCACATACTGGTAGTGGTGGTCAGCTAAAGCAGCACCCACCAACAATAGTTTATGTGTCGACCGCACACCTTCAGGCAAAGCGGAGTATGCCTTTATCAGTCTCTCAACGTTCTTATGTGGGTTATATCCACTAACAAATAGAATATATGGCGACGCGTCGATTGGTGTATCTTCCTTCGCATTAAACATATCCAGATTGACGGCTGGAGGCACAACGAAGATTTTAGACTTATCGAATGGTAATAGTTCGGAAATCTTATCTTTAGAAAACTCAGACACTGTAAAAAGATAGTCGCTCTTTCTCGATTGCACTACCTTTTCCTCATACCAGTTGCGTGTGTTAGGGTCTTTTAGATAATCTTCTCTGAGTATAAGAGGTATTACATCATGCACAGTAGTTACCCAAATGCAGGCCGAGTCTACTGTCTTATTAATACTCGTTACCGTATCTTCGCCGTGACCTTCCTGCAAGGAAGGCATCCATACAAGATCGGGTCTCTTTTTAAGAATGAACTTTTCCCTATCTCTTTGCACATCTCGAACATCACCAGTATGGAAGCTCCAGAATGCAATCTGAACATCGCCTAAGATAGCTTGCAACGACTCTTGTGTATCACCGTAGTTGTCATTTGCAACTAAGATAACTTCATGGTTGTGTGCTAGCTTCACAAACTCTCTTACTATTTCAGAAACATATCTACCCACGCCTCTTTTTCGAGACTGGTGTGTTTGCATGCCTTGGATATCAATAACTATTCTCAAAACATTACTCCATCATGTTGTGCATACTCTTGTTTGCCAGCAGGTCCTATGTTGTGGATGAATCTAGACTTTAACTCTGAATGGTAGAACGTTGAGCTTGCAACAGATACTGGTGTATCAACCAGGTCTGTAGTATTCAAGTTTTCAAAAGCAATCTCCGAAACGACCAACGCCCTGTGCAGTATAAAGCCATCATATGGACCATAGTCCTGCCAGTTCCCATCAGCTTTAGTATCAACAGCATCATTTGGCATCTTGATTACTTGTGCAGGTCGGTATAATATCTTGAACGCGCTATTCAACCGCTCCAAATCTGGATGCTCGGTATCAAATATCAGAATGCCAGACTCCACATGAGATATCGTCGTATCCTTAATCGCTTCAACTTGACATGCCAGCACTTTGTTGTTTGTTACCGTCGACGCAAACAAAGAATGATCGGCTGGTTTGAAAACACAATCGCCGTCCAGCCACACCATATATCGACCGCTAGGGTTGTCGATCGCATGCTGTATTACGAACGCCTTATGACTAAACCTAATAGCCATCTTCTTCGTATAGCTCATGTGATTAGTACGCTGTGTGTATTCTGTTTTCCAGCGGCCATGTTCCGGAATCGCTTGCCCAAAGTCCACATACTCGATGGACTCGTGGTGGATGTCAGGAACAAACCCCTCACAATATATGCGGGCCTTGATATTCTTGTTCACATTAGCCACATCAACGAATGACTGCACCCACGACTTACCATAGAGGAGATATCCATCCTCATTGAACGTAGTAAAATATGTGATGTTGTCGGTGTTTGGGATCATAATTTTATACTGGGCGCAGGCGGCTTAGTTGTTGTAGTGTGTCTGATGCATATGTTATCTTGTCGTGGATGTCGATGGGAGAGGAACCGAACAATATAGATTTCATCTTCAAATAAATGTCATCCCTAGCATAAATGTTGTCCCAGTCGCTATATTGTGTTTTGCCCGTCCACCCAATATTGTGGATAAACTTAGAACTAATCGACGGATGACAGAACGTCATAGACGGATCGCTTTGTATCCCTCCTTTGCCATACCCCTCATTTAAATCGACGTATGCGGCCTCAGAAGTTAGTAGCGACTTGAATACCAAGAAACCATCATATGGCTGACCCATTGGCAATACATTGTCTACTCTGTAGTGTTCCTTAAACTCGCGGTTAAATTCTTTTGTATCGGGGTGGGTACCATCAAATATTAAAATGCCCGACTCAACATGGTTCAAATCATGCGCATGCTCTACCTGACATGCCAGGAACTTACCATCCAATATGTTAGACGGGAAATGACTATAGTCGTCTGCTTTAAAAACACAATCGCCATCAAGCCAGATTACATACTTGTCCGTGATGTGATCAAGCACGTGCTGAATTACAAACGCCTTGTGGCTGAATCTAATCGTCATCATCTTCACATAATCAGAGTGTGTTGATTTTGATAGATACTCAGCCTTCCACTCAGCGTGTAGTGGAACTGCTTGTTCGTAGTCGACCCACTCAATAGATGGATGATCGATATCAGGAGCAAACCCTTCATAGTACACTCTTGCGCGCACCTTGCCGTAGTAGTTAGCGGTCCTAATAAAGCTGCGGATCCACTCTCTACCATATAAATCATATCCATTCTTATTGAATGTGGTGAAGAATAGTACATCATCGCACAGCTCTCGTTCCCGGCGCATTACTACATCTCGCTGTCTCCAAGAGTCATATTGTGGTCCTGCATTGAGGCTAGCGACATAGTGCCTCATTATCCCTTCGTGTTGTAGAATCTGGATATCTAAGGTACGTGTGTTGTTGTCGTTCGGATATTGATTGCCCACCACAGCATAATGATCTCTCATCGCTTGGTGAAGCGAGTGCATTCCGAAGCTCTGTGTATCCTTGATCACCGTATCTCTTGCTTCTCTAATCATATACTCAAGAGCAAGGGCGAGTGCGGGATGCTTTGGCGTTGCACCAAAGAAAAAGTTAGCAACATTATCACGCTCGACCATAAAGCAAGCATCGGCCGTGTTTGGCACAATGTTGTCTAGGTGGGAGTTGCATGCGAGGTCGAGGTCGGCATAATATCCCCCATGCACATACACCACAGCGACTCTCCAAAAGTCAGCGCGCATTATCGGCTGAGGGAGTGCAGTATAGAGGTTATAAATTTTCTCACCAAAATGCTCTAGTATAAAGCTAGAGCATTCCTCATCACCCTGGAACTTAAAATCCAGATGTGGATTAGATGCTCGCCACGTATCAACTTGCGGTTTAACGGAATCTGGGATATCCTTAGTCTTCCACGTCTGCCATAATATATTAGGAATCATATCAGTATGTTAGTTCACAAAATAAACATTATCTATTGTAGTTAAATGTCAGCTTCACTATACCAGATGGCAACATAGTGGTCTGACCAGTATTATAACTTACTCTTCTATCAAACTGTCCAACGATTACGACGCCTTGCTGTGTTGCGTCAGTCGTCGATAAAGGCGTAACAATGGAGGTCATGCTAGCGGCGTAGTTGGTCCATTGTAGTGCCCACATATTATCAAACGTAGAAGACGCACTCCCGTCATTCAACACCTTATAAACCTGCGATCCTGTCGCAATCAGGAATCCCGACTCCGACGTAACGTCGATTGGAAGGACTGGTCGGTTTGCTGTTGTATTGAAAACATAAGGAAGAGTATATCCGGACGCAAGCGCACCTGTTTCTGTCAATAGATATGGTCTAAATCCGCCCGCCATGATTCTTGGCGATCCGCCTTGCAATAACGAAGATAGATTGTTGATGGTGCCAGTGATCGAAGAGGAATCAAAACTAGTTACGAGATTGTGATTGCTACCATCGACTAAGATAACATATCGCGTGCCCTTTCCTGGGACGTTCCATGGAACAGCCAGAGCAACCATTGGTCCTGACATAGTGTTCACCACACTTATAGCAGCTAAGCTTCCCTCACGATAGCCTCCACTAATACCCGACAGTAACGTAGATCCGGTAGTGCCGTCCAACTTTACTAACACATGACTACTACCAGCAGCAACGAATATGCCGCTAGTATCGACTGCTATACCAATAATACTATACCCACCAAAGGTGTGTGTTGGGTTGAAAAATCCTTGACGTGATCCGTCCGGCTGGATTGCAAAAACTTTTGGTACGGAGGATCCATTGTATGTACTAAAACTACCACCGACTATATACTCTCCTGTTGAAGCCTTGTACGCAACACAATCTGGAATATAGTTGAATCCAGAACCAGGGTTAAATGTATTGTCAAATGAGCCGTCTGAATTTATTCTTGCAATGTATGGAGCATAATTTCCGTTATATGCGGTGAAGTCTCCTACAGCTAGGATTTTACCATCCGCGACACGTATTGCTTGAGTTACCCTACCGTTGCCGCCAGTGAATCCTGTGCCAGCATTAGTTATGAAGGTGGTGTCCAATAGACCGTCGAGTGCTAAGGGGCCGCCGCCGCCAAGCATTCCGACGAACCCTGGATTGTGTAAGTTAAGACCTATCATCCTTGTACTGCCCAAGCTGCTACACAATCAGCTTCTGTTGTGCCAAATGATGTTACAGTCAGAATGGCTGTTTTGTTTGCCGCGATAGTTGTTGGCTCAGTGCCAACAAACACCCAGTTTGTCGGGAACGATGCACTACGTTCGGTTGACCCGTTCGTGACACGAACTGTAACAGAGCTGCCAGCAGCATATGAGCTGCCAGTATATGTAATATCACCAGTTAGTGGTCCTTGGGTCAATACCGCATTACTATCAAAGCTGATATCCACAGTACCTGTTGTAGCTAAAGTCGATGGCGTAAATGTCACACCCTTCGTGATAGTCACGCGGCCGTTAATGAGGAGCGTGTTAGCAGTACCAGCATACTGAGAAGCGCTGCTGCTAGGTGTGATCATGTTATTCGTAAACAACAAATCACCAACCAGCGCGGTACGAGAAACCACAGCGCCATTTGATACAAAGTTAGCTGCTGTAGAAATGTTATATGTGTTTGGCGATCCGTCCAATGTAACAGTATTGCCGGTCAACGTTGCACCATTGACATTGACAGTGCCTGTTAGGAATACATCATTCCAACGCTTAGCAGACGAACCAAGGTCAAAGACATCGTTGAACGATGGAAGGATGTCTTCAGCAACAGATGCTAAGCTGGCCCCACCATCGCCCCAGTATGTGTATCCTGTGCCGTTAGTTTTCAGTACTTGGCCAGCCGAGCCCATTGAGTTATTTGCGAACAGCTTACCACCGAGATATAGTGCTCCCGACCCGCTATCATAATGAATGTAAGTGTTGCTGTATAATGTAGTACCACCACTGAGATATGCAGCTCCGGCGACGTTAAAGTCAGACGTAACCGACAACCCGTATGAGGTATTTACTGACAGCTCTGTACCATTAACAGTAATAAACGAGCAGCCAGTAACAGTATTGCCGATGGCAACGTTACCACCACTAGTTTCTACAACATTAAGGTACACGTTGGCTTTTGCAGCAACACTCGAAGCATTAGCAAGAGCAAAACCGCCAGCAGTCACACCATCATGGACGTGAATCGTCTTGGTCTGTGTGTTGATGTAAATTTCGCCGTTAGCGCCAGTTACGGCAGCTGCTGCTGCACTATTGCCTCTTCTAAACTGTAATGATGTTGGCATGTTGGGAGTCCTGTTAATCTTTTTCTGTTATTTATATTATGCGTTTAGGTCGACTGGTGGCCCATCTTGTGAGTCCATATCATACGATCCTGTACCTGAGTCCAAATCACCCATCAACGATATTAAACCGCTTGGGGCGCGCATGAATCTGATACGGATCTGAGAAGTATCTACTGGTGCTACAGTAAACGTCAGCGTAGTGTTAGCCACAGTGTAATCTTCATCTGGGTGGAAGTAGATACCATTAACATACACAAACAAATCATCGGCGGTTGCACTATACACCAATGTGAATTGAGTATTAGAACCATTTCCTGTCAGACTTTGCTTAGCTATGTCTGAGAGACCAATCGATATAGTGCTGTTGCTGACTGTTGCTGTTACGCCAGCATTATTAGCAATTATTAGCGTACTAGCTGCCGACTCAGCGGCAATCGTAGAAGACCCAACAGCGACTGAGCGGTATGCAGTACCAACAGATCCCGTGAACCGCATCGATTGAATAGCTGATCCATTCGGTGGTGCATCAGTAAACGTCAGTGTCAATCCTGAGATAGTGTAATCCACACCATACCGTTGGACTATACCATTAACAGTTACGAGGCTTGTGCTGATGTCTGCTGTGGATGTTAGCGTAAAATTGACGCTTGTGCTATTACCAGCAAACGTATCCGTTCCAGCAATTGCTAGACTCGGAATAGCTGAGGATATACTCTCAGTGTGGTATACTAATACAATCTCACCATCGAGTGGGGCAGTTGTAAAGCTAAGCGTTGTACCACTAATCGTGAAGTCTGTAGTCGGAGCCTGCAATAAACCATCAAGGTATACAGTAGCTGTGCTTGTATTTGCTGCTACCGACAATGTGTAGTCCGTTACCGAACCATTACCAGTAAATGTATCAATCGCGCCATACTGCATGAAGTGATACGTCGATGCTCCAGAGATATGGAGAACCTCAATCGCTTCATTGTTAGCAGGTGCCGTGGCGAATGTAAGAGCAGTGCCGACGACAGTATAGTCTTCGCTGTGGAATTGTACCAGACCTTCAACCAAAACGAGGACGCTATTAGCTGATCCATCCTGACTCAATGTGAATGAGGTCTCAGTACCATCACCGACAAAGTTATCTCTACCAGAAATGAAGGCATTACCTGCCGCATTGCCAGTCGATCCACCAGAACCACCCGTAGCAGAAATAGTGATCGAACCGCTACCAGTGTTGGTTGTGAGGGTGACGTTGTTACCAGCGACAAATGTCAACGTAGTGTTAGTCTGGTTAGCAATTAGACTTGATTGGCCAGACACAGCAATTGTGCCATAAGCATTACCACCGCCCCCGACTATATTACTGCCATCGATGGTAATTATAGTACCATCTGAGCTAATACCGATCCCACCATTACCAGTAAACTTAACGTTGCCAATTGTAGAATCAGCACCAGTGAGAATTACATTAGCAGATGAAAGGTTGGCAGATGTCGAGATTGTATATAATGTACCAACGCCACCATTACTGCTAGTAACCGTAGACCAGTATACATTACCACCAGGACCACCTGAGGTGAGGATTTGGCCAGCTGAGCCTACACTTCCATTGGCATCAAGTTTAGTGTTGCTAAAGGAAATGTTGCCCGCAAAGGATGCAGTACCACTAACTGTAACCAGACCAGTAAATGTAGGACCAGCAAGATTAGCCTTATGTGCCAGCGCAGTATTGACATACGTATTTGTTGCAGCATAAGTGTCTGTATATGCAACAGCGTTAGCATAAGCCGCGGCAGCATTGCCAGAATAGGCAATCGCGTTAGCATATGCGTTAGAGGCTGCACCAGTAGCCACGGTTACTGCATTATTGTATGCAGTTGTCGCTACAGTATCTGCATATGATGTAGCATTAGAGTATGCTACAGCTGCTCTATTAGTAGCGTCTATAATCGAATACGATATAGCGTTAGCATATGCGTTGTTCGCCACCGTAGTAGCAAACGTGACGGCGTTTGCATATGCTAAGGCCGCGTTGCCGGAGTATGCTATCGCGTTCGAGTATGCAGCAGCCGCTTTGGTGTCGGCATAGCTTGTAGCATTTGAGTATGCAGTAGCCGCGATTGTATTAGCATACGCAACCGCATTGGCATACGCACTGAGTGCGTTAGCTGCAGCATCATCAGCCTTTACGTGGGCAGCGCTTGCTACAGCAAAGACGTGAGCCACAGCGTTGGCTGAAGCTACAACAGTAGACTCTTCACCGAAGAACTGGTCAACTACTGTTACTATACCCTTGGTGCTGCTATTAGCTCCATTGATAGTAGCAGGATATGTAGTACCGTTACCTGCAGTTACAACAAACGTAGAGTTAGCAGGTGTGTATGTAAATCCAGTTACACCTGCAGGAGTGGACCAATATAAAGTAGATCCATTCGAGGTAATTACTTGACCAGCTGTGCCGATCGTACCGTTAGCAACAATTGTCGCTATTGTAACGTTGCCAGTAAATGTAGGGTCCGCTTTAGGTGCAAATGTAGAATTTACATAGCTGTTAGACGCGGCATATGCAACAGCATTTGAGTATGCGTTAGCAGCCTTAGCATCGGCGTAGCTGACAGCATTCGAATATGCATTAGCCGCTTTGTCTGTTGCATCTGTTGCAGCAGTAGATACTGCGTTTGCGTATGCATTAGCAGCAAAGTTATTAGCAGTGGTGGTTAGATCAAGGACAGCCGCGGCAAGGTCTGTGTTAGCAACTATGTCGCGGTAGATGGTATCGCCATACCCCATCACCCACTTATTGATATTCTCATCCCAGGTGATGTTGGCGTTAAGCAACGTACCACGTTGAACTTCAATACCAGCATTCTCTGTTGGGGTACCCGTAACATCTGCATTCAACACAATGATGTTGTCGCCAACATTAAGCTCAGTTGTGTTAATGTAAGTCGTAGTACCAGAGACAGTCAGGTTACCATAGACTACAACATCGTTGGAGAATGTACCTACGCCAGTTACATTTAGCGTGTTCGATACTGAAAAGGTGTTGACGGTATCGATTGTTGTTTTGTATACGGACCCATCACCAGCAGTGATTGCAAAAGTGTTGTTTGCAGATGTGTATGAATAACCAGTAATACCCGCAACTGCGTTTGTCGTCGCAGATGTAATACGACCCTTGCTATCGACTGTGATGACAGGAATTACAGAGCTGTTACCATATGTGCCAGCAGTAACTGTAGTGTTGGCTAGCGTAACTTCAATCGAGCCATTAGCTAGATCAGTGAATGTGTTATTGCCAGTAGCATCGCCAGTGATACTGATCTTGAGGTCTGGTTTGGAGGTTACATAACTCCAATCAACATTACCAACGAATGTGTTGGCAGTAATCGTACCATTAGCGGTTACATTACCTGGCGCGCCAAGATTACCATCAGTACCAAATGTCCATACATGGCTGGTAGATCCGTTATCTGGGCTAGTTGTTATATCTACACCATACGCCATACCCTTGAGTTGCAAGGGTCCGAGGTAACTTACGTCTACTTGGTTTGAATCGTATGAGCTTCCCATGATCACGCCATATGGGCGAATTTGACCGGATGGGAGGAATTGAGTATCGTGGCCGTTAGGGCTGATTACTATAGGCTCTGTCGTGCTCGTCGACAAGAGCAAGTTGCTGGCGCTACTCACATGAGTAGTTACTACGTTGCCAATATTTGCTTGAGAGAACGATACGTTTGCTGTAGTGTTGAGACTTTGGCCAAGAACATCTATGACTGTATTTGTCGTGTCTTTAGTGAATAGTCTTTTATCGGTCAAGTTAACCGCAAATTCGCCGACGGCAAGCTGTTCTGCCGTCGGTACACGCCCAGCTACACTGCTACGTTTTATTTGTATTTTGTTGTTAGCCATGTCTCTATCTAGAGTTAAGAGCCGCTATGTAGCGGCCCTTGTTAATGTTACGTGATATTTATCTCACTACATTTACCCGTTAGAATTCACCACCGTCAATTGACGCAAATACTGGCACATCATTGATAACTTGCAGAATATCGCCATTTGCACCAGCGGCAGTGGCTAACAATCCATCCGTAGAATTACCATACATCACACCATTCAGCGTGAACGACGTTCTACCAGTACCACCATTCGGTACAGTGAGGGCGTGTGTTAGTGTGATCGCATTCGCAGTCAACGTCTCTGACACAACAACCATACCAACCACATTAGCGAAGCCTGTGATAGTAGTGTTGCCTGAAGCTAGCGTACCTGCTACATTTGCAAATCCTTGAATTGTCGAGTTTCCTGACAACAACGTTGTTGCTTGGATCTGCCCGACAACATTAGCAAAACCAGTAACAGTTGTGTTACCAGCGCTCAATGTACCACTTAGTACAGTATTACCTGCAGCCAATGTAGTGGATTGGAGTGTACCAACTACATTAGCAAACCCAGTGATTGTCGTATTTCCGCCACTTACTGTGCCAGAAATTACTGTATTACCCGTCGACAATGTAGTCGATTGCAATGTACCTACTACGTTAGCGAAGCCAGTTACTGTAGTATTACCAGCTTCGATTACACTAGATTGTAATGTACCAACTACATTAGCAAATCCTGTGATCGTCGTGTTGCCAGTATCCAGTGATCCTGTTATTGACGTGTTGCCGACAGAAAGCGTTGTAGATTGCAATGTGCCTACAACATTTGCAAACCCTGTAATTGTGCTGTTACCAGAAACAAACGTCGCCGTTTGCAACACACCAGTAACATTTGCAAAACCAGTAATTGTGGTATTGCCTGCCGCCAATGTTGAGGAAATGTTAGCAAAACCTGTTACTGTCGTATTACCAGCAGCAAGAGTCGATGAAATGTTAGCAAAACCAGTTACTGTTGTGTTACCGGCTGCCAATGTTGAGGATATATTTGCATATCCAGTAACTGTCGTATTGCCAGCAGCCAATGTAGAAGCGACATTAGCCCAACCAGTGATGGTCGTGTTACCAAACCCAACAGCGCCACTAATATTAGCAGTACCAGTGATTGTTGTATTACCAACATTCAACACACGGAACGTACCAGTATTAGCTTGGAAATCGGCAATACGGAACGTGTTGTTTGACGTATCAATGAACGCGCCGTCTGGCTCTGGTTCATACTGATCGAATACCTTCCACACTCCATCAGAAGCATCGCGGAAGAAACCAGCATGACGGTATGTGCCATCATTGTAGTTACCAGAAATACCTAAGTCAGGATTTGCTGTTGTGCTACCTTCATTGAGGTAGATCATATTGTCTTCAACAGCTAGGTTAGTAACACCAATCGTTACAGTGTTGCCGCTAACAGTCAAATCACCATCGATCTGTACGCTAGAATACGTACGGATTGTATTAGCAACCAAGTGACCAGCGATGTTAGTGTTGCCGCCAACAACTAGATCTCCTGATACATTTGCAAAACCTGTTACCGTAGTATTGCCAGCAGCAAGTGTATTGTTAATGGTAGCAGCGCCACCAACTTGCAGTGTAGACGATACGTTAGCAAAGCCTGCAACTGTTGTGTTGCCAGCTGCAAGCGTGCCGTTTATATCGGTGTTGCCTGTGGACAACGTTGCGGACTGGATATTACCAGTTACGTTAGCAAACCCAGCAATTGTAGTATTGCCAGTGCTTACTGTAGCAGATTGGAAATCGCCAGAAACATTAGCGAAGCCAGTTACAGTTGTGTTGCCAGTGTTGATAGTGAGCGATTGTAGTCCGCCCGTTACATTAGCAAAGCCAGTAACAGTCGTGTTACCTGTGGACAACGTATTGGCGACTGTAGTAGCACCATTTACAACGAGAGTGCCATGAACATCAACATTACCTGCAATACTAGCAGTAGACGAAACGTTAATGTAGCCAGTTACTGTTGTGTTGCCGCTTTCGAGCGTTCCACTAACAGCAGCATTACCAGATGCAAGCGTTGTAGTTTGCAGTGACCCAACAACATTCGCAAATCCAGTGATTGTGGAATTGCCTGATGACAGGGTACCACCAACAACGGTGTTGCCAGTACTTACAGTAGCAGATTGCAACGAGCCTGTTACGTTTGCATAACCAACGATCGTTGTATCGCCTGTATTCAATGATGCAGATTGCAAGCTGCCAGTTACGTTAGCAAAGCCTGTAACTGTTGTGTTGCCTGAATTTACAGTTGCAAGGGTAGATGTGCCGCCCACTTGTAGTGTGGATGTTACATTCGCAAACCCTGTTACGGTCGTATTGCCAGAACCGAGCGAGCCGGCGATTGTAGTATTACCTGCAGACAATGTACCGGCAATACTAGTGTTGCCTGTCGACAATGTAGTAGATTCAATTGAACCAGTTACTGTAGTATTGCCAGCCGCTAGTGTTCCGTTTACGGTTGTGTTGCCTGACGTTAGAGTAGTCGTACCCAACGCACCAGTGATTGTAGTATTACCGGCCGACAACGTACCAGCAACACTTGTGTTACCAGTAGAAAGAGTTGTAGATTGTAAGCTACCAACAACGTTAGCAAATCCTGTAACCGTAGAGTTACCAGAAGCGAACGTAGTAGCCTGCAACGAGCCGACCACATTAGCAAAGCCTGTAACTGTTGTGTTACCAACTGCCAACGTGTTAGCAATAGTAGTAGCACCATTGACTGTCAATGTACCATGGACATCCACAGCACCAGCAATGCTTGCTGTCGAAGATACGTTAATAAATCCGGTCAGTGTAGTATTACCAGCTGCTAGGGTTGTGATTCCAGAAACAGCACCAGGGAAAGTAGTTGACCCGTTATTTGCAAATGTCGTGGAGTATGCACCCGCAACAAGTACAACGTTTGCACCAGAGCCAGTAATATCTCCAGTAACATTCAGTGTGTTAGCAATTGTTGTAGCGCCAGCAACTTGCAAAGTCGAAGTGACGTTTGCATAGCCAGTGATCGTTGTATTGCCTGCAGCAAGAGTAGTAATACCAGACAACGTACGATCGAATAGATTCAGACCGGTATTGTTGGCCTGAAGGATCAATGTTGTATTAGCGTAGAACTTGAAATTGCTATCAGCCAATGTAGCAGTACTGAACCACATTGCTTGGTTTTCAATACCGATCGCATAGTCTACTGCAGACGCAGACACGTTGTTCCACAAGATTGCCTTAGTACCAACGCTTCTTGTTGTAGTAGTCGGTGCACCGATGCCAGCTTGTTGGAAGTCGATCCACTTGCTAGTTGTGTTGGACAGGGTCAACTCACCAGCACTAATAGTAGTGTTACCAGCTACAGCTAGTGTATTTGCTAGAGTTGTTACACCCGATACGCTCAAACTGTTGACCACATTGGCAAAACCGGATATAGTCGTATTGCCGCTGCTCAAAGTATTAGATACAATTACTGATCCATTTACGGACAGTGTATCTCTTAATGTAACTGCTCCACCTACGATCGCAGATGACGATACATTAATAAAACCAGTGACGGTCGTATTACCTGTTGCTAGGCTACCAGAAATTGTCGAGTTGCCAGAAGCAAAAGTAACAGTTGTCAGGTTACCGACTACGTTAGCAAAACCGCTTACGGTTGTGTTACCAGTATCAAGAGTATTTGCAACTAATACAGAACCGTTAACAGTAACATTACCACGGGCAGTGATATTGCCACCAATATTAGCGGTCGATGTTACATTGATATAACCAGTTACGTCAACATTGCCGGACGCAACCACACCAGTCTGAATAGAACCAGACTTGGCTTGACCAGATACGTTACTGAAACCATTGACCGTTGTGTTACCGAATGTAACAGCAGAGGTAGTATCAACCGGTTGGCCAATCGAAATTGTTGGCGTTGTGTTCTCGCCACCATTATCGGTAATGTAAACACCAGTACCTGGATTGACGTTAGCAACATATGGACCAGTCGTATCGGAACCCAACTCAACGCTGTTAGGCTGAATTGTCGTAGCAATTGAGATGCTACCGTTGGACAGATTGGTTAGAGTCGCGTTTGCAGTACCAACGACATCACCAGACAACGTAACCACAATATTAGGGTCGCGGTTGATCGTAGTGACGTTGATATTGTTTGCTACGATTGTTGTCGAGTTAGCGAAGGTATTAGATGCTGAATTGCCGATCGTAATGTCGGTTGTGTTGATAACAACGTTTGCACCTACGGCAAGGTTGCTACCATTGGTCGACCATCTATCGTTAGACTCATCCCACAAGAACTGAACATTCGCAGAAGTACCGCGGTTGACGTCGATACCAGCATTCTCTGTTGGTGTGCCTACCACGTCTGCGTTCAGAGTGATGATGTTATCACCAACATTCAGAGTCGTTGTGTTGATGTATGTCGTTGTACCAGAAACGGTCAGGTTTCCAGACAATGTTAAGTTGTTACCAGCAATCGTGTCGGTAACAACAACATTACCTTGGACGTTTGCTATGCCAGTGATTGTCGTATTACCAACGGCTAAGGTGTTTGCAATTGTAACAGCACCATTGACAGCCAACTGGCCGCGAGCATTAATATCACCGCCAACGTTGGCGGTAGATGATACGTTAATGAATCCTGTTACAGTGGAGTTGCCAGTAGCAATTGTGTTGGCGACTGTTACTGCGCCATTTGCAATGATCTGACCACGGGCCGTAATGTCGCCACCAACATTTGCGGTCGATGTTACATTGATAAACCCAACAACAGTAGAGTTACCAGTACTGATAGTGTTAGATACACTGACGCTTCCGCCGACGCTCAGCGTGCCGCCAATATTAGCTGATGACGATACGTTCACGAATCCAGCAACTGTTGTGTTACCAGTTGCAAGAGTGTTTGCAACTAATACGGCACCGTTAACAGTTACGTCTGCACGAGCTGTAATATTACCACCAATATTAGCGGTCGATGTTACATTAATGTATCCGTCGATGTTTGTATTTCCAACATTCTGTGTTGTAGAGATCAAGTGACCCACAACACTAACATTGCCAGTAAACAACGTATCACCAGTGACGCCTACATTGTTAGCAATCGTCACAGTACCATTAGCTACCAATGGGCCATGGATGTTTGTGTTTCCGCGCAGATCAGTCAACTGAGCAACATCTAATGTGTTTGCTACTAGGTTGTTAGATTGAATTGTTTGCTGAACATTCAACGTACCTTGAACATTCGTATTTCCCACATTGAACGATATCGGGTCGCCAGTTAGCGTCTCAGCGCTAAGAGATGTGCCAGCATCGCTGATGACAGCATTACCGACGATCAATGTGTTGCCACTGAGCCACAACTCAGTAAAGCGCATCTCCGCTGTACCCAATGAGTATGCATTGTTAGCATCTGGTACAATGTTCTTTGTAGTGAGGGTGCCAGCGATTGTCGTATTGCTCAACACAGACAACGTGTTAGCAAAGTATACTGCACCATTAACCGTCAAGGTATCGTGCACCTCAGCAGTCGATGACACTACGATCGATCCAGTAACATTCGTGTTACCTACAGATATTGTGTTAGCAACAGTCAACGAACCATTGACGATGGCAGTACCGCGAATTTCTACGTTGCCTGCTAAGTTAGCAGTATGTGTAACGCGCAACGTACCATCAACGCCAGTGTTACCGAGGTCAGCACGACCGGCCACTTGCAGTGATTGTGATACGTTAGCGTATCCGTTGATTGTTGTGTTGCCAAAGGTGACAGCAGAATCAGTTTCAACTGGCTGACCAATGGAGAATGTAGGGTTGCTGTTTTCCCCACCAGTATTGGAGATGTGCACACCAACGCCGGCGAATACATTACCAACATAAGCACCGGTGGTATCTACACCAAGCTCAATACTGTTTTGTTGGTTGACGGTAGTAATATTAATTACACCGTTTGCTAAGTCTGTGAGAGTTGTGTTGCCTGTACCGACTACGTCGCCACTAAGATTGACAACAATCGTTGGGTTTCTATTGATTGCGCCAACAATGTTAGCTGTACCAGTAACAACCAAGTTGTTTGCTGTAGTCACTACACCATTAACGCTGAATCCTTGACCCACTGTCAGGTTATTAGCAACGATAACGTTGTTAGGAAGCGAAATGCTCCAATCAAAATCATTAGTTGCGTTCGATACAGCAATCTGGAAGGTGTTACCTACAATCGAAGTAGGTGTGCGGTTGATCCACGCTGCAACATGAGCATCATATACTATGATGTTCGCATTCGCTGTGCCAGAGAACGTCACGTCGATCATTTCGTCTAGTCGACGACCCGATCCAACAGCATTCTTTAGCGTTAGTGGTTGTGTTGGCGCTAGTGCACCATCGTTCTTTAAACGTACTTTGATCTTAGGGGATTGGAAAACAGTATTTGCCATCTATTTTATCTCGTAACTTGTGGGGTAACTGTGACTATTCCTTCCACAATTCGAGACACAACATTCGATGTGTTTGTCAGCTCGACATCATAAACATAACGACCGGCCTTTAATGCGGCGGTCTGGGTTGAAGTCAAACTCAGAATAACGATACCATCTAGCGGCGCTAGCGATACTGTAAATATGGTCGAGTTTGACGATGAATAGTGTTTTCTTAACTGCGCAGAGCCAGTATATCCAGACAGATTGATAGGCACGTCATTATCGTCGGTGACGTCGATAGTAGTGGAATACGTTGTTCCCTGATCAATGATGAGATTTGCTTTTATGGCCATGGTTTTATTCGCAATTTTGATATGTCTTGCTTATTTATAAGTTGTAAAGATCGCCTAGATACTATTATTAGATTATTGGAGCAGCAATGAGAGTGTGTATAACAGGATATGGATTAATCGATGCGTTAGGGAACAATCCCGACGATAACTTCGATAAAATGATCGATTCCAACACATATTACAGCTCAACATCGTTGCTAGTTCCAGGCTGCGCAATCGAGCGCTCATTGTTCCCTGCTCAAGGGACCGAGATCTTCCCGGAAAACACAGACCAAAGGTTCTTGCCAAGAACAATGCGGTACGGCGTGCACGCCGTTGACCAAGCAATTAGACACGCTAATGTACTCATCACCGATAATGTTGGTGTGTTTTTATCCTCGCTGACTGGAGGAAACGAGTACACATACGACATGATTTCTCGCGACCGTATCAGTCCCAAAAAAGGAATCAATAGCACGGCAGACGCACTATGTGGTTATGTATCTCTATACTATGGGTTTAGGGGGATCAATACCTGTATGTATTCAGCTTGTGCTACGGGCCTCGTGACGATAGACTTTGCAATGAAGTTTGTCGATCAATACGACTATGTTATTGCAGGAGGAGCGGACGCTGGTGTCAATTACATTGATATGTCGTTGTTCTCATCCTTCAAGGCGCTTTCGTCTCAATCCACACCATTCGACAAATCCCGTAAAGGTTTTGTGATGGGAGAGGGGGCAGGAGTTGTTATCCTGGAATCAGAAGCAAAGGCAAAAGCTCGTGGGGCTAAAATATACGGTTATGTGTATCCGGCTGGCCATGCGTCGGATGCATTTGATAGGACGCTACCAAGTGGTGAGGGGGCTAGAGAAGCCATGCGTCAGGCCATCAAATATGGCGGAATGCCAGAAGCAGTCAATGCTCATGGCACATCAACGCCCGGCGGAGACGAGGTAGAATACAATGCCATCGTTGACGTTGTGGGAGAAACTTTGGTATACTCAAACAAAGGTAAGATTGGCCATACGTTTGCTGCCGCCGGCGTCATTGAAACGATATACAGCATCATCTCGATGAATAGAGGCATAGTCCCACATACACAAGGGTGCATAGATTCCGATTTCAATATTGTACAGGCCCCCATTCACACAAACATCACCAAGACCCTAAACAACTCGTTTGGGTTTGGTGGTAAATGCGCTAGCATGATTATTGAGAAAGCATGAAATGATAAAATATTCCACACACAACGGAAAGACGATGGCGCTGATCCGCTCATCCGATAAAGTGTATATGGGTACAGGGCCGACTCAAACAGCCGCATTCGAAGATCTCATCAAACGATTGAACGAAGATAAGTTTGCTGCATACGACTTTTCATTGCCTACATCCGCCCACAATTCATCAGTGAGAACTAGAGTATGATGCACGAGTCTGTACAATTATTTGGCGAGTATCGGTATGATCCAATGGAGGTCAAGCACGACTGGGAGACAAAGATCCTCCCGCATGTTGCGCGCAATGGAATATTACAAGCATGCTTTGCTGAAAATCCAGAGTTTGAAGACTACACATACTTCCATCGGCCCATCATTAACCCTATACTAAACGGTACTGTGTTCGAGCGGGTGATTGAAGAGATGCCGTTCCTTATGAACCGATCTGTGTTCATTATATTACCAGCTGGCTTCTGCTTGCGTCATCACAACGATCCCGATAACAAGTATCATCTATCGGTGATTGAGAATCGTGGCAGTTTCTATTATGATTATGATAAGCAACGTGGGTATCATTTACCCGCAGATGGTAGAATTCGACAAATCAACTCAGCTGAAGCACACCACACTGCAGTCAACGGAGGCATCGAATCACGTACGCATTTTATTATGACTGAATATGCATGTGATAACTTAGCCCCGACAAAGACGTATGGTTTACGAGTAGAGTATGACTACACAAATAGTGATATACTAAGCCGTTTTGATGGAATACAAGATATAAGGTCAACAATCGAACAAAACTTTATGATGCCGTTTATGAACGAAGCGTTCTATAAAACAAAGAAGGTGTATGGGTGCAAAGGCAGCAACACGCCTTCTAGCAGAGTTTATGATTTTATGTGGACCGACAAGGATGCAATGATGGAGTGTGTCTCCGGAGATAACTACTGGAAGGCCAAAGAGAGTCTTCGCGAATTCGGCATTGAGCTGAACTATGAGGCGAACATATGATCCCAACATGGATACAAAAGATTATTCAGCAAACGATATTTTTTGCTAGCGCATTATACACGCTGTATAATATCGTAGTCGATCCACAATGGGTATACTTGGTGTGGTTCGTCGTTGGGATGATTGTGGTGGCAGGTGTTGTGTCTGCATATTATCACAGATTCGTCACTCATTATGCTTGGGAGTGTCCTAAGTGGGCAGAGGTAATGTTTCTCAGCCTTGGTGCTGCATTTGCCTTTACGCAAGTATTATCATGGGCTGCGACTCACAACAAACATCACCGATACGTCGACACAGATAAGGACCCACATGGACCTCACAAAGGTATCTGGGCCAACCTGATGATTGCATACTACGATTTCAACATGGCATATGCCAATAAAACAAATCTACGCAATCCGCTATACCAAGCACAGATGAAGTATTATCTTCCAATCGCTCTTGTAGGTTTTATTGTGATGTGTATATTGTTTGGTCCAATGTCTTGGACGATCATTAACACGTATGGGTTTCTTGGTCAAGCGTCTGTAAACTATCTCGGCCACAAGGACGGGAAGGCAATCAGCCGTCCATATCTTTCATGGCTACTTGCTGGAGAAACATACCACGACCATCATCACACACATCCACGAGACCCAGTGTTTGGTAAGTGGGATTTGGGAGCAGCGATAGTAAGGCTTCTCGATAAGAAGGTCAGATAGCCTTAGATGGCTGGGTGAACTTTGATAGGTCACCCTTGTATATGATGTGCTTCCAACTTTGTGGATTTGTTTCCTTCTTGCCCACAAAGTATAGTCGGTCATCGGACACATTCCATTTCACTCTTGCGAATTTATTCATCAAAGACACAATTGTAGTATCATTGGGTGCTCGTGAGTAAAAATAGAAGTTGTAAGGCCCCACCCCTGCTGATGGTAAGACGTCCTCAACAAAGTTTGCAATGATGCTATGTGAGGTGTAGGTCACTCCAATTGCTGTATCTGTTGGTAATAGATATCGGCCGATGCCGGCAGCTGATCTGAATTGTGGAATCGTATACAGCTTAGTGTATACCCTTAACACATCGGGAGCATATCGTCCTCCATTGCACATAAGGAAAAATCCATATGGGATATCATTGTATGACATTACGACACTATACTCATACTTCCCCCCAAGCTCGAGCCGTGAATACTCAGTAGCTCCCTCAGCAGCTGCACCTTCCATTAAGAATTGGAAGTCGCTGGTCATACTATCAGATATAGTAGCGGTGACCGATCCCACCGTATGTGTATAAATCACAACTCTTCCCTCAACCACTCAGTGTAGTTCTTTTGAGGTGTGATAGTGCCATCGATCAGCCAAAAATGCATCAGCTTGCCACTACATTTTTTATAGCATGGCTTGTTTAGTACATTTTCCGGGGTGTCCCATGATGCCTTGATATTATGGAACAATGGGGTAGTAATTGCCTGTTTGACAGGAGTGCTTTCGAGGTTTGGCGTATGGCACCCATCAACTGCATGACGGAAGTCGCTATTCGTCTCATATCCAGACCCATACCAACAACATGGTAAGACTCGACCTCTAGCATCCACATATATCTCTTTTCTCTTCTCAGCCGTACACACAGGCTTGTCTAAGTTTGCTAGTAGCTCCGTGACGTTAAACTCAGAGGACGTTGCTGGGTATATCTGTTTAGTCAGACCGGTCTTAGAATCTTTGTATGAGAATGGGTGTAGCTTGTGTTCAAATCTCGAACTGATCTTGACTGCAAATTTAAAGAATCCCATCTGCTTCGATAATGCTTCTGCCTCTTCGACTTGATGTTCGTTATGCATGAATGGAATAAATGCCCACACCACTTGCGCCCCTGTCGATATGGCGGCTTTTGCGTTCTTCATCACGTTCGAGAAGCTCACGTCTGCCCTGTAGATATGGTTTGTATCTTCCATACCATCGATATGAAAGATTATGTAACTCTCACGCTTGCCGATGTAAAATGCACCGAGCTGTTTCCAGAATGTCGTTGTTCTGATTCCACCATTTGTGTCGAAGGATAAGTTAATGTCTGGATTGCAATCGACAATATACTGATGTATTGCGATGCAGTCTTTAGCCATGGCAGGATCGCCAAAGTTTCCACAGAACTTAATCTTCTTCAGCCCACGTATGAACTCACCATCAAAATATTGCTTAAATTGCTGTAGGGTGATCTCGACCTGGTTATCTTCAACCAGCGGGTTGTTGGTTCGTGAGCATTGGGGACATCTAGCGTTACATTTATTTGTAAGCTCGATGTGCATTGATTCTAATCCATCGCGATAAATATACATACATTCCTCAAAACATTATAATATGAACAATTGCTATGTCTGCCTGAAGTGGGGCCAGAAATATTCGGCCGAGTATGTCAACAAATTAGCTTCGATGCTTCGGCGTTGGGGTAACCCCCTCACCCCTATTTATTGCTACACAGATGACCCTACCGGGATCGATCAATCCATCCACATCATACCAATCGAGTCTGCTGACGAATTTGAAACGTGGTGGTTCAAAATTCCATTACTTGTTCACCCCAGATTACAACAACATGATGTTAAGATGTTGTTCGATCTTGATGTTATAATTCACGGCGAGATCGATCGTCTATTCGAATTAGCTTCAGACAACCTTACTGTATGCATGGCGTATTGGAAAGATCCTATCATTCTATCCGACTGGCAAGAACGCAACACGATGTACAACTCCAGTATTATGATCTGGAAAGATGCCTCTGAGATTTACGATTACTTCATACAAGATCCTGAGAAGCACATGGCGACATATAAAGGCGTCGACCGTTTCTTATGGCACGAGAAGATGAAAGTGGATACTTTACCCCGCGGCGTAGTATACTCGTACCGTCGTGGCGCCGACTTATGTGATTCGGTCAAATTTAAACATCGCCCACTATATGACGTTTGTATATTTCACGGATATCCTAAGCAGACTGATGTGCCTGATGATATATTGGTGAAAGAATATTGGGTATGAGTTACAACTATATTGTTGATTGGTCTAAAGCCAGCACCAAAAATATTACATTCATATTCAACAAGTACATCGTCAGTCCAGCCCGCACTATGGAGATTGGTGTGTTTGAGGGGCGTACTACATTCTGGATGCTAGACACTTACACGTCGATACAATCGCACATTGCAATCGACCCCTTCCGTGGAAACTATGAAGTCGACGATACAATACTCGACATGGTTAAAGATAGGTTCCTTGAAAATCTCAATCAATGTAATCACAAAAATAAAGTAAGGTTTTACGAGTGTAGATCTGTAGATGTGTTGTGTGATATTAAAGACACATTCGACTTCATATACATCGATGGCGATCACACATCAAGCTCTGTACTAGAGGATGTGGTCAGAGCGTTTCAGATGATCCGTTCAGGGGGTGTGTTGCTACTCGATGATGCAACGCGTTGGAAATATACAAAACATGCTTCTAAGGAAAAGTCTGGCGATCCCTCATTATCACCAAGATTAGCAATCGATGCGTTCATCCACTGCAACTGGGGTAGGATAGAGGTTCTCGATATTCCTGATTCATCGCAGATTGCAATACTAAAACTATGATTCCAGTATACACAGTCTGTACGGGGCCAAACTACACTCCACAACACGTCGAGAGATTTCACCGACAGCTGCAGGACCACGTAGACTTACCTCTACAGGTTCATTGCTACACCACATACGACAAGGCCGCATTCGACAAACACATCGAAGTGATACCTATAAGCAACGACGATGGAAGAAGGCAGTGGCATAAGGTCGACTTCTTTAATATGGCCCCAAAGGGCCAGGTATGTTTCGTGTCTGATTTAGATTGGACGTTCGTTGGTGACGTCACAGATATATTCAATGCGCCCGTCAACAACAATGAGCTAGTTGCTCCATATCGGTGGTGGACCAGATACAAAGGTAAGGGGTTTACTATTAACGGAGGCCTCTACAAGTTCATTGGTGGTGACCATACGTGTATTCCAGATGTATTCCACGATAACCCATCCTACTGGATGAGAAGATACATCCTCGATCTGCAAGTGGCTCATCCACCCGTTAATGGAGAGCAGAATTTCGTCGATGAGACGATCAGGAATAATGGAGGCATCATTAAGTATTTTGAGCCACATGACGCCTTTGCTCGCAAACCAGCCGACTTCGAACATGCGGTTGAGTATAATTCATTATACCAGTTGGAGTTTGGAGAAGATTGGTTGTGGATGGGTAATGAATTCAATCCACAGGTGCGGATGATTCAATCAATCATCTAAAGAATTTTGCAGCCGCATCATCATTGTGTGGGTCTCTCCCGAATACATCAGATACTGCTGTAACATCGATGCCCAACTCCTCAGCCATATCGGCCCATAGAGTAGGGTGAATGATGTAAGCCCAATTTAGTCGATTGCACTTCGTGTGCGCTGCGTGCCAAAGTGGTTTGCCATCTACAATATCATAGTACCCAGCTTTACAGCTCCACCCCTTACGGTCTGGCATGATTACCAACTCACCTGTCTGTGGGTGAATGTATCTAAAGTCTCCATCACCTGTCTCGCTGTAGGTGAACAGAATATTGTATCCAGGAGCGTTTGCATTATTATGCCATCCTATGTATCCCCCTGGCGGATAGTACATCTTGAGGGCGTTGTTGCGGCTACCTGTAAAATTCATTAGTGCTTTGTCTAGCTTTTGCACTCGGTCGAAATATACGGCCGTATCATACACACCAACGTTTTTAAAATCAGCACCATAGCACTCTTCTGGAAACCCCACATTGTCGGGGCGGCTCTTCATTAGTTCTAGGTATTCATTGCTGACGGCATACTCTGTGTCAAGCTTCTTTGGCTGCAGCTCCACTGTACTCTCAATCGACTGAGCAAAGAACCAATCGCTAAAATCATTCAGTTGATCCAGCAACTCCGATGGAATCTTATTAGCAAAAATCATTATATCTTTATTGTGTAGTGTTCAATTATTGGATCTGTCCCGTTAAGCTCGCTGCGTAGGTATCCTGTAACAAAATTCCACCTAGCGTCGTTCTCGAAGAAGCCTAACGATAGGTTGTGGTTGGTATGTGTAGCAAGATAGAACAGGTAGAACTGATCCCATTCCTTCATCTTATCTGGATATTCGGGGTATGTTTTGTTGAATATCTCAGCGCTTCTGGTATTCAACCACAGATCCCACCATCGTTCCATAAATGCAATGGTGTCCGGCTTATTATTGTATACGAACACTCCCCCATGTCGGACATACTCAGGATGATCGAGGTACCCTTTTGGATTCGAATTGTATCTGCGAATCTTGGTGAAGATGATATCGTCATTACCAAGCTGATCGAATATATTGACAATCTCTGGCGATACCACTACTGTATCTGCGTCCAAGTATGCTGTGATATCATATGGCGTCTTCCCCAGCGCCCACAATTTAGCTCGACGATCGCTCGGTACCCCATCGGTAATGACTTGATCTGCAGAACTCAAATCAACTCCATCCAACAGATCTGGCGTCGTGTATATGGTTATGTTTGCTTCAGGCCAATAATCACGAATAGAGTCAGCAAGGTTTGCTGCTGACAGCACGTACTTCCTATGTACTGTTGCTATTATTACAAACCCATTATTCTGCATCACTCAACGTAGCACTCGGTTCACCGTTCTTAATAATCAAAGCCGCAACAACTGCAACAACCTCAACAGTTGTGGTAGCCTTACGTATCATTGCCTTCCACTCCTTTGGAGCTGCTTGAACGAGTGGATGTTCGAATGCTTCAATCTTAGCATTGAACAGAGTGTTAGATTTTTTCTGCTCAGTTCTCTCTGTGTTCTGTGCAATTGATTTCTCTCTTGCAGCAGCTTGTTCAGCTCGAACCTCTTCTGTGTTCGTGTCGACTTCCTCTATCGAACTGAACGTTGAGAATGTAGTATAATCGTCATTGGTGTCATCGACAGGAAACGATACGACATTGGCGCTGCCATCATCATACACGAATCGTGCAATAATTCTATCTTTTGTCGAGATGTCCTGCCAAATTGGCTTCTCGACGGCTTGTATTGTTTTCATTTATTAACTCCTACGTACCCACAGCCGTGCTGTAGTACCTAATGATTCCGTTGTGCCTGCGACTGTTAATCCAACATAATTGCCAGTATAATACCCTGTGTAGTACCCAGTATAATAACCAGTGTAATATCCGGTAGAGTTCACACCCCTACCACCATACCATGTGGTATATGTGCCAGAGTATGTCCCAGTATATCCACCTACGTATGTGCCAGAGTATGCTCCAGTATAACCAACATTGGTTGTACTTTGACGATCATCAACATACGATGCACCCATCTGTGCCCAGCTACCAGTACTAGGTGTAGATGCTTGCACTGCATATGTCCCACGACCAGTACTTATTATACGATTACGTAAACGTTGAGCCAACAGTCTGATGGTCGTTTGGTCAATCTCTCTGAGCGAGCTACTACCATTCCATTTGATAGGGTATAGGTTGGCTGGAGCTGGGAGGTTTGTTAATTGCCACACATACGTACTACCAAGGTTAGATCCGGTATATGAGTAGTTGGTTATTGCAAATGCCTGCGTCCATGTAGCGCCTGCTACGTGGGTTGGCGTAGTTGAGCTGATATAATATGACCCAAGTCCCCCGTTGGTCATTATATTGATTGTAGGATCAATAATATATGTATTGATATCGCTATCCGACATTGACTCGATGAACGTCGACGTCCATCCAACCGGCCGGACAAATGTTTCCGTCACAGACCCAGTCAGCTGCGCGACTGTTACTGTAGTCGAAGTCATGTTTGCTGCTGTTCCGTCGTGAGTGCCTGGAGGAGATACCCGATATGTATCGACGAAGCTTCCGATGTTTGTTGCACCAGCCTGAGGGCTCACTAGACTACCAACACTTGGCGTACTAGCGAATGCTTTGAGGACATGGTATCCTATTGAGTCGTAGATTTCGGCATCCGACATTTCCTTTAACGAAATGTTGCCGCTACCATAACTCAGAATTTTAAGAGGTCTTCCCATTGCTCACCAATCACATTGTGAACAGCTGAGTGCCATTCACATCATATATTTTCAGAATTGGGCGGCTATCATATGCAACCTTGAAAGCAGCAACGTTGACGCCATCGATGCCAGTGTTGCCGATAGTAACAATGCCACTAGCAATCACGTGCCCGTTGACCTGTAAGTTAGCAGTTGCAATAATAAACTTTGTACCATCATAGCTCATTGTGCGTAGGCCAGTATTGCCAAAGTACAATGTACCCGTTGTTGGGCTATCCGATTTTGTAATGTATACGTTGCTAGCTAGTGTGGTGTTACCTGAAATGTCTAAGCTACCACCAACATATAATGCTGCTGATACATTAGCGCCGCCAGATACAGTTAATGCAGCATCAGCTGATGTTGTGTTAATACCAACACGTCCAGTTGCTATCACCGTCAAGGATGTTCCCTTAACATATAGGTTTGCAGCTACGTTTGCAGTAGTGCCACCAATCGTGATAGCATTGGAGTTGATAATTGCAGTCGTGGACTGCAAGTTTAGATATGTTGTAGCAGCACTAACGTTTGCGCCAGTGAAGTGTACATTAGATGTCACTGCCAAATTGGCAGATGATGTTACACCTCCACCACGAAGGCCGTCTGTAGCTACTAATGTAGTGGCTGCAAATATACCAGCAAGATTGACGTTCGCGCTGTTCTGTCCTCCAACAGTATTAGCTGCCGATGTTAGAACAACAGTAGACATCGCATCTGCGATCTGATTAGTCTTGTCCACCCACGACTGGAACGTGTCGGACGTAGGGGTTACGTTAGCTATTAGTAGAGGCATGTTTAATCAATTGTCCTAATAATTGTTTGATTTCGCTGATGTCCGACTTCAATTCGTTGACCTCAGCCGCAAGAGAGTCCACAGTACGGGACTTCTCTCGCTGCTGCTTGTAGAGCATGTATGCGGTAGTGTTAGTATTTATTACCGCATGATTCTCTGTATCACGAGCAAAGTTTGCGTCTGTTGTCTGCACAATCATACCGATACTGCAAGTGCTCGAACATCGTTAACCGTAGGTACCAAGTAGCTGTATGGCGATCTCAATACAATCTTGATTGCCAGATACTTGTACGTATCATATGCAGCTCCGGTAGGGCTATGGTAACGTACGATGTTGTTATTACGACAATACTTGAAAGCTGCCTTAGGTTGTGTTACCTTTTCGACAGTACATCCAGTGGAAGTAAATGACGCTGCAGTAGCTGTAGTGATCTGTGATGCACCTGTGTTAATGTTAGTAACACGTAGCATGTCATAGTCAGTCAATCTGTTGGATCTAACGACTTTGATGAAGTCTCCGACCACGAGATTGCTCGTGATTGACGCATCAGCACCAGTAATGATCGTATTGCCTGACTGCGTAGTTACCAAACTAGTTGAGATAACAATTGCAGGAGGAGTGACTGGGAAAGTATACTCATACTCTCTGTAGTCTTGATCATTCAACGAATCACTGAATGTGAAATCGGATGTAGTTTGCTCAAGTAATGTCCAATCCTTATCTTCAAACAATTCACCGTCACTAAAGTTCAAGATCTTAGCATATACGTCAACGTTCGTTCCAGCTGGTTTGTATGCTGTTGTGAACACTTTAACGTCTTCAGCATCCATTCCTTCTGTCAAAGACAAACGCTTCGAGATATACTTACTTGTGGCACTACCATATCGAGTAGTTTCACCATCAAGTGTGTCGTTGATCAAGTTGCGTGTAGTGATCACGCTGATTGGATTTACGTCCAATACAGGCGATGTACTATTTGCAGATGAGCTGAAACTCATCGACACGCTGAATGACTTGTTGACAACGGAACCAGTAATTTCGTTACTACGGCTCTTGATCACTGCATTATCGTTGAATGTTAGCTTGTTCAACATTCCCATCTCATACAACTTAGTATCAGATGTGCCTGCATTTTGCAGTGTGAATGTAGACGTCAACGACAACGATGTGCCAGGTGTCACGATCGTGCTGAAGAACGGCTTGAAGAAGTTGACGCTAATATCATCAACGCTAACAACGTCAGCAGTCGCTTGTGATGTATCGCCGATAAGTGTACCACGGTATGTGTTGTTAGCGGCAAATATCTTAAACGTGCTATTAGACGATGAAGAGTTGTTGATGAAGATAGTGTTGTTACTATAATCATACGTATCTACAGTTCCAGCGATAACCTTCTGGATTGTTGCTTGTACTGTAGATGATGTATTTGCGGCTGCGACCTTATCGAGTACCAGAGCAGATGAGTTTGCAGATACAACCTTCGCAACTTGGAACAATGGCGATAATCTAAAGCATTGTGTGCTTGTAGTGTTGCCAGTGATCGGAGCGTCGATCGTTAGTGCGGAACTATTCGCTACAGCAATTACTTGACGGATTTCACCAGCCGAGGTATTACCGAACTTGATGAAGTTACCAGCACTGAAGCTAGTGTCAAACTCAGTAGTCTCGCCAGCAGCATTAGACACAGCAGTTGCTGTTAGAGATACGCTACCAGTAGCCAAAGTTTGGCTTGTACCGTAGATAACCAACACATTATCGCCTGTAGCCAACGATGAAGAAATGTCACTACCTGTGAACAACACATTGTTAGACGTCGATGACGTTAGGGTAGTGTTGAGGTAGTTATTTGGATGCAATTGAGCAATTGCTTCGCCGCCTCTAACAGAACCGAGTGCGTTATTCACTGTTAGGAACTCATAGTCTCCGTTATTGAGAACTGCAGTACCGCTGCTAGCTGTAAATTTAGCGCGCTTCAATGTAAACTTCAGATCTTCGTCCTGCACAGGAGTCCATATAGCGCCAGAGGTGGAGTAGAACAACGTTCCGAGACCCCAGTTCTGGTTCACCAATAGGCTACTGTTTGTGATGTCTCTATATCCCACACGTGCAGTGAATACACGATACTCTGGAGTATTTGCGTCTGGATACAACACGATAGCATAATCGTTACCAGCTCTTAGGTATACAGGAGTCTCGAATGTGAATGTAGTAGCAGCTGTAGCGTTATTGCTGACGCTGACCTGACTGCTTGGCTTATACACTCGTGAGAACGGGACGATAACAGATGCTGGAGCACCGTTGACTGTCTCACGAATCTCAATTGTAACGCCTTGCGATGGGTCTTTTCTCTTGAAGAAAACATCAAGACTTGTAACAAACACACCATCCGTCTGATCACCAGTAGACTGAACCTTGAAGGTTTGAGCCAGCGGATCTGGGTTTGGAAGTTGAACAGTAAAGTCTGTGTGGTCGTTACGGTAGTAAGTCGCAGACAAATAGTTTGTAGCTGAGAATCCTTGACCTCCAGCAACGTCGATGGTCTTTGTCGATATAGACAAGTTGGTTCTGTTACCAGCAAATGCATATGCTGTAAACTTACCAAAACCACGAGATGTTGCGGTTGCTTCGGATGCAACGTTATCTACGTCCATCAATACAACGGAGCGTTCGCCTACAAAGTAGGTCGTTTTAGGGATATCGATATATCCAGCAACCACACCAGAGCTGTTAGCAATCAGCGGAGCTCCAATAGCTCCTGCTGTCACGAAAGCTGATGGAGTCAATGTCGTCAACGTCAAGTCAACGGACGCTGGAGCTGATCTATCAGAGATAGCTACACCATCAAAATATGCATAGTGACGTGCCCCTGGACGTAAGCCAGTAGATACGAAGTATACACGTTGATCGCGAATGTATTGTTGCAACTCTAAGCTACTCAGAATGTTAACTGTGGTAGCATTAGATGTCGTAGTACCGCCACCAGACAATGTTACCTTAGTATCATTGAGCGCAGTATTAACGTCTTGTCTCCAATCTTGTGTCAGCCCTGATTGGCTGATCAAATATGCAGAGCCTGTGTTAACAGATCCAAGAACGTTGGTATTGACTTTCAGCTCAGACAATGCAGCAGACGTTGCACGTGCCAAGTTATTAATTGGCGATGCGAGGTCAATAACAACCGACACAGATGTGTTAGCGATGTCATAGTAGCTATCGAATGAAGGAACAGTAGTCAAGTTACCAACATATCTCCAGTACTGGTCAACCAACGTACGATCCATTGTCGCAGACGGTTGTTGCAGCATGATATTGTTTGCTGTATGATCTAACAAGACGTGATCGCCGTGCTTGCTGACATTGGAGCTTGTTGTTGGGTTGAACTTCAAGTCAACACGAGCGTCAGAGAAGTATGGGCGAGCGATGCCGCTTACCGTGTCGATCAACACCTTATACTCTGGATCGTGCAGATTGGATACGTTATAGTCGGTCATAGGATCGACGAAGAATCCATTCTTGAAACGCTCAATTGAAGTATTAGCTTCGCCAGGCAACACCATCTGTTTAGTGTTGGTTTCGAGTGTGTTCAGCAATGTGTAGTATTCGAGGCGGCTGATACGTCCTTCGATGTCGGAGATATCCTTCATCGTGTAGCGACGGTTCTGTTGCGGTGAAACATACACGCCCAAATCTGGACGGCCACTATCAGCAGCTTCTTTAGCTGATAGGCTTGGGTATGGAGGGATATTAACCACACCAATAGTCATACAACCTTCTGGTTCCACTGGAACAGATGGTGCATTCGATGGAGCGCCCTCAACGATACGTACGCGGCCCACCTTATCGATGATAATACGGTCACGACGAGCCAGATATGATGTCACAGAACCTGTGAACGATCTGATCGGAGATGGGAACAACTTATCAGTAGCTGCAAATGCAACTGTGTCGCTTGGGTTGATAGTAGCGCCAGCTGATGTTGTTGCTAAGTTAGCTGTAGGTGTACAGATTGGGCGGAAATCGATCACATTACGGAGATCGTAAGCCTTACCAGTCTTAGGCGACACATACACAGGAATATCTTGCGTACGAATCTTGTTGCCTGGCAATGGTTCCGATACATCATCGATTGAGCTAAAATACGACTCAGTAGAGATATAGCTACCAGTACCGTGTGTCAGTGCTTTAACGAGCACAGTTAGGTTCTTGTTGGCTAGAGATAATGATGTGCCTGGCTTAATCTTCAACGAAGCAAGGCCATAGAAGTTGTCAGTCTGTCCGCTATCAATCGTGAAGCTGTCGCGGTAGTTTACTGGACTTGCGTCAGTATTAGCATATGATGTTCCTGTACCCAAGTACACAGCCTCAAGGTCGATTACGTCAGGAATTCCGAGACACCATGGTCCGTTGCTGGTAGTGCCTGTTGCTGTATTAGAGATTTTAACATAATATTGATTAGCACTCTTCACTCGTACGGCTGGAGAATCATATTCCGCATCGTGGTATACTGTCACAGGATCGGATGTAGCCGCGAGGAGATGTCCTAATGTTAGTGTAACAGTGCTTCTCGATGAGTCGATAGCGATTGTTCGGCCAGTAGCAGAAAAATCAATAGGCACGTTAGCTGGATATGTTGTATAGTGAGCATTTCCGGCGTTCCATGTCGCACCCCATGCTGGAGTAATATCCATGGAGGTATTAGACGTGATACGAGTAATCAAAGCAGTGTTGCTACCGACTTTGATGTACTGCCCAACAGCATAATCAGTCTGGAATGTAGTGCCAGTACCTGTAACATATGTTTGTGCAGTGTTTGCAACTACCGTACCAGCATTATTCGACGACTTAGTCATCGTCGACGAAGGAACAACAATGAAGTCCTTCTCTTGTACAGTTGATAGCGTAGAGCTAGCTTGGTATGGGAACTTGACGCCACTACCAAGGGAGAAACTCAACACACCACCACTAGTGAACGCACCTGTGTTGTTTGATGTACGAGTGATGACAATCTCGTTGTCCAATTCACGCACAGCAAAGGTACCAGTATCGAATACTAGTTTATCGAAGTCTGTGTCATATTGTACAGCGTATCCTAGAGCAGTGTCCCAGATAATATCAGCTATACCAGAACTACCATTCATAATGGTACGCACATCCTTGAATGTAAATCCTGACGACATCTTTACGTCGAACAGATATACACGGTAGACGCAATCTGCAGAGCCAGGTATGCCTGAATCATATGCGATCGATCTCACGCGCGCTGTACCAATTTGCACCCCTCCGGACGGAGCTTGGATACCTGTACCGGTAGTAATTGCACGGCTACCATATGGGTTGGTTGCGTCGTTGTAGAGCGCGATAGTGCCAGCTTGTTTAATATCGAAGTTACCCATCAACTCTTTAACGTTGATGTAACCTCCATAGTTGGTCGTGATAGTTTGTGTTGTGTCCGTGATGGTGTCATCAGATTTGCGGATTGGGTGTCTTGTATTGTTTAGAATTTCAACACGGCTACCCTCAACATATCCAACACCAGCACCTACTACCATGTTCAGATGGCTTGTATTCCCTGTCTTAGCTTCAGAATACAACGTAAACGGATTAACAACGTAGTTGCCCGACTCTTCGTATGTACGACGTGCCAATTCCTTGTTTACAGAATTGAACTGTGTAAATGTACGGTCCTTAACGACGCGTCCATCTTGATATTCATACAACACCAAGAATTCATTATTTGCTGCCGCGGCAGTTGTGCTCATAGTGACCAAGTTGGCAGTCAACTTGAGACGGTCAGCTCCTGGAGCTGTGTAATTAGTAGTTCCGCCTGCATTATCCAACAACGTCTGGTCGGAGTTACTGTTAACAACCGCTTCGCTAGTTACAAAACCAGCAACGACGTTATTAGGGGTAGTGTTGTATTTGGACAAGATTGTCTCATGCGCACCAACACGGATAAAGTGGCCCTTCTGATAGATTACACCATCAGAGGTCTTGATAGCAGTACCACGACCAACAGCATTAGCATAAATCGAGTTGGCGACTTGCACTTGTGCTAGGTAGTTCACCACACTCAAAGAAGCTCCACTACCGTTATTCGAAGTAATGGCAATGTCGGGGATCGTAATATAACCAGATCCACGTTCGACGACGGCAACGCTACGAATAGTACCGTTTGCGTATGTTGTCAATTGCGCACTAGCGCCAGAACCTGTGTTGCTTACAAATCCTACAATATCGCTATTGGAGTATAGAGTACCACCATCAACGACCTGGATAGATTCGACGCGGTAATCGCGGTGGTATGATGTCAACACGGAGTTGTTTTCATACGTCTTCTCACCATTGATACCAGTATTCAGATACTTCAAATATAATGTATTAAGGTCTGGATCAAGCTGCTGACCGCCCTGTGCGTAGTTCACAGTCAGTGAGTGCAGGTTACTAGTGGACTCCACTAGGTACGTATTAACTAAACCAGAGATAGAGTAGTTATCGCCACTAGGTTGCAAATCGAATAGTTTGACGTAGCTATACTCAGTATCTGTAATCAAGGAACAACCCTTGATGATTGTTCCTGTCTGGTAAATGTTATCACCGAATCGCTCAATCTGCGACTGCAAGATGGTTTGCAGTTGAGTCAACTCACGAGCCTGTACAGCCACCGAGGGCTTGAACAACACTCTGTGGAAATTTTTCGTTTCGTCGTAATCGTCGAAATATGGCGACTGTCTTAGGGTCGTTGCCTGTTTGTCTAATGGCATGTAGCTCTTCCTTAGAATTCTATAATAGCTTTGATTGATTCTGTTTGACCTGATGACTTATTTATCGGCGAAAAATTCTCCATATAGAAAATATCACCAGTTCCGTATATAATATCAGGAGGTATTACGGAATCGACAGGAGCAGAAGCCCCCGAAGTCAAGCTAGCTACTGTGGTACCCACAGTTCCTCTAACTTCAGTTAACCACACTTGGGATGTGTTAGCAAAATATACAACAGCATTGGATGTTGCAACGTTACCCGTCATTGTAACAGTCTCATTAGGTACGAACGCACCTGTAAGACTCGATATATTAACTTTAGTGAGTTGACATGCATATGATACGTTTGCTACCAGATTAGCACTACCGTTGTTTCTCACAGCAAGTACTTCTGCAGTCACACTAGAATTACCACCGACGATATAATTCACCGAGGAGTTACCAGTGCGGAAGTGTCGTGATACGTTAGTCAGAGTGATGGTATTAGCAGAGTAGGTTACAACCTTACCGACAGCATTTGTGGTTGGCTGAGTGATGGTCTCACCAACGATAAAGGTACCGGTAGCACTAGTATAGGACAACTCGATGTTGGCCATTAGTGGATTGGATATAATACCAATCGAACGGAACTTGCTTGTGTCGAGTACCTTGTTGTTTGCCTCTACGTCAGCTGTACTAAATGTGGTAGTGATACACAAATACCTACCACCAAGCTCGTTAATGGGATCTGATCCATGGCCACCCTTAGGACCAATGATAGCTTCTACAGCGGCAGAGTTTGTAACACCGCCTGTGTTACCTGCAACGTATAGGGATCCGTGAGTATACCCAACGCCTCTATTGGTAATCTCTACCTTATACACAGAGTTTGAAGCAGCTGTATTAATTAATGCGCGCGCTTGGAAATCGCTACCACTACCAACTGCTATCACGTTTGGTGTGATTTCGTATGTGGATGAGGTATCTGGGGACGTATCAAACGGCTGGTCTAATACAATAGTTCTGGTGGATCCTGACACCAGATATCCTGCAACCGTACGTTGCTGACCGGCGCCTGTCCCTGTAGTGAGCTTGAACGCTGACCCAGTATAGAAGTTAGCATTTGAGGATGCTGAAGATTCGATGATGTGCACTAGAGCATTACCACCAACAGACGTTGCCTGAATGGTGCCGTTTGCGTTTGCGTCGTAATTTGATCCACCATACGTTACTTGAACATAATCGATCGATCCAGGCTGGGCGGCGGCCACGACTGCGGCGTTTGCAAAAACTGGGATATAATCTTTAGATGCAAATTTTGTAAATACTGCGTTAGGTACAGTGTACATGAATTTCCACTGGTACCCATCCGACGTCTCATATACATCATCGGAAGGGGATGTTGCAGTAGCGTCCGGTGGAACGGTAGACAATACGCCGTTGTTACTTAAACACTTAAACACATCATACCCACTACCGGAGTTGACGGACACATAAAAGTTGTTTCCATACAGCGAGCCAGAATCTTGACGATATGCCTTATACCCTACCCCAGCTTGCCAGTCAATGCGTGGAATCATAGGAGACATATCAGTAGTCTTGATGGACTTAGCAACGATCATCGAATCATATGCTCCTGTATATGTCTCCGATATACGATCGGTAGGCACAGGAGGATTGAGGTCGTCTGGGAATTCTTGCGACTTCCCAAGGAACATGTAGAATATTGGATTGGTAGTTATAATTCTACCAACAACCGCTGTTCTAAATTTTGTAGTGAATATTTTTGACATGCTTATATAAACAAAAGGTTTGTACTGGAGATCGTACCGGTAGCTGTTGAGTTTGCTCCTGTTACTACTCCCGCTGCAATAAACGATCCTGTAGTGTCAACTAGCTGCAATGTATTTAGCGACGCATTAAACGATATAACACGACCGTTTGCAGTATTGGCGGCCTGCGAAACTACTTCGTTGTTTGCAAACGTGCCCGATACACCCGTTAGTGTTAGTGTTGTGATACGATTGTATGTGGCATTAGCGGCTGCTACAGGCTTACTAGACGTAGAAACGTTGACATATTTGCTAAACATCTTTGTGCCGACGACGTGCGCTAGACTCTTGACTGCTGACTCATATTTGTCTTTATCAAGACCAGTCTGGATCTCATATGAGTATTCTTGATAATATTCATTGTCTTGAATTCGTTTAGTACTATCGAGTGTGCCACGATCCCCTCTCCAATATCCTTGTGAGGTACCATAAGTCTCAACACGAGCAATACCGGCAGCGGTAATCTGATTGCCTGGTGCCGACACAATTACCGGTTCACCTTCCTCATATAGGAACCCTGAGTCTAACACTTCGAGTGTATTAATTCGACCGTCGGAGATGCCTGCTTCTGGATCGACGAAAGCATTATTGCCGAGTACCCCAGAGGAAGAATCTTCCTGGAGCGTGATCACAGTAGATGTTGTACCTGTTTCAGATCCATAAAGCTGCAGATCTCTGACGAAGTCTGTGAACGTGGTTCGTTGAATGTCGATTTGATTTTCAAAAGTACCTCGAACAATGCCCGCTGCAACGATATTCGTATTAGTGATACCGACCGACACCACATTAGCAGTACTTCCGGATACCAAACCTACGATCGTGTTTGAGGCGTCAAATGTGTTCGCTGTGTTCGCAACAAATATTCGTATTGATCCATTCGCACCCACAACAGATGTTGTGTATAGGTCACCAAATGTAGTGTGCCCATCTGCACGCACTTGTTTGATAGTTTCTCTACTGCTAAAATTGAACGTATTGCTTGCATTAGTAATACCAACGTTGGCAAGCGGTAGGCTAATTGTTTGAGTTACAGTCTCGCCGATACCGTATGATCCCACTCTATTAATTACGCCTGCTGTCAGTCGGCTACGTTTACCATACGATGCCACAACCTGCTCAATCTCCACAACAAACGGCTTAGCTGTGTTGTCGAAACCAGGGTTACGTTCAGTCAACGACAAAATCGTACCAATTGTATATGGGTTTTTAGTGAACGCAGACGCAAGTACGGATGATAGGTTTGCCGAAGCATTAGCTGAAAACCCATACGTAGGATCGTCGAGATTGACTGATAGGAAGCTCACGTTGGATGAATTATTAGCATTCAACATATCCGCACCAAGGTACACAACTTCCGTGTTTGCAATAGCACCGATCTTAAATTGTCCCGGATATCCACTACTTGTTACGGTAATATCAGCCGTCGCTCCAGTGGTAGGAGAGTATACGCGCGCAAACGATCCGCCACGGAAATTGTTAGTTATGTTGAATACCCCAACAGCTCCAGTATTGGATCCAACGACGTTAGCTGAAGCCGTCTCGTCGGTTGCTCCCGTTACATACGCTCCCTGATCAGTCTCACCAATCACGATTCGAGTAACATTACTATCTGTAAAATTGGTGTTGTCAGATACGCGTGTGTTAACAGCAGTTGCGTTGGCCGTTGCTCCTGACGTGCTACCAACAAGCAGTTCGCCATTTGCAAAAGGACCATACTTTTGATCAATAACAATCACCGTAGAGTTAGCTTCGACGATAACACCAACAGCTGAGTTGCCGCTGTTGTTCGTTTGATATATGGATTCGCCAAGTGCAAACGATCCCGTGATCGTATTAGCAAATTGTACAGTATCGATATCAACAAATGCTGTAGTGTGAGGGGATATCAATAGAGTACCAGATCCCAATGCTTGCGAAACCGACAACACAAAACCAGTAGTTATGACATTCGATGTTGTATTGGTAGTACCATATATCATATCGCCCGCAGCGAATGTGGTGTTGGCTGTGCTGAATGACAACTCAGTCAAAGGCTGGACGATTGTACTAAACTCTGGAAATCCTTTAGTGAAGGTGTTACTGCTTGTGAACGACGTGAGCGATAGCACGTTGGCTGACACATACACCTTCTGGGAAATACCAGACACGTTGGCGTTCAACGTATACCCATATCCCCCATCTAGCAATCTATAGTTAACTTCACCAGTTCTATTACCAACGGAAGTTACACGCGCTGTACCTTTATGGCCACGACGGTCAGATACGATATCTACAACTTCACCCTCAGCAAAACCACTTCCTGAGGACGTGATGTTAACACGAGTTAATGATCCGACTACACGTGGTGCATCCTTGATGATACCATCAGTCGAGATATATTCACCATAAACGAACGTGGCACCAGTATCAACGTTTGGTTGTACGTTAGACAAATATGCAACATCGATAACGCGACCATCAAATACTTTACGATCGACACGTTCAACGAACGCTCTTGATCCAGACAAGTTACCTATAATATCCTTACCGACGAACTCTCTAGCCTTGTCGCTAACAGACAACTCGATATATTTTGGGATAATCCACACACCATCGGATGCTCGGAGAATATCATCTCCAGGATAATACACTTCAATATCCTGATCGAACAACATCCGAAATACCAACTCAAGCGACTGTATCGTCCCTTTAGTTTGGTAAAGATCATGTGAGTGTTTAATCAGATCACGCTGAGATGCGATCTTTGAAGTTTGTGTTCCGTGTAAGTATTTGTATGCAAAGTGAGGTACGAACTCATCCAGCGTGAGGTCGATGTCTTTATAGTCCAGCAGATGGCGCGAATGATACAGTGGGTTATTCGTCTGCTCGAGCCATTCATAATATGCCTTTACGAATGCAACGAATTGAGGACCTTCCTCCCTATAAAAGGCAGGAAACTGCGATTCAATTAAAGGCGAGATCTTATCGTGTAGAAGTATACTCATTATGCACGCTCACCAGTTACGTTGATGTAAATGTCATCATCCTTGATTCTGATAATGTTATTCTGCGATGCGTCGATGTCCTTACTATCAGTGACAACACGCAGGCGGATATACGGTCCTTCATATGCAGAGATCGGCAGACCGCCCTCAAATACAATAGTACCAGTATCATAATCAACAGTACCAATATTAACTATAGTAGTATGACCAGTGGTACCATAGGTGAGTGCCACGATACGTATCACACCATACCCATCATCTTCTATCTTACAGGTGTTGCCTTGGTATGTAAAATACGTAGATGATACTGTGTGACTGTCTGTATACGAGTGAAGCGTGCTAGACGACTGTGTCGACTTGAGTTTATTATAAAAGCTGACCGTAAACGGTTCTGTAGAGTTTAGTGTAGGATTCAACTCCTTATACACCATCAGATCTGTGCTATTACTAATGACGTGCTCTGATGTAGCATCGATTTCATTGACGAGCTTTGAATAGCGACATACCGCGTTGAAGTCATTCAGCGTTTGCTCGTTGAATACTCTAACCTTAGTCTTGATTGCTGAAATGAGCTCAGACTCAGATACAGGAGTCGTGTTGATGTTATAAGACACATTGCTATACACTTCCACGTTCAGGAATTCAGGATCGATAAAGATAGGATCAATCGTCAATGGACATCTAGTTTTGAGAAACTTTCTGTACTCTTCCTTCTTCGAGTCAGATACACCATCGGCGTTATCGATGTCGACAGATACCAACACCTTACCATATCGGGGTGGTTGAGCTTCTTCGCCCCCATACACATAAATTGCAGAAATTTCAGGATATGCAAGCTGGAGCAGTGTTTGGTAGTCGGTGGCTGTAACGGCACGTTCTTGAGTTTGATAGAATCTAGGCGCATTGCGTCTAATCATCTGTGTCGTTTCGTGGACGGCTCCTCCCATTGCGTCTTGAACTGTAGTCACGCGTACATTGGTGTGGCCGTCAATAGCATCATCGCTGGAGAATATACTACATCCGTTTGGCAACTCACCATTACCTACTTGATATACGACGGAAATAATTGCTCCATGGCTAGGCATACGTCCTTGCTCGCCATTACCGAATAATATCTCATACAAATCATTCTCAGCAGCTTGCACGAAGAATCCTTGGGTCGATGCTGTCATGCCCAAGTATGATGTTGCTTGTTGATATTGCAATACCGAACTACCATTGTTCTCAGTAACATATACACGCAGGCTTGTGGTATCTACGGTCGGGTTTGACAAGATGAAACGCTGTCCCTCGTTAGATGAGTTATATACAAACGTGTCAGTAATCAACGATCCTTCATACAACGCAACGTTGCTTGCATAAAAGACGCCATCGATCGAACCAGTGATCAGCAAGTTATCTGGAACTGTGAACGTATATGTGTTTGAGCCAACCTTACTAGTGAAGGATGTTCCACGCGGAACAGTAACTGTAGTAATTCCGGTCGGATTGGTTGGCGCAATGGCTAGATTAACAATAGCCTTGGCCGATCTAAACGAACGAGGAGTATAGTTTAATTCTTTAGCGTGCGATATTACACTAGCTCTCAGCTGTGCTGTATCCAAATACATCTCGCTCGCTACCATGTTTAAGTAGAATGAGTTGATATATGTGTTGTATGCCATCACATCGAGCAACACACTCAGGTTCGATCCTTCGAGGTTGTAGTCCCGAAACGCCGTCTGTGAGCTCAGATATGATTTAAATGATGACTTTAGGGTATCAAAGTCTAGATTGACAAGGTTGACTGAACCGTTACTATTGGCCATTATCGTACTCTATTAAGAAGGAGGTTAAGTGATACAGGGGTTGAGGTGTTCACTACACTAAACACCATATTCACTTGAACGTGGTGCTCATCAGGGGTTGTAGTCACTCTCAACGAGATTACATTTGCGCGTGGCTCGAATTTACTAATACAAGTCAAAATTCTATGTCTTAGTAGGGACAATGTGTCTTCAGTGGCCGGTTCAAACAACAAATGCTTAATGTTAGCGCCAAGATATGGCTGATGGAATCGCTCGTGATAGTCAGTCAATAACAAATTAACAATCGATCGCTTGACAGAGCTCTCATCCGTTAAACGAACGAGATCCCGCTTACCGGGATGCAATTGAAAGTTGACGCCTAGATCGCTGAATAGCTCGGTCTTAATGTCAGTCGATGTGTATCTATCTGCTACTGTTGTTATTGTCATGTTAGTTTACAAACACGTTTGATTTTGATATTAGAGGGTGTCCGCAAGTTGCAATATCGCCCGCAGAGCACACTGGAGTTCTTGCTGCCCCAACAAATACATTAGGACTACCAGTAGCCATCATCGATACGTTGTGAGGCGAAGGCCCATGTGGTGTAATTTTTGTTTTAACGACGGCGATTGGGGCACCGTTGACGGTGACGTTAGGATACAGTGGGGTAGCAAGTACGCCCCCCGCTAAATCTACTCCAACTCGTCCTACTGGTCTTACCATACAATCTCCGTTTATTCTTATGCTGCACTTACTGCGCCTGGGTTCAGATACAACGCAACTAATCCACTAACAGTCGTCATACCTGTAGACGACATAGAAAGAGTTGCTCCCCCAGTAATCGATGTAGCAATCGTGCCGCTTATATTTATCAGTGGGGCATTCATCGATATTTGTTTTTCCGAAGATATCGTTATTGCGCCTTTGGCGAATATCTGCAATGCTCCGTCCGCAACGAGGAACATATCTCCGTTACTCTTAGTCCAATGCCCAACAGTCGCAGTGTTGACTCGAATACCGTTAGTTTTATCGATCGTCAATCCAGTATTCATCTCAATAAATGAGCCACTATTGTGGTATACATGGATTCGTTCGGCGCCTGGTGTGTCATCCATTTCAACGGCATGACCACGTTCTGACTCAAACACTTTGTTATATGGGTATTGTGCTCTGAACGTATTTGATGGAGGCGGCTCCATCGGCTCAGACTCCTTCGAGCGCTCCTTCGAGCGGATCTCTTCTTTTGCTGTAGCTAGCTTATTAACACCACGAGCGAGTTGACTAACATCATGTGTGTCTACGCTGAGGTTATCAGTATCTGTGAAGTCTGGATTGGGTTGTGGAATGCCAGGATACGTTCCTAACACAATCGGCATCTGTCCTTCTGGGCCATCAACGAAGAACCCGAACACGGTACTATCTGGGCGGATGAACGTAGGACTCCATCCTTTGCCTTGGTAGCTTGCACTGGTTGTTGGCATCACGACGTGAGCCCATGGCAGTTCATCAGTAGGTAGCACCGAATCGTTTAGCGAGTAGAAGTGGTACACTCGAACCTTTACACGGCCGATCTGAAGTGGGTCCATTACGTCCTCCACTATACCAAACCACCACACAAACCCCATTTTACCCATTTCTATCATGTTCTTAGATCCTCAATACTGTGGTTACGTGCGCCATTGATTGCGCTAATATGTACGTAGTAGTCCACGTTTTCATTAAAATTAAAAGTATGCACTGTTCGAGCACATAGGAAAGATCCCGAATACATCTTATCCTGAGTTCCGCGATTTGTTCCCTTGCCTGCTTGCTCACGTGATTGTGGCACGTTGATTTTCATTACCTGGCCAGCAGTAACATTCGAGTCGCCATATATTGTGTAATGAATGTTGTACTCCGATATTAGGTTCGAGTATGCAGACATCTCACCAACATAGTCAGGGTATAGATCCTTCTGTGTACTTTGATCGCCATTAATCTCCCAAGCACAATCGGTCGGAACATAATAAGCAACACATCTAGTATTTGCAAACGATCCAGCAAAATCGGCTCGGTTGATATAACCTTGCCCACCCAATTGGAATTTATTACCTTGGTCGACAAGGTTGTATCTCTGCTTCAGCGTGAATGCTTTGGTAGTGAGATCGAAAGAATAGCAGTCGCCATTATACGATCCACGATCGATCTTCTCCGTAGTGTCATAGAATGAGGCGATATCAAACTTGACGATATCAACCTTCGTTCCATTAGATAACTTCTCATCATATTCAGCCGGCAATTGACGAGCTGCATATGTGTGAGTGACGCCAGCCGATGCTTCAGAGCCTTTTCTGTTAAACAGACCACTAATGGAAGTGAACGAGTATCCCTCAGAACTACGGAAGAATGTGAATGGTGTGCGTGCCTCACCAGTAGCTATAGCACGCGACTTGCAATACTCAATTGCTTGCAGTGGACTCAGTTGAGGAACAGTAAATCTAGTGACGCCGCGGCTTGGTTCAAAATCAAACCCATATCCGTCACTATCGACCTTAATGAAGTCGTCAAATATCTGGCCAGCAATAGATGCATATGTTCCTACGAACGCGCGACTGACAGTTTTAGCAGTATCGAATGCACGCTCCTTAGTTACACCACGAAGAACATATGCTTTGGCGGCGTTTGTTTCCGTCATAGCAGCTGTGTCTTTAGTACCTAAGAAAAATTCATACGTAACAATCTTCCCCTCAATGCTCTTGTAGGAGAATCTAAAGAATTCCTCTCCAACTAATGGGAATTGCTTAGCAAGACTGTCATAATCGACGAGCATCATTTCACAACTCACGAATGGATTGTAAATGTCTTCATAAATTTCAACAGACACTAGATTGTCTGTGATTGATAGAGTTACCCCATCCTTGTTATAGATGTATGCCTCTTTGATAATTGCTCGGCCGAGTACGTTCTGTGTAGATTCTGCCATATTACTTCATTACAGCCTGTAGGTTGAGTTGCGCTTGCTCTGCATATCGCTTGTCAATCATACGTAGAGTCTTACGCTGCTCATTTAGCAGTTCCTCATAATCGTATATTGAAATTGCACGCCAGTAGGATTGCTCAACTGATGGAATGCTCTCTGTTAGTAGAGTCACCGTTGTGGGAATGGTCTGAGTTGCTGTAGTGAATCCAGTAATGGCCGTACCACCAATGAACACCCCGGTGATATTTTGAATAGTGATACTAATATCATCCATGGCTACAATCTCGCCATATCCAGATACTGTATCTCCATTAAGCTGGCTAACCAATTCACCAACTTCGAATCCTGCTGTACTAGTAACGCTAAGCTTCAAAACTTTGTTGGTTGTAGATATTAGTTCCACTGCAGCGCGCTGGTAAAATACGACGCTACCATAATCGTTCAGTACGGGTGCCCAGTAGCGCTTGAGGTTGATAGGAGCTACACTGTCTAATGCATTGTATGCTGCAATAGTAAGTCTGCGGCTATCATTTGTCCAATCGACTTGGTAGTGATGAATCTTTAGCTGAGCCTCAACGAGCGAACCATATTTACTGATAATATATTGATTGAACTGTTCTGTAGTCAGATACCACCCATAATATGGATCGATAATGCCATTGGCAAAGAACACCAACCATTCCATAGCCGAATCGTCGTAGTATAGATGCGACAACGTATCAGGACGCTCGCCCTCACGGGTTTGGTATGGATAAAATACAGATGCACGGCTCATAACATCGCGAGTAATACCTGCGCGATGTGTAAGCACTCTACAAATCTCCCCATTATATTGGGCAGTATTAAAGTTTTCAAAATAACGTGACATGGTTATGCGCTTTGTATGCTATCATCACGAGCCTGTGTAGCCTCGGATGTTTGAGTTGCGGATGTTGGCGTAGCTCCCTCATAGAACTCCATCTGACCTTTACGTGCCTCCTCATAGAATGGCATGTTACCAGTATGGATATCCAATTCACGTAGCACAATCGTCAGCTCTACTTCAGTTGGATATCTCTTACCATCATCATTGGATGGGTTATCTGCTCTGAAGAATGAAGGAACACCGTTAGGGGCATAATTAATACCAACCGAGTCAATTGCACATGGCTTGAATGGTATTAAGTTGCTTGGATTCATTTCAACAATAACAACGTCAGGGAATTGAAGCATTAATGCAAACTCCCCCTCAGTCCATGGCAGTGCTGCAGCTTGTAGCTGTCTTATGATATTTTCAAGCTCTCTACTCTCTGCATAGTTATCTGGCGATAGGCGCCATGAGAATTGGTGCTTCTTTAAATTTACGCCATTGAAAGTCACAGCCATGTGTGGGTTAGGAGCATTACCAGTGATCATGTCCATTGCAGTTGCAACTGCTGGCATACTATTTGTTAGCATTTTACGAGCTAACGCTGCCTTGACCCCATCCTGACCTAGCAGAGTGGACATTTTACCGGCTCCGGCACGTGCTGCGGCACCCAGTGCATCGCCCGTAGATCCCCCGCTATTCTTGAATGCTTCATATGCCGCATCGCCAGCTTGCATACCAGGCCCCCCAAACATCCCTAGCCCGACTTCCTGATATGAAAGCTTCAACGCGTCTACCAAATTGGTAGGTAACGGTAGCTTTATCATTGTGTGGAAATCAGATAACGTGCTAGCTGCATTGTCCTGAGACGTGGAGCGACTATATTTACGGACCGAGAAGCGCATCCAATAATCTGAATTGAGCGTCTTCGGGAACGACATCTGGAGTGTAACTCCTTTCTGTCTTTCATTCATAACTGCAACGTTCGGATCGCTTGCTGCGACCGTCTTGAAGTTAGATGGAGAAGTTAAAGCGCCACCGCGTGCTGCCGCGGCACGCTCATTGGCTGCTGCGGCCGCTTTGCCTTGCTTAAGCATTGAACTAACGCTTAGCGCAACAGCCGCAGTAGCTGCCAAATTTGGTAGATTGAGAGAAGGAGTCTTCGATCCAGACCCTAGAGCAAGACCGACGAGGCCCACACCGATGGACGTAAGGAACGCAGGATTGTTAAGTGTGGAACTTAACGCCGACCCCATAGCCGAGGTTCCAGCATCAACGGCTGAGCTTGACATAGCTCCGAGCGCATCGGCTGCTGTGCCGCCTGCATCAACTGATTGAGCAATCTGACTTTGTGCGCCGCCAAACGCATTCCAGGCAGTAGACGCGGCCTTAATACCACTAACAGCAGCAGGAATCGCAACAGCACCAGCTACTGCGGCGCCATATTGTGTATATTTGTTTGCCATGCTTAGATAAATATTCTATATGAGTAAAAGTTACAAGGGAAGTTACCGTCCCAAAAATCCAACAAAATACAAAGGCGATCCGTCTGGCATCGTTTTCAGGTCGTCGTGGGAACTAAAGTTTATGACATATTTAGACGCGCACCCAGACGTATTGGAATGGTCGAGTGAGGAATTCTGCATTCCTTATAGATCTCCGATCGATGGCCGCGTGCATAGATATTTCCCAGACTTCTGGATCAGACAACGCAACGTACACGGCGTCGAAGAGATAATCGTGGTCGAGATCAAGCCAAAGAAGCAGACAGAACCTCCTCCTGTACAGACACGACGTACGAAAAGGTATATTAACGAGGTAATGACATGGGGCGTAAACTCAGCTAAATGGCAGGCGGCTACCGAGTTTTGTCACAAGAAGTCGTGGCAATTTCGCATACTGACCGAGCAACACCTAGGAATTAAATAATGGCTACTGGCATATTCGCAAACCTTCTTCAGAAAAACGTGCAGTCGAGATCTATCCCTCTCAGAACAGCTGAAGCGCAAACGTGGGTCCAACAAGCAGCCACTAATGCAATGAAGAATCCAAAGACTGTGATTAAGTCTGCCCCATCCACCTTACAAAAAGGTGGGCCAGTAAGTTCAATCATAGGTCAAATGGTGTTGTTTCAATATGAGGCAACTACAGCAAAGGATCTACCATATTGGGATAAATTTCCTTTAGTATTCCCATTCCACACCGATAGTACAGGGATGTGGGGAATCAACATGCATTATTTGCCATACCAAATGAGAGCCGTTCTAATGGATGCTTTGTTAACTGCAGCATCCGGCGAATTGACAAACGCCAGAACCAAGCTCCAATTGTCGTATAGCGTACTTCAGAACATTTCCAAGAATCGTTATTTCGAGCCATGCGTGAAGCACTACCTAAATAAGGGGTTAGCCTCCAACTTGGTCACTATTCCAGCAACCGAGTGGAGTGTAGCGTTATTCTTACCACTCGAAAGATTCCAGAAGGCATCTTCAGCACGAGTATATGAAGACAGCATACGAAAAACTAGAAAGAGATAATGGCATCCCTAAACGAACGTAACCAACAAATACTAGGCGCAATCAGCCTGGCAGGGGGCGCTGCCAACCGTCTACTCGGTGGGTTTAGACAAACGACTGGCGAAAAGAGACAAGCCGAGCCGTTTGCAAAAGCGTCCGAGGGGGTCCGGGCAGGTATCCGTAAGTGGGGCATTGAAAAGCCGTCATTGACATATATCGGCATCTCCGCTCCTAAGATTTTCACAGATAATATCAACACTAGACAAGCCGTCGTACCAGATGCTGGAGCAATATTAGATAAGCTCGTAACCTTGCGCGCCGAGCGTGTCAACCAGCCAGGTGTGCAGCTAATGACTTCTAGTGTTAGACGTCATGGTGTGGGACCTCTCGAAAAGAAGCCTTTCTCTGCAGGGTTCAATGATGTGTCTATATCGTTCATTGGCGATGCTCGTGGAGTAATCCATCAGTTCTTCTATGTGTGGATGAATTCAATCATCGGGTTCGGCAATATGCCACATGCCGGCGCTGGCGTTGACTCCTTCTATGGTAAGCCGTTCGAACTCAGCTACCGCGACTCATACAAAACAACAATCGACATCGTAACATACGATGAGATACAAAAGAAAATAGGCGTCATTAAACTATACAACGCCTACCCAATATCTTTGGGCGAAATACAACGCGACTGGTCTAACATTAACGACCTTGTACGGATTCCTATTACATTCACATACTCGCACTGGGCATACGATGGTAGCCTCGAAATGCAACTACGTGAGCCAAACCAACAAACACTCGCTTCGCAGAATGTGTCGCTATTCGACAATATTATGCGTGGTGCATCTGTGTTGCAAACGATCAGTGCGGTGAAGAGCCCACGCAACGTAAACGACGTATTGAATGTCGTCAATACCGGATCGACACTGCTGAAAACATTATTACCAACCCGACTTGACTATTAACTGAGGTGAAAACATGAGTCTTCCTAAAATCAATTATCCTATCTTTGAAGTGACAATTCCTTCGTCTAAGGCGAAGGTCAAAATGCGCCCGTTCCTCGTTAAAGAGGAAAAGGTACTATTGACTGCACAAACTACAGGCAACTCACGCGATGTGGTGTTAGCCATCAAGCAGGTCGTGAACAATTGTTTGCTCGACAATGTGGATGTAGAAAAATTAGCCACATTTGACCTCGAGTATCTGTTTATTAAATTGCGTGGAAGATCGATTAACAACGTTATCGATGTCACATACCGTGACCCTGATGATGAACTGGATTACAAGCTTCAGATCGACTTAGATAAGGTGGAAATTGTCAACGATCCTGACCACAATCCTAATGTCAAGATCAACGATCAGGTTGGACTTGTTTTACGTTATCCAAAGACCGACATGCTCAAGGCAGTCGAGGCTGCAACTACAGAAGTTGATTTGTATTTTGAAGTAATTAAGTATTGCATCGATAAGGTATATGACGAAAACGAAGTATACGAAGCAAAAGATTACACAGACGAAGAATTGACTGAGTTTGTAACTGCACTTGATGTAACGACATTCAAAGAAGTTCAAAAGTTCCTAGAAACAATGCCAAAGCTACACTACGAGACATCGTATACAAATAGCGAAGGCGTAGAAAAGAAAGTGGTCCTTCAAAACCTCAATGATTTTTTTATATTGGGCTGAGCCACAACACGATAAGCAACTACTACCAGTTGCTTTTTAACTTGGCTCAGCACCATCATTACTCAATTTCGGAAATAGAGAACATGATGCCATATGAAAGAGACATCTACGTTGACTTATTAAAAGACTACCTAGAGACAGAGGCTGACAGACTTCAACAAGCGAGACAAAAATAAAAATGGCCAGTCTATTAGATGCATTAGCTACAGGCGCAAAGAACCGAGTAGCAACAACTGCCAAAGACGCAAAAGAAAGCGTAATGAGCCAGTTCGACCCACGTAAATCGATATATGGGCTCGGGCTTGGTGTTGGGCCTCTAATTAGACAGACCGTAGCTGAGTATAAGAAACAACAAGGCAAGAGTACCGAGAAGGAAGCTAAGAAAACCGCAAAGGATGTAGTAGACATCAAGACGATGACCGCTACTAGCAAGAACAGCCTCAATAAAATGAATGTTCAATTGCGTGCGATGAATAATATCCTCGGCGACATTCGAAAGATCAACATCGCTCAGCTTCAAGCAATGAAGGTCGGAGCGAACATCAAGGACACGTCGTTCAATAGATCATCAGTAATTGTCACAAACGATATCCAAGACAAACAGGCCTCAGCTGCTTCAACCAATGCCGATGCGATTGCTAGTGCTATAAAGAAGGCGTTGATGGGTGCTGGTATTGTTGCTGGTGCTGGATACGCATATCAAAACAAAGATAAGATCGAAGGATTTGTTGATGATTTCCTAAGAGGAGCTAAGCTCCCAGCTAAGGAAGAATTGAGCAAAGACCTACAGGAAAAGCTAGCAGCGAAGGGTGGCGACATTGCCGACTTCATTGCGAGCCAGGTTTGGTCGGGCACGAAAGCTCTCGGCATTGCTATTGGTAGAAAGATTGCGACTGGCGCTGAAAACGATATCGGTAAGTTGTTGGGATTCGAGCAGGATAAGAAGACTAAAGAGTGGTCATATACAGGGAAGTCTGATCCTCGGGACTTTGCAAATGATGCAGCTCCGTTAGTTGGAGGAGCACTCGGCGTAGGGGGACTTGCACTACTCGCCAAGAAATACCCGGTACTCAAAATGCTCGGCCTTACAGGATTCATGGGTAAGACTGCAGCTGGATCGCTAGGCGCATTGGGTGGTTATGCAGCATCACAAGAGTCGCCTGGGTTGGCGGCTGCAGGTTCAATTGCATTGCCAGCTGCTGCGATGTATTTCCTTTCTAAGGGTAAAGTAAAGCCTTCCGCCGGCGCGGCTGATGCTATTCCTCAAGCAACGGGATCTGCTACTGGTAGCCCATGGCTTGCTAATTTATTTAAAAAGGCTCCTCCTGTCGCTACTCCAGAAATAGGAAGCGCCGTCAAGTTGTCCGATTACGGCACTGTAGGTGCTCAAGCACAAGCTCGTCGTTTAGCAATGGAGAGAGCAGCTGAGCAACAAGCAAGCACGCTGAGCAAGACTCAAGCCACAATCGGCGGCGCAATCAGCAAAGCTAGCGATCTAGGCAAAGAAGCTGGCGGCATGATTGCTAAGAACTCAGGTAAAATCTTCGGAGCTTTGAACGTAGCAATGTCGTTGCCTGGCATATATGAAGACATACAAAACGGCGATTATGCAGCTGCTGCAATCACAGCGACTGGTGTCGCAGCATCTCTAGCTGCAACAGGCCTGACAGGTGGTTTGGGATTCGGTGTTAGTATGGGTATAGGAGTAGGCTCAAGCTTGCTTGCTGACCAATTTAGAACAAAGACGCCAAACGTTGCCGCAACTAACATCAATAATAGCAACGACACATCAGCAGGAAGAGATAATAACATCACTCCTAATAGCATGCCAGCTGGTTCGTCTAATACAACACAACAAGGCGACCTATCATTTGTACCTAAAGATGTGCTTGCTGATAAGGCATTTATGGCCGAAGTTCAGCGAGTGGCTGATAAGCACGGAATCAGCGTATCGGACCTACTCAGTGTGATGAAGGCAGAGAACAGCACATTCGATCCGTCGCGTAAGAACCCAAATAGTAGTGCAACTGGCCTCATACAGTTTATGGACAAGACCGCAAAGTGGTTAGGTACATCGACTACTGAATTGGCTGGGATGTCCCGTGCTGGCCAGATGAAGTGGGTAGACAAATACTTCGACAAAGTTGGCCTACCACATGGTGCAACCAAAGGACAAATATACGCGTCTATCTTCAAGCCAGCTGCTCTAAAGAACAAAGACTTTGTGATGTATAGCAAAGGATCGAGGGAGTATGAGGCAAATAAGGGACTCGATTCAGACAATAAAGGCAGCATTACCTTAGCCGATCTCGAAAACAGAGCAAGTAATGCACAGGGTCGTGGAAATATGTCTACGACTGTATCTAGCGCAACAGGGTTTGATACTGGTAACCTCAAAGCACTGGGATTGGACGATCAACAAATAAAGAATATTACTGGGCTACAAGATTCGATTCGCGAGTATCAAGACCTAGGCAACATGATGCAAGGTATACTACAAGGTAACTTCGCTGGAATGACAGTACCATCCGATGGAGGAGGCAATCGTGGAGCTGCACCATCAGGCGGCAACAGCAACCGTACGCCACCATCAGTGCCGCCAGTTAGCCAGTATAAGGAGAAGCACTCCTTCGGTCAAAGACAGACGTGGTATACATCTGGTGGAACCATATGACAATAAAAAAGGCCCCGAAAGGGGCCTTACTTTTTACTCTTCTGCGAGCTTCTTGAAGAAGTCCAATGAATCATCATCGTCATCTACTGTTGCTGCTGGAGCTGGGCGAGCTGCTGCTGTCTTGAACGCTGGAGCAGAAGCTGCTGGAGCTGCTGGTTCGTCGTCCCATGGAGCAGTTGAAGACTCTGCCGTCGTACGTGGTTGAGTGCGACCATCCAAAGCCAAGGCTTTGTGGAGACGGGCCTTCAATTCATCATAAGACTTGAAGTTCTTTGGATCGACCAACTCAGCAAGTGAGTGCTCTTGTTTCCAAATTGCTTCCAACTCATCATCATCTTGACTGATAGGAGCTGCTGCTTCGAACTCTGACTTATCGTAGTTACGATAGCCTTCAACCTTACGGATCTTGAGTTTGAAGTTTGCACCTTCCCACATATCAAATGGGTTGATCTTTTGTTCATCTTCGAACTCTGGGTTCATAGCGAGTTCGATCTTGTCCCAGATCTTCTTGCCATACTTGAACAACATGACCTTACCTTCGTTCTCTGGGTGTGCTGGATCTTTAACGACCAACACGTTAGAGACGAAAGACAAACGACGCTTTTGCTTACGCACGAGTTCTTTGTTTGCTTCGATGCCTGAGTTCCACAACTGGCTGTTGTATTCGGATACTGGATCCTTTTCACCAAGCGTAGTCAAAGACTTCTCGATGTACCATCCACCTGGGCCTTGGAAGCCATGGTCGAAGATACGGACGTATGGAAGGTCCTCACCACCTGGTGCTGGTAAGAAACGGAGAATAGCGTAGCCGTTACCAGCTTTATCTACTTCTGGTTTCCAGTACTTGTCTTCGTCTTGGGAGTTGCCGCCTTGGGCTGGTGCGTTCAGTTTCTGAACTTCTGATACGAGCTTGTCGAATTGTGACTTGCTGTTTTTCTTGAGGGAGCTAAAATCTGCCATTGTATTTCCTTATATATGCGGAGTATTAAAAATATAAACGTTGTATTGCAAGTCTTGCAACCTGCATGTTTATTTAGCTTACTTTACTGGGTTTTGAAGTGATCTACAACAATTTTTTTCATTTTTTGTTGATCAAATGTAACGAATGGTCGGTACTTCTTGACGAGCATCTTATACCGAGGCCAAACAACAGGATCCGTAATGTTTCGAGACCAATACTTAAAGAACCCACACATATCGTTTAGTATAACGAGCGTCTCAATGTTAATTGTTTTGCTCATTGCTAATTTCAATAAGTGGGGATGCTGGCCCTGCTCCACCAGCAAATTATCATCATACGATGGAAGCATCTTATCCAAGTCATTCGTAAAGTTATACGTCAATGATTCGTTCTTTGCTTTCCACTTTAGATACACACTCTCTGCTTGTTGCTCGTTGGCAATGTCTCCGACCCAAAGATCGGGACCACCTTCAACAATGTTAGCGAGGATATAGTTCTGGCAGTCCTTATGTCGTCCAATGACATTGAAGAAATGCTTATCGTTCCGTTTCTCAAACGCGGCTAAACTTGCCCGAGTCTTGCCACCGTACTTGAAGTAGTCATATGATTGCGAATTGAAGTGGTTCTTCATCGCAACATATAACTTGTACGCTTCGTATCCATTCATAATATAATCAATTCGTGATAATTTTAAATTATTATCAATTCAGGTTAAATTGGTAGCTTTGCGGTCTTAGGAAAATATCCATTGTTCTCTGCATCGTTTTTGATGCGAGCTTTCATCTTTGCATTCTTACGAATAAGCTCAGCAGCGGTCTCAATTTCGAGGCCTGAGTTGGCACAATACCACAGTACTGCGTCCATAGCGTCTAAACGCTTCTCGCGTGAGATCGATTCGATCTTTAATAAGAAGTCCTGGACGTTAATGAGTTGATTGATTTGTTCTTCCATTATTTGAATACCAATAATCCGAGTAACATGGCTTGGATGATGAACCCCACGCCAATAGTAATAACATTCAACATATCTTTGGTAATCAGAGCTTTGATGAAAAGCAAGATTAAACCGAACCACATAAACGCTACCACATCAATAGAAGGTAGGTGGTCTGATACGCCGAGCAGAAGAGCGAGGATAGGAGGAATCGTACTACAGTGAATCATAATCACAGCTAGCCATCCGATAGTCTCCGTCGAGATATGACGGAGATACTCTTTAATAGATTCCAACTTATCCATTGCTCTTTTCCTTATAGAAAATATGACGACCAATCTGCGTAACTTTGTCTAACTTCCATCGTGGGTTGACATAATCAGCGTGATAATACAAAGCATCGTTCAATGTCTTCAAACGGAAGCCCTCTAACATCACCATCTTAGCAACTTCTTCACTTTCCTCATACATCTTACGGTGTATGGGACGTGTACGATAGTTATTTTCACATAGCCACGAGAATTGGCAGACGATCTTATTATACACAGTCGTCTTCTGGTGGACAACTCCACAGACTGTGTCTGGGAACTTACCGCTATTCATGCGGTTCATTGTGACTTGTGCTACAGCGACCTTGCCTTCAAAAGGTTCGGATGCAGCTTCCCAGTAAATGTTCCGTGCTAGGCACGTAAGCTGGGTTTCGATTTCTCTTGCGGATGTATTGACTACTGGCGCAACTGTATTTTCAGTACGATAGTCAATAGCGAGTCTTAAAGCAGATATAACGACAGTTACACCAATAACAAAGCACACGGCCCTGATAAGTTGTACCACCGTCTTATCGACAGCGTTTACAGCTGTTGAATGCATAATGCACCTCCTAGTCAGATCAGCTATTATACTATGCCCAAGCCGAAAAGTCGACTGGCATGTGTACTCACCACAAAAGTGGCACTAGCGAATCATTGGGGTTAACAAGCCTTATTTGGTTGGCTTGGGCTCGGTTGCCGAGCAGTAGGGGCAAGGTTTGCCCTTTTCGTTATAAACTACAGCACCTTCTTTTGCTTCACAGTTGTGTTGCCAGAAATCTGTTGCTAGTTTATCTTGTGGGATGAGCGACATTGAATCTCCATCTATTTGATTTGGTCTATTACTTATGATAAGCAATATTAGCAGTTTCTTTGATGGTACTGCTAGACCATACAGGGCCTCTAATGGGCAACGTGTCTGATATATTAGTGGATGGTTATTCTGTTACGAGGAAACCATCCGAAACCCTAGTCAGCGTTTAGGCTGCCAATGCGTAAGAGCTTTCGTTTGCAGTTACTTTTATTTGCTTGATTTGCGGTCATCGCCTACCGTGTTGCCGTCTCTAATATCTACCCCTGTCGAAACCATGGCATCCCCATCAAAAGTAATCGTTGCATTCTCAACCACTCGCCTTAGTGGTCGGTTAGGGAGGCTGTCCACACTACTAACACAGTCTTGACCTGATGCCCTAACTCGATGACCGCTTTTATTCCTAGTCACTTCGGTGATTACTTTTGGTGGAGATGGCGGGAGTCGAACCCGCGTCCAGAAGTCCTTCTCTTTGAAGGGATTACAACAATTCTTTTATATCCTTGGCAGCCATTTTCATACGATATGCCCACTTCGGATTAAAAACCTCGCAGCAGCGGCAATGGCAACGCATGGTAATTCTACCACGCATCTTAAAATTAGCTGCTTGCTTCATGCTTTTCATTATACGATCTCTAATGCTGTTCCACAATTAGAACAAAACTTTGCTGTGGCCTTATTTACCTTACCACAAGTTACACACTTTGGTTTAGCCTTTACGGTCACAGGAGCCGTTACCTTATTATCCGCTGTTTCGCCCTTCAGTTGCAACACCATTGCGTATTTTTGTTCTTCCAATGGGAACGAAGCGACTGTAGTGAACTTCTGACCGGACATTGATCCTGGAACAGTAATACCAACATCATTAGCAGGTGCGGCAAATGCACAATCCATTGTTGCCATGCCATCATGCACTTCGCTGTTTGTCGCATACCCCATCTGTGCTAATGTAACATCTGCAGCAGCGGATGCATATGCCTTAGTAGCCTCACCATTGCTGAAATCGACGCTACGCATCACACCGTTGACATTATACCCAGAAGCGGTAAGCCATTGCGATGGTGTTTGGCCGCCCCATTGTGGGAATGGATCTGGGCGAGCGGTATAAATTGGACGTGGCTTTTCGAATTGCCATTCAATGCGGATCAGGCCATCGGTAGCACCGACGCCACGATGCTCTTCTACGCTAGCAGAACGCTCGATGAATTTGAATCGGTTACCTTTAGAAAGGTCTTTGAGGAAACGCTCAAGCTCTACTCTGTCATTAGCATTGACGACAATCGTATTGCCACCAAGGACATCCACATCATCGATTGTGATTTTGACTTCAGCGCGAACGGTGTTGAGGTTTTTGAGAAGGATCGAATACTCGCATCCGAATGGAAGGTAGACTGTGCTGTCCGCTTCGCGAAGAACTCTGCCACCAGTCTTGATAACGGCGACCATTTTGTTATTGTACATCATTACATACTCCTAATTGTTACGGACGTCTGTCTAGCATCCTAATATTAAAGACAGAAAAGGGGTCGAGGCATTGCACCCTGACCCCAGTATATAGTCAATTCACAATCAAAATCAACGAATTTTAAGGATATGTGATCCTTTTGGTACATTCATTGTGTGGCGTACCTTATTGAGAACGACTTGTTCCTGCATTCCCTTCTTTGCAAGGAAGTATTCTGTCTTGCGCAATGAACCATCAACAGCTCGATTGAAGATATTATGGCCTTGCTTGCGCAAGTGGCAGACAAAGCTGCGTACGCCATCCTTAGAAGTCTTCAATTTGCGAGCAAAGTACTCCATTGAGCCTCGTTCGCCGTTTTGCATCATCTTCAAAAGCTTTTCAGCTTTGGTTACTGCAGGTGCTTTACGCACACGTTTAACTTTTGTAAAGTGGAATTCCATTTATGCCATCTCCGCCATTTCAACTGCTGTCTCCAGCGCCTTTAATTTCAGGTTCTTATTGGGTCCGAACCATGCCGATTGTAAACGAGTGTCGGTAGAGCGACCAATTTCGTGGTCAGTCAGGTATGTCACTGCGTTAAACGCTTGCCACCATGAACCTTCAGCGTAGTTAGCACCAGGTTGTGTGTGGATAACTTCCAATGCACGCTCGGCAGACTTAGATAAAATCTTACGCTGGGGGCCTTTTTCCTTGTTGTATGCGATAACAGGGAAGATTTTGTTAAAATAGTCGGTCAGAGACTCGTTGTTGTAGCGCTTGCTACCCAAGAATTGAGCCATTTCCTTGTATTTTGCCAGTTTATCCGTTGCAATGCCAAGTTGCTCTTTGACCATGTTAGGATCAAACTGTGTACGGTGGCTTTTCTTGACGACTCGGTCGGCTTTTTGCTCGAGTGACAGCGTCAATGTGTTATTACAGACGACGCGAATAGGTGTAAAGCGGACGTCAATCGATTGACCGAACTTATGAGGGTTAGTAAACAGCAAATATGACTCGACTGTATCGCCCTTAAAGAGCTCAAAAGACTGTTTTACTTTAGCAAGGCCCCAAACGATCTGGCCATCACGCAAAGAACCGGCGGTATTCATTTCCATATCACCAACAGCGCAATATTCATGGAAGAATTCAAAAGCTTCATGGTTCTGGACCGGGTTCCAATCATTAGAAACTACAGACAATACTTTCTCATCATTACTACGGACAAGAGCGCTCCAGCCGACCGAGGTTTTTTTCCCGCCGATTTCTGCGAAAGCAGGAACTTTTTCTACCGTCCAGTCCAAGCCAGCTTTTTCCAGCATCTGAGCTGGAGATAAGTCTGCTGGTACCTGCACGCCCAAACCGTGCCATGGCGTTTCACCAGCGTATGCCATCGTCTCGACCATATGTGCCATAATAATAACCTCTGTGTTGTTAAGTGATGACTCTATTATATGACGAAAACGTTAGACCAACAACAGATTATTGGTCTTGTTCCACTTCCCACAGGAAACAGTTGTCTGGCGCGCTCCAATCAACATCAGTGATCAGCACTTTAGAACCGAAGTAGTATAGGATGCTATTGGCACCGATGATTAGCTGATCTCTGGACAACGCAGTAGTGAGGTCGTCTCGCCATAGCTCCCATGCAGAGGCACGTGCTTCTAGGCTGAGATCCGGAGCGATTTGGTCAAATTCAAAGTCTGACAGAATGATGATGTTTTTCATTTCCAGATTACCATTGAGATTAGTAGCGCGGTTACGAAGCAGATTCCACAGAAAACGGCCAAGCCGATACAGTATGTCCATGGGTTATCGATGAAGTCTGCGAATGACATTTCAGAAAGCTTCTGAGCCATTGTTATACCTTGATTGAGCTCTTGGTATCGATAATGCCGAATGACTTATGGATTTGTTCGACGATCTTATAGTCGGTCTCAGAGATCTCGCCACGTGCCTTAGCAGCGTTAAGGTCCATTTTTACCTGTGCATACATTGCCGGGCGATTACGGAACGCCTGGCATGCTTTGATGTAAGCTTCGCGGATCTTATCTGAACTCATCACTTCTTCCTTGTCATTTCTCGAACAATATAATTGACCTGGCCATAGCCATTGATAGGTACAAAGTCTGGATACATTGCCTGTACGTCCAGCTGTACTGTCTTGCTATTATACTGGATAGGGTAGCGGTCCAACAACCATTCACCTAACCTACCCCATTTAGTGACAACATCTTGTTTAAAGTGATCTACCCATGTATCAGGCCATTGTACAGAGTAGTAATATACACCAACTTGTTCTTGGTATACGTGATGAACAATCCGAGCTCGCATCTCACCTTGTAGATTCTCTTCTACATTAAACCGAATAGATGCAGGAGGAACCCTTGCTTCCATAGCATAGTCCTGACGATTCAAACTACGGTCTCTTGTATAGAATTGAGTCTCAGGATCAAACGTATGAGGGCCTTCGAACATATTATCCCATGTCTTCATTTTAGTCTTTCTAATAGTATCTGACAGCAACAAGGCTGACTATACACGGAGTTAGTGTTTGGGTCAACGCTCCTACTCTAAATAAACTAATGAAAATACAACACATATCCGGAATGACGGGATTTGGTGATTTGGTCAGAACGATATCATATGCGTTATCCACATTAACAGAACCGACGCATCTAATATTCCACTATAGCCGAGCAAGGCCTATAGATCATACGATAGATCAGCTGATCCCGCTATTCCAACAACCTCAGTATCAATACACATATGAGGTTAGGCTACATGACCGCCAGCAGCTAATTGATATTAGAGAAAATACAGATGATCTGATCAGGCTGGAAACATCACTAACACTCCCGCACAAATATCACCCATTCAAGACACAATGGATTCCGAATACAGACGGGCCAATAGCATTATACCTTACACACAAGATGTATAGGGGGCATGGGTCAGATTCAATAAGGAAGTTTTTTAATTCTCACGCCCTCAGGAGGATAAACCAAATAGCACAGTCCAATCCACAGCTATATCCAATCCTCGGTCTACCACTAACAGTACAACAGTCAGTCGATATTATGTCTAGATCCAGATATGTTGTGGGAATAGAGGGTGGATGGACTCATATAGCAGCATGCATGAATGTTCCATATATTGCTGTTAGGAATATGTGGGATGCTGACACGATTATGGCGATCCATGAATATCACCCAACGCTAGAAATCATAGAGACACACGAAATGGCGGCCGCACTATTCGGAGAATTATAATAGCACCGATATGTGGGGAAGATCTGGTGTAATTGTGCAGTGGATACACCGCTATAGGTGTTATTCCCAATCGCGTGCACGCAAATCATGCAATACAGACTTGTACAGATGATAGACGATAACGGACGCAATTACACCAACAGCAATACTAGCGATTACCTCAGGGATAAACACAATTAGTGTAGCGAGTGAGCCAGCGGCTACAATAATGCCAGCAGTGATTAAACCAGCTTGAACTTCGATTTTCATCTTACACGCTCCACAGTAGGTCCAACATATACATCCATCGCACTGATTCCATCCGAGATCTCAACATCAACAACCCCCAGGAATAAACAATCAGTCAAATCAACACGACCAGTTGTGTATATCCGCCCATTAACAATAGTACCACCATTGCGAATAGGACGATCCTGAGGCTCGTTCGCAAACCACATCACTCTACATTGCTCTACCATAATAACTCCTATCGACCTTTTTTAGGTCAGTTTTTCCGCAAAAAAATTTTACGATTCGGTTTTATACAAATCCGGTTTGGAAAAAGGTATACAACAGGAATTCTTCCGGACCTTATTATACGCCACCCACTGGGGGATATCTCAGACTGAAATACCCCCCCATGCGCTTTTTCTGAGCGCTTATGCCATTGTGCCGTCAGCGTAGTTTGCTGGTTTGGACACAGACGTGTCATAGGTCTCTTCCACGAGCGTATATGCCAGGTTGAATGCCATGCACGCTGCAGTCATAGCAATGCTACGCTCAGGGCCTGTGTGTTGTGTGATCCACTCCATCAGCTCAGTGCTATTCGCTGGTGTGTGGAAGACGCCCGTATAGGGGATGGGGTTATTTGACTGTGCCATTATCTGTCCTTTGTAAAAAGCTTATTATACTGACCTATGTTCAATAGGCAACTCTAATCTGGCCTTGATTTCCAGATAGAACATATGGTACTTTGCCATACGTGCGAGGTCCTTCTCTGTGACGCCCTTCAGACGACGGATGTCTGAGTTGTGACGTAAGTCGGCCATCTTAACACGCATTGCATCTGTGTTGCTGAAGATCACGTCCTTATATTCTTCCAGAGTCTGGCCTGGCTGCTTTGTCAGGCATTTGATTGCACTGATTACACGCTCAGAGATCCCTGCTTCCCGCAATTCAGCATAAGTCGTCTTAGTGTCCTCAATTACGTCGTGCCCTAGTGCCATGCACATCAGCTCTTCATCATCCGTCTTCAGATAATGCATGACCTTTAGTGGGTGGAGGATATATGGGCTTCCGCCTTTGTCGAATTGACCATGGTGAGCGTTCGTCACAATCAATAGCATCTTGTCTAACATTTCGCCGCGTTTCATTTGTATTCCTTTACCAGACGGTCCATTTCACGATCAAAACCAACGATTGCCTTAGCCTTGTACTTCAGAGCACGTCGAGCATAGCGGTTGGCTTCATCTGTTGTTTCCGCCAACTCGACAAACCCTTTGTAGGAATCTGCCTTCTCAATCTCATCGACTACTGTACCTAAAGCGATGTAAAACATGGATTCGATTTTCATTGTATTCTCCGGTTGATGTGTCCAATTATACACCGTTTTGGACTTTGGTCAACGTAGCACTTTAGATTACCTGATAACCAGCCTTCCGCACAATGTGCAGTGCAGCATTGAGAGTCTCTTGATTGACCGCATTACGGTCTGAATGCTCAGCCTCACACCAAATATCACAGAACACATCAATATGCTTATTAATTGCATTCAGCTCAGTCATGTAGTTGTCGTAGTCGAATGGATAGTCGAGGAAGTCTGGACCATGTGCCATTATCTTCTTTTCAACATACTTGGAGAATTCATAGCTTTCCAGGATTCCCTCAACCAGCTCAGCATGATAGACACCAGCAAAGCGACTGATCTCCTCATCCCACTCCCCAAGGAGGTTGTCGACGAGGTCAGTAGCGATACACTTGAGTTGCTTAGCAGAGGCTTTGATTACGAATTCCATTTGAGTGTTCCTTTGTTTGTTGACTCAATTATAAGACCAATTTGGAATTTGGACAACGGTTAATATGCTACAGCGTACGCATAGAATTTACCGTTATCATACTGACCTGTTTCCCAACTAACACGTCGATTGCCACAGTCACAACGTCGATCTACTCCGTCCCAACCAGCGCATTCTGACGTCTCATCATCAAATGTGTAATCGTTGCAATTCATCCCCTCAAACTCGTCTACACCACCCGCTTCAATAGCGGCCTTGATTGCTTCGTGAGCTGTATCATAACCTTCGTGACTCATATTAACTCCTTAGTTCTTGTAGAGGATTACTGTTTGTGGATATGTCTGGCCAGGCTGACCTTGCAAGATTACTGGATCGCCGTTCACTGAGTATACAACGTACATGTAGTGTTTGTCGACCATTGACTTACCGCTTTTCTCGCGATAACCTTCTGGTTGAAAGCTAACGAATTCAGCAGTGACCTTCTCATTCTTGAATGTCTTCACTTCTTGGCTTGTCCAGTGGAAGCTAACACCATAGCCGATAGCCATGACGATTGCCACGAAGAAGAAGTTGACAAAGAACTCTTCTGCACAATTCATCAAGCAGACGACCAGCCATGTAGCACATACCATGCCTACGATGAACAGACCTGTGTGATCGACTGGAATTGGAGCTGTTGGATAGAAGCTGTACATTTGAGTGTTCCTTTGTTTGTTGACTCAATTATAAGACCAAATTCCAAGTTGGTCAACGAGCAACCATACAAAGTTGAAGGGTATTCAGATGATCAAACAATTCCTTCTTGCTAGCAAAAGTAGGACTATCGTATACAATACTGTCACAGTCAAAGAAGAACGCAAACTCTACCGGATCTGCGCTACGTCGACGTGAATAGAACCCAATCTCAACACCATCATCAAACACAGTGTAGTAGTCAGTGTGATTGGCCGTGAAATCCTTTTTACTAGTCAGCTTCATTTCGCTTCCTTTGTGTAGTAATAGAACGGTGCGGCAATGCCACGATCGGCAGACCACTTCTTAGCGATCTGTTCAGCGACCTCTTTGGTAGAGGCCTCAGCAACCTTACGCTCTGAGGAGTATCCACGAGTGCAGCCACCATATGCAGTGAAGAATTGCATCTCGATCACTTCAAATGCCTTAGTGACCATCTCGCTTGGCTTGATCACTTCGCAGTAGTATTCTGCTGCACCGGGGATGTCTGGGTAACCTTGTGACTTGTCCATGATTCTCTCCTTATTCGCAACGATCGTTAATGAATGTACCAAAGATCGGACCAGTGTGCTCAACCTTCTTGCAAGCAGCAGGAACAGACTTATATTCCTTGCATTGAGTGACCTTCAGGCTGTAGTTGTATTGCTGACGTGAACATACGCTCTTAGTGCCCGTCCACGTATTCAACACCTTGTCTGTACCAATTGCATGATCGATCGCACAGACCAACAACAGCAATGGTCCTGCAATGATACAACCCAGGATCAAGTGTGGAATGAAGTCTAGTGGATTACGCATGTTGCTTTCCTTTGTTTGTTGACTCAATTATCTGTCCAATTTGGACTTTGGACAACTGATATCCATACAAACTTGAAGGTTATTCTTCTGCGAATCCGTAGCCACCACGACACGATTCATCGCACGCCTGAATGATAGTGTAGATCCTAGTCTCATCTTCAAGCCACGCGTTGTATGCATAGGTGTGTGCCAATGCTAGGTTAGCGCTTTCAAACAGGACTTTGGTGTGTCCGTAGCTCCACTTATCATCAGCGTCTGTACATTCGAACACCTGGTACCAGCTCTTTTGGTAGCGTGGGTTGCCTTCCCAATCGAATTCCATACCTAGTGGGAGACCTGTAGTGACAATCATGTTGCTTCCTTACTTGTGGAGACGATCGATCTCTGCATCGATTTTCATTTGTTTCTCAATCGCACGTGCTGTCATGTAGCTGTACAAAGCCGTGCCCAGAATAACCAACACAAACCAAACTACAAGTGCTGCTGCAATCACAGTGATCAGCTTGATTAGGAATGTTGGGATCGCGTATGTTGTCATCTCAATATACATGCTCTGCTCCTTAGTGAGTAGCAATGAACCAAACAGCAGTAGCAATCGCTGGTGAGAAGACCAACACAACTGCTGCACATGCTGTTAGGATTACTTTGAGATCGGTGTTCATATCATTCCTTTGTTTGTTGACTCTATTATAAGTCCAAAAGGAAAGTTGGTCAACCAACAGCCTTTAATAAGCCTACAACGCATAAGGTTATTGATACTGCATTGACGGTCATCTGAGGAGCATTACGGACACGAATCGTCCAGATAAGGAACATCAAAGTGCCAAGCGTGAAAGCGACGATATTCCATGGATGTACCTCCGGGCCGCGCGCATTGAGTGAGTGACCACCAATCAAGAACAGACAACCAACCCACTGCAATACGTCATTCATTTTCATACCGATTCCTTCACTTCACACGCTTTCAACATTGCCTTAGCGACTGCTTGCATCTCTCCAACTGAACCAAATCCGATGTAAATCTCTTGGCCTGCATTCTCTTTGTATGTGAGGGACAGCAATTCACCTGCACACACTTCGTAGCAGTAGTCTTGGTCAGGCATTACGGTAAACGTCACATCTGTTACTATCATTCGATACCCCTTAAAACATTCTCAATCTTACGCATTTGCTCAGCCGTGATTCGCAAGTGATTCGTCTTCCGGCCTTGCTGACTGATTTGCACATCGAAGCCATATGGATAGTTTGCTTCTTCCAATGGCAGCGGAGCTACCGTAAACAATTGCGCATCGATGTAATTTGAATTCGTACTCATGCTAGTTCCTTTTGTTGTTCGTTGATGATTGTGCCGCCGTATGCTTGTTGGTAAGTCTCTGCAACAGCTTTGAGATAAAACGTGAACACCTTACCTGTGTTCGTGATTAAGATGTATTTCATACTGTGAAGTCGAAAGCGTATTCAGGACCAACTTTGCTGACGATCACACCACACTTCAAAGCTTCGATCAACAGAGTCTCGATTCTTGCTGCAACAGCTGATGAGCATGTCACAAACATCGAACCAGCGTAGAAGTCAGCATCGATCTCGAAATTCTTTGTCACTACGTCTGTCGCAGTAGCCTCAAACTCAAACTTGTTCATCGTTCTCTCCTTAGTATGACTCTATTATAAGTCCAATTTGGAATTTGGTCAACCAATAACCATACAAAGTTGAAGGACAATAAAAAAGCCCGCGCAAGGCGGGCTAAAAGGAGAAACCTTTTAAAGTGGCTAATTAGGCCAACTTCTTAGCATTGTAGAAGTAAGTCGTCGCACCAGCAGCAGACATACCGATCTCAGTTTGGATTGCAGAGATCACAGATGTCTTGTCGCCATTCAGACGCTTGTAGATTGCCAAGGCCATATCGCCTTTGGAACCTGCACGAGGACCGTCAGACTTCTTAGCAGTCTTAGCTTTGACGGCTTTAGCCTTAGATGCGGCCACAGGAGCCTTAGTACCAGACAACACTTGAGTCATATCAGCGATTACGTTTGATTGCATTTTCTTTCCTTTGGTCTTAATTAAATCTTCTGGGAATCCCTTGTATGGGACGCCGAATTCACGTTTAGGGTCAAGTAGCCACACATTGTAGTGAGCCAGTTTACGGTCCAAATATTCTGAGTGTTCGTTGTTTGCCATTTCGTTTCCTTGTTCAGTACAACCAATTATACACAGATTTGGAATAAGGTCAACAGTTTATTTGTTCTGATTTAGACTCCTAATCCCATCCCAGCGAGGATGAAGTTCTGTGCTTTCGTAAGAATCTTTTCCTTGGTAGCGCCTACCATCGATTCGCAGATTGCCAGTTTCACAGGTTGTTTTCCACCTCCAGCCATGACTACCCCCTCAGCGAAGATGTGGAACGAATCACGGTCCATCGTCTTGAATGCATCGTACAATGCGGTCAGAGCATCGTTACCGAGTGTGTCGTTTGCCAGACGTGGCTTGCTTGAGCTTTGAGTTTTGAACATTATTCTGTCACCTCTGGGAGTTTGGCTTCGTGCTTAACTGATTGTGTAGTCTGCTCACGCAATGACAATTCAGTCTTTGCCATGATTGCTGCTACTTGGTTAGGCATCGTGCGTTGTGCCACAAACATCAAAATCGAATCATTCATCGTTCTCTCCTTAGTATGACTCTATTATAAGTCCAAATTCCAAAATGGTCAACTAGTAACCTTACAACTCAGAAGCTTATTAAGCTGCCTTCAATTCCGCAGGAATACGTGAACGTGCCGACATCTCAGCCAACTTAGCAATCAGAGCCTTCTTAGCCATGATGCTACCAGCAAAGTAGTACTTTGTCTTTTCGCGACGAACGCACTCCACCAATCGCACTTCATCGCTACCACGATAGTAAGCGTGTGCATATGCGCCTGTCAGAGCCATCTCTTCCACCAGCAAAGTTGCGCCTACTTCGGTCAATCGCTCATCAGCTTCAACCTTCGCTTGTTCTGCAGCCTTCTGAGCTTCACGCTCTTGACGGTCCGCTTCGCGTTGCACTTGATATGCGGCTTCCATCTTAGGGAGCTCCATACGAACCATCTTACCGACGTCACACATCGCTTCGAGTGCGGCTGCATAATTCTTATATGCATCTAGGTCGTCTGCAACCTCATCAGTATCGCGGCCTCCAGAAGAGTTAGATAATGTGATTCTCCAACCTGGTTCTTTTACCGTGCTAAAGCGACGATCAATATACAGAGTGATTGAATCGCCACTCCAAAAGCCAGTCACCTTGCAGCGAATCGAACCCATACCGTTGCGGCCAATGTTGACCAAATCATACTCAGCGATCTTATACATCATTCATCCTTTGTTTGCAATGACTCTATTATAAGTCCAAATCGACATTCCGTCAACGGATAAGCTTCTACTTTGTAAGGGTATTCAATTCACGCGGTCTTCTTCACACTCATCCAAATAATGCATCCAGTCATGGAATTCGATTTCGAATTGCTTTGGATCGACTGCACGCAATGTAGTGCCGCGGCCATACTCGCGGCCGCCAATCAATATCGCAGGGTATGACTCATTCATTAGCATTTCAAATTCATCGATCGTATACATTATTGCACCTCCACAACTGCATCTTCCAAGCCCTCTGGTGAAAACGTAGTCGATTTCACGTTGACTTCAACAGTACGGATTGCCTCATATACTGCATCGCGGAATTCAGTCACTAAATCTGCGAAGTATTCCTCTGCAGTTACTTTAGCATCGCCAATCATAGCCGCAGTATCTGCGTGATTGTTGTACTCACTCGGCATATCGCAACCCATCTCGATGTGAGCCTCCACTTGCCCTGCAACGATTTGAATGGCCAATTGCTTGATCAACGCCTTATCGTACATCAGCTTTTGCAATGTGTGGTGTGGAACAAACAACTCTGGGTTATGTGGCAATGCAATCATTCGGGTACTCCTTAAAAGATGACTCTATTATCAGTCCAATTTGGAATTTGGACAACTCGGGCTAAAAGTACCAGATCAAACTGTAAGCTCATTCACGGGGATGTTGACTTCTTCAATAAGAAGGTCACGATTGCGTTCGAAGCATCTCCAACGATTTTCACCCTGATCAAACAGATATGCATAATCATACACATCATTCAATACCTCAGCGAGATTGACAAAGCTTTCTGGATTGTCGTCGCCTTCATCACCGAAACGGACGATTGTGCCATCATTATCGAAGTTGCGGATCTGTCCACCATAGACGATCTCACATAGAGATTCGAAGCTGCTGTGGTGCTTTGCTAGAATTGCACCCACGTGACTAGGGTAGCCGTCATAGTGACAGTACATGCCACGAAACTCACCAACGTTATGCTGATACCCAATAAAGCTGCGTGTACTCATCTCATTCTCCTCAGTATGTCACATTCTCAGTCACGTGCAATCGACGCACAACGATATTGCCGCCCCAACGAGCATCGAAGCGCTCATTCACAACCAGCTTGACATTACAGCCCATTACTTCGAGCAATGACTTAGCTCTGTAATATTCGTCTTCACCCCAACCCCAAACCTTCAGACTGCGGCGACCATCAGCCATCTTGTCATTATAGATCACATGGCCTTTGCCAGTGAGGTCACAAACTGTGCGTGCTACCAAACGTGTCTTTGTACTCATTCTACTTCTCCTGTATCAATGACTCTATTATCAGACCAAATCGAAATTTGGTCAACCAATACCTTACTAGAGTGTAAGGTTATTCGATAATCTCAATGTCGACAGGATCTTCGTAAATCACGATAGTTGGATAGAATTCACCATCGCCGTTATAATCGTAGCCAAAATAAGCCACAACCTTGCCACCTTGTGAACATTGTTCGCCGATGAAGTTGTCATCGTTAAGTACCAATGTCATATCAGGATCTGCTTCTTTTGCTTGAATGTGTAAACAAATCTTGCCCAAATCGTTTCCAAGCATATCAGTGCTGTAATAACCATCATCTGCTCCACCAACACAATTGCTACCAACTTCACAGTTGTAAGAAACACCGAACTTGAATGACATACTGATCTCCTTTAGATGACTCTATTATAAGACCAAATTTCGATTTGGTCAACCAATAACCATACAAAGCCGAAGCTTATTGAGAATACATTTTTGTAACACCATTTTCAGTGATCATAGCACTATAGCCTTCCTCACCACCGATAGCCAAATCGACCCACTCATCGAACAGATCGTTTAACTCTTCTTGATCAGTTGCTTCCCAAAACAAAATCTGATCACAACTAGCAAAGTCACTACCACGTTGTAATGTCACATTCACAGTAGATCCAGAAACATTGTTATCAGAATAATACTCACCATCTTCAATCGAAACAACCTCAACCAAAAACTTTGTCATAACAGACCTTTCATTTAATCGATGACTGAATTATCACACAGTTTTGGAATTTGGTCAACCAATAACCAATCAAAGTGTAAGCTTACTCGGCCGGGGGCGATTGGCACTTTTGTTTCCGATAGAGATAAAAAAGGGAACCTTTCGGTTCCCAATTTTATTCTTCGTTTGCTACTTCTAGTTCACACAATTCTAAAAACTTAGCATAATCAGCTTTACTCATTAATATCCAAGAAATATCATATTCAATACAATAATTGACTAACACATAATCACTATTATTTTTCAAAAATGAATCATACTTAGCTACCATTTCATCAAACTTAGCTAATTCTAACTCACCTTCATCATAATCAAAAAGTTCCTCTTTATCTTGAACAGTAACACTATTGACTACCTCAGTATTATATTTGTCTAAGAAATAGCCACAATAGCGAATTCCTTCCACTTTAAAATAAGACTCTAAAGAATCAAATTCTGTTTCAAAAGTTAACGAATCTTCATCCACACCAAAACTAAACACTTTTGTATTCATTTCAAATTCCTTTTTCATTTAAACAGAAAACCAATTATAATACAAATTTCAATTTTGTACAACTTTTTTTCAAATAAGCTTACATTTTAGTAAAGTATAGAAAGGACACTTTCGTGTCCCTCCCACTTTTAATCAAACAAAAACTTACTATTATTTTTCTCAATATCATACACTAAACCATCACTAATATAATTTTCTAAGTCACACTTATTAGTCAACCCACAAACATCTTTCAAATTTGCCATCAAATCATTATAATCATTTTCATTAATTGACACTTCAATGTTCAACACAACTTTTGCTACTTTCATACTATCCCCTTTTAAAAAGTTTACATTTTATCAAATTACAAATATATTATAATACAAATTTCAATTTTGTACAACTTTTTTAAAATAAGCTTACATTTTAGTATGTTATTATTTCACATAATAATATTCTCTAAAATCATCCTCACCATAACAACAAACATACCTCATTTTCTCACAACCCAAATCATCATCAAAATCACTAAAAACAAACTCTTTCAATTTGTTAATATCTTTTTCACTAAAATCTTCATCAACAATAGAATTTAGAATATCATCCACATTCATCAATTCAACTTCATTATTATTACTAATCTTCTCATAACCATATATTTCACCACTACCACCAACAAACTCATATACACCACTACCCTCAAATTCAAAATCAAAATCAACATTCTTTTTAATAAAATCAACACTCACACCAAAACCAAAAACAACTTTATTCATTTTTTTATCTCCTAAAACACTATTGTACAATAGTTTTGGAATTTGTACAACCAGTACCCTTCAACTCTAGTCTGATACTTACAGCCTAGTTGCCGACTTCCCAAAACCATGTATAATAGGGTCATTCGAAAGCAACTGGGGTGGACGGCGGCTGCGGACAAATGACTTTTAGAATAAGCGTACAGCTCAGTCTGATACTAATCGCCTATGTTGACCAACTTTCGTTTTTGTCAGATAATCGTGGTTCAATAGGAGATAACGATGAAAGAGATCACAGTAACACTAAACGAGCAGCAAGTCTCGTTAGTTCTCGGAATGATTTGGCATGGCAAAAGATTAGGCATTTTCGATGAAAGTGAACTAGATCTAGTCAATGGCACTGAATCGCTGTTTTGTGATTTAGAAAACGACATTTATAACCAGGGGAAGTAAATGAGCAATATCGATCAAGAGTTGGAAGAATTAGTGGCACTGTGTGAAGAGTACGACTATTGGGCTAACCAGGGTACTGAGTTTGACACATATGGCGACAATGCATTTGAAGGAGAATGAATCAATGACTAGCTATTTGGTGACTAAGCAGAATGCAGATGGTAGCTATGATGAGGTAGGAATGAATAACCGCTGTATTATCAGTGGCTATAAAACATTCCGAAATGCATTCAAATATGGCATTAATCCATTCGGAAATGGCAAGACCGTTAGAGTGGAAGTGTATGGAAATAATATCTTTGGTAAGCCTTCTGGCGTATACACATATAGTACTACAAAGTGAACGGGGCAATTGGCTATTCCTAGCTAGTTGTCAATACACTAAAACTGTGGTATAATGGGATTCATTCAATCGCATGACTAGTGCGAGGATCAGTGGCGCTTTTGTTTCCAGGTTTGTGGGGGCAGAGTGGCTATTTTGTTTCCAGAATGAAACTGGCACTTTTGACTGAACAAGGATGAATATGGCTAAAATTTGGTACTCAACGCTGAAAACTGAACACAAAATCAGCAACACGTTAACACTAAAGGCTGGTAGCGTTTTCACTGTAAAGAAGCTGCCTGCTGACTTAGTGTCATGCACTGAGCTACACGGGACACAAACATGCTACATCTTTCCGCGCGTACTCTGCCAGCTAATGATGACACAGCCTAGCGTTGACTTGGATGCAGTTATGGAGGAGTCTTTCCTGCTATGTGAAGCGAACTACTGCTGATTGCTGGACCACTTTGGTCTATCCCTAGAGTCGACTGCAGGGGCTACATACTAGTTTAAGACGCGCGCATATACTGTACGACTGAACTATTTTCCCGCACATCATTCTATATTCCCGTACATACTAGTTTAAGATGCGGTATTAATATCTGCAAGAAGTAATACGAGTATTTCTCATAAAAATACATTGTTTCCTATATATTAGGATTAATCAATTATGGAATATACGTATGCTTATCACTGTTTACCTCCGGGATAGAACGCTCAGAACGTCCGATAAGGGCGATAAACAATTTTACAACGATCATGGTCGGGCATGGGAAAAGGTAGCAATGATCAAAGATTCTGGCAATTATGCTAGTGTTATTGATCGTCTCAAGAAGCAATATAATGTCTCTGATGTCTATGAGGATGCTATTGTAAAGAAGAAGTGGGGATGGAAATACTTCACTGAAGATGAGAAGATGAAGATGGTTGCTGCTGTTAAGTTAGCTAATACCGGTAAGACTATGTCTGATGAGACTAAGGCGAAGATGGCTATTGCTAAGCGTGGTAAGCCTAGTAATGCTAGGGGAAGTCGTAAGTCTGCTATGGGTAAGGCTCTTGTTGCCATGGCTCGTATGGGTAAGCCGACTACGACTGGATTGAAGTGGTGTCATCATCCTATTACTGGATCAGAGGGGCGAAAGCGCGAATTACCCGAAGGCTGGGTATGGGGTAGAAGTCCTGAGGTTAAGGACTATCTAAGAAGATATTGAGTGCTGTTTATTCAGCGTCAGCTATCCTCTGTTGCTCAATATACTCAGTCAGGATCTCTTCAAAATCATCCAACAGATCACGGTCTCCATGATCATCAAAGTCTGATAGATTAACTGTTGGCCGAATATGCTTGATTCTCTCCAGAATTAGCGTTCTCAGTGTATGCGAAGAGTTTGACATAATATTGAAATTCCTTAGGGCAATGTTCTGGATTCGGTAGCATATCACCATAGTGCGCTACCATCTTGTTGTATGTATCAATGATTTGTTGCTCTGTCACGATAAGAATTCCGTCACAATAGCAACAACAAAACATACAATACCGGCAAATGCCCGGTATTCCTTACTCATATCAGGAACCAAGTAGATTGTCCCGATAATACACATGAATTGAGCTGATGTCATTGTTTCACTCCAAAATGATTGAGCAACAACTGCTCGTGATGAGTAGCCCCATCGTCTTCCGATAACACATCGATACATTCTCTCACAAGCAACTCAGCAAACTTATCCGCCAAAGCCGTTGTATCTGCATTTGGACCAATCTCCAAATGTGCCTTTGCTAGGATAGCATGGAACTTCTTTACATTATACTTCATTATTCAACCCCGCATCTTTTTTAATTCAGCAACCGATTCTATCGGCGCCTTGCCATGATAGAAGTTTGCTTTTAACTTAGTCCATTCTTCTGATGTAGGTGTTGGAATCTTATCCCACCCACATACAACCCCTACCCACTCTGCCCACAACCCAGATTCAACATGCGGATTGTCTTGCAGATATTGTGCATTTTGTTCTTCTTGGGTTAATTCTTCATCGTTCCACATCATTGAACCCCGAAATGTGCCTTCAAATCACTAGCAATAGCAAATGCTGTGATCCACTTTGTATCTTCGCCGCGTTCATATTTGTAATCATGCTCGATTTTATCAGCACATTCCCGAACAATCAACTCAGTCAACCTTTCGGTGTATTGTTTTTTCCAGTTTTCGAATAGCATGCTGGAATTATCAGACCGAGCATATAGATCAGCCTGCTCAGCAAGTTGCTTGGTGCGATCGTTCATCAGTACATCCCAAATGTGTCTAATCCGAAATTGCCTCTGATCAGCTTCGATGCATCCAAGAAAGTTTCACCAACTATGGTATTCCCACCACCTGCACGCATTCCATTATCCGCACATACCTTAGCACACTCTAGGATAATCAGCTCGGCGAGCTTTTCGAACTTCTTCAATGTATCGTTATATTCGCCTGTGCTCATGTGAATATGAATTAACCTATGCTCTTTAGCAAGTTTTTCGATTCGATCATTCATTCCGTCCACCATTGAACTTTTAACGCCGTCAGGATATCACGAGCAAGCAATACTTGACCTGCATGCTCACCTACCTGGAAAGCATCGTCAACGTTGCCACCAGCATAATCGTCAATGATCTTATCTTCGTCCTCATCATCATAGAAGCATTCACTACTAGCAAGTTTCTTCAATCGCTCAATTAGTTTTTCATCCATATTAAAAGTTTCTTTCCTTTTCCATTCGTCTTAGGCAACTCTCAATCGTATCACCTGGCTCGAGCTCATAGCTACACCCAATCGTTCCACCCTTCCAGCTTCCCGACCGTTCGCCGACCTCATCAGAGAACTCAACATCAATCACTTCACTGACCCGGGTCAGCCATGGAAACCACTTACGATGCCACTTACGCTTCTCAATAGTACAAGTCGCAGTTCTTTCCTGTATTGTACCGTTTTTGAGAACATAGGTAAACGGATGTTGCTCTTTGTATGCTTGATCCTTTTTGAATTCGTATGATTCAAAGTTCTTCATCAGCGCCCAACGCTGCTGTTTGTCTTTGACCCAATGGCCATCGAACTCATAGCTGAAGAATGGTAGGTCCCATGTAATCCACGTCTTACCCTGAACCTGACCAATTGATTCATCATAATCGCCACCGATCATTATCCAAAACGTATCACCATGAATATGAATACCATACTGTGGTAAATCACAACCTTCTTTCAGCTTGGTTTTGAACGGAAGGTAGAAGTGGAACACACCATAGCCTAGTGCAATACTGATAGCATATCGCGAATCAAAGTATCCACCACGATGTAATAGTAGCTGAAATGATGGACGAGGAGCAAAGTATCCCCATTTGAAATCGATTGACTCTTTATGTACTCGAGTCACGCCAAGCATTCTCATCCATCTTGGTACTTCGTGTGAGTATAGTTGTTTCATAATTCAACCTCAATAAAATTATCAATTGAGCTTCGGCAGGCGAGCAACATCATGCAAATAACATCAATGTCTTTTCGTTGTTGCCAAGTCCCGACTTTGTATCCCCAGATGTCTTCATACCCATACAAGTTGTCGCTGTGAACGTACACAATGTCGTTTAGACGAACATCGATATTTTCCTCAATCATCGTACCTGCAAGTGTTCTGCGAAATATATTGAATTGATCATAGGTACCAGCTATGACAAAGATTTTTCCGTTCATTCTGAATCCTTAGAATGGGATATCATCATCCCAGCTGGCCGGATAGACAACTGGCGCTGGTTTGGGTGCGACATATGCTGGATTGTCGAAGTTATTAAACACTTCCTGATATTCATACCAAGGGACACTACGCAACCGGTCTTGGTTGTCTGTCAGTATCTCTACCTTATCCAAACTAGAATAATCACCACTCGGAGCATCATGGGTAGTCACATACCCCTTGTAGTATGTGCCATCCCATTGTCCATTGACAACGCGGAAATCGAAGTGGTCGGGAGCGATCTCTTGCTTAACATCAACAAGAAGATCTGGTCTACCCGCGCGCCCAAGCATTAGTCTCATCGCGACACACTCAGCTCAGCAAATGGATTGTCCCAACATGCATCGCGATACTCGCGGACAAATTGACACAGCCCGTTATAATCACCCCACCCATTTGGCGGATTGAGTGCCTTATACTTCTCTGGGTCTGCCATTAGGATACCCAAACCAACGTTCAAGTAATCGGCAATCTCATGTGCTAAAGTAAGATCATATTCTTCTGGTCGCCACAACACATGATACAATGTCAACGGAATATCCGTATGAGGATCGAGGACAACGGCCTTAGCCATTGCGCCTAGATTATGCGTAATGTTGTAACTGAAGACAGACGATGGCTTAGTTACCAGCAAATCAACATCTAAACTCATACTTCACCACCATAATATGCAATCAACAACTCCAATGCAGCAATCAACCTGATGTTATTGCCCAAATCGTCCGGATGAAGGTATGCACCATCTTCCAAATGCGCTCTTGTCTCTTCTTTCAAGTACCCATGCTGATCAATCATCGATGCTAATGTAATGCCATCGGCAACCTCATATGGGATTTCTAGACCTTTACTCATAGATCGTCCTCATCGTCGAAGTAGAATCCACACTTCTCGAGATCTAAGTCGGCTGGGAACGTCAGCACCATGCTAGGCACACCTTCATTACCATACATCATCTCATCCCAGTCTGGACCATCTTCATCTAGTTTAGCATCGACGATTGCTTTGTTGCGATACCAACGCATGCCGGCACTGCCATCACCATAGTCGCATGTTAATCCGTAAATTGTTTGTGTCATGGGTTCAATCCAAATCCAGACGCATCAAGTGCATCCATCTCTTTTGTCCAACGTTCGAGCATCTTGCGGAATCGCTTACGATTCTCTTCATCATGGAAGATATCGCCACTGAATACAGCAGCATCGACATCATCGATTGCGCCCATCTCTAGGCGGACATATGCTTCATTATAATCCATTATTCACTTTCCCTGTAATGCCATTTCGTGTTTTTAAGTGGCTCATGTAAATCAGCAGGATCTACTAGAGCAAACAACTCGCCTCTTGGAACGTGTTGTGCTGGTGTGTATGATGGAACATAGCAAGATCCATCATCTGCTAGCTTATCCTTCCACACCCATCCATATACACGGACAGCTGGCTTGGTTGTGTCGTCGCTCATCGAATCCCCAACACATTCTTTATGTCCTGAGCCTTAGCATCCATACCAATTTTGAATGCTTTGTTCATCAGTCGTGCAACCTCTTCTGGCGTATATGGCCGCTCACTTTTAAACTCAATAATGTTCGTACGTGCCGGATCACCGTCCCAGCAACACATGATGTCGCCGTCATTGTTTGTGAGGAAATATGTTTTGCTCATTCCTTCATCCCGAAATGTTTTTTAATGTTGTTCACGTTACGGTTAAACTGTTCCAATGCCAAATCGCTCTGCATGCATTCATCTGTCCACAGCGCAGCAAATGTTTCCCAAACTATCAACTCAGCGAACTTTTGGTTGAATATCTTATCAGTATCGGGGCCATCATTCCAATGCTCCTCGAACTGGTTAGCATATACTTTAGCCTGTTCAGCTAAAATGTGGATATCTTCATTCGTTATCATTGCTCAATTCCGAAATGTTTTCTAATCTTCTTCGAACACTCGCTGACAACATACCCGTTCGATTCCAATTCAGACACCGTCCAACACTGCCCAATGCATTCCTCTATGAGCAACTCGGCGAACTTTTCTGTATAACCTGCAGGAATATGTGACGATATTGGAAAATTAGTATTATCCATCGCCCAGAGTTTAGCCTGCTTATCAAGTTCTTGGATTCGTTCGTTCATAATACAACCTTTGCTTCTGGTTTGTATACTTCGAATCGTTCGTTGAACTCAGCATTCCATTGCTTGATTGGAGTCCAATACCCATGATCCCAGTCCTTATCATTTTCATAGAAGATATAAGAACAGTTTTGATCGGCACGTAGCAATAGCTGGTTGTCCTTTATAACAAACCCGAGGTGATTGGGGTTACTATCAAAGAATACATGATAACCCTTCTTCATATAGCGATTGATCTTCGCAGCCTTCTTCAGAGCATTGCGATAGCGTGCCTTGTAGATATTCATTGCTGTGCTCTCTTATTCCATAGTTCAGTTGCTTCTGGATTATTAAACAACACAGTAGAACCGGACGGTGTTCCGCCCACATAGACAGAACGAGTCGTTCCACCACATTCACCACACATGATTGCATAGCGCAATGCAGGCTGACCTTCATAACGATATGTCAGCTTACTACTCCCACAGAAGGGACATGGCTTGGCTTGTTCCATTGTTTAACTCCACGATATACTAATGTGTGAGAAGATCCAGATGAAAACATCTACGATCTTCCATAACGCTAGTATACATGCAATTGCAATAACTGTCCACGTTGATTTGGAAAAAATCCAACTAATATCACTACTACCGAAGTACATTACGTTGTCCGCCACGTCGCTAGTTGTACTACCTGGTCGAGTGTCGTGCCTTCATTCGTCAGTGCATAATCCAACATAACCTGCAACGCCTTGATAGCGAACCCACTAGCCAACGCATAGTAGATACACTTATCAAGTACTTCCAGGATCTGGATAGCCTTTGGCTCTGCATCCCACGCCTCAATCAATGGAAACATCGAATGATCTAATTGATCACTCGGAGCTTCTAACAATAATGCTTTCAAATCACTTAATTCACTCATGCTTCATTCCGTTCTGCTCTGTGTGTTGGGCATAAAGTACTAACCCATCCATTATTATCACCACGTGTTCCACGCTCACCGCATATCTCACAACTACGACCAGCCCATGACTCAGCCATTTCAACTAATCCACGAACATAAGCGTCCCCGCCATCATAATAGAATCGAAGGCTGCCGAACTTCTCTTTGATCTGTGCAACAACTACTTGCTCAACTGGCTCTACGCCTCGTTCAGGATACTTGTCGATGTTGAAGTTGATCCAATCGATGTGCTGTTGAATATGTGAGCATAGAATCTCGACAATTGGCCACCAACCTTCACCAATAGCAAAACCACCATATGGTTGTGAGAACATCTTTGGATACTCTTCATGCATCCGCTTCTCGAATGCATCATATCTTGTAGATTGATCACTCATTTGTTTTCCTTTTGGTTAGATGTATGTCCGGAATTGACGGCCTTTGCGTAAATACTCCATCGCTTCATCCATGTTGCCATTACATGCTGTTAATGCTTTCTTACATTCCATCATCGGGCAATCTGTCATTTCACGCAGATGTTGTACAGCTTCGGCTGTTATTTGCGTCTTGCTGTACAAAGCCTCATATCTCGCTTGAGTCTCTAGAAATTGGGGAGTCTTCAGACTAGCTTCACTATAACCACCATCGCCTGCCATCGCATCAGCTCCAGCCATGATGTTAGCAATCTGATCCTCATACGCTGATGCAGGTAGCGGTAATGCGACACCATATAGGTCAGCGATGTTGTTGATATGGCGTTTGGATATTACATTCTCTGGCGAGCTAACACCATTGCGTGGCATGTGCAATTGAATCATCGCAATACAATCCGCTGCGATCAGCTCAGCGAACTTACGATCGTATGTTAGAGGATCCCACACCATCTCGCCAGCACGTTGAGGACCATACTGCTCTGCAGCATACTCCATCGCTTGCTTACTCAGTTTTGAAACTCGATCAGTCGTCATTATTATACCCAACTTCCTCGCAGATATCTTCAATCAACTGTAATGCATTCTCTGCAATACGATCTGTTTGGTATATCGTTTCAGCACAGTGAATGTCTTGCTCTTCAATAAACTTTGCACACAATGCCCACAGCCGTGCCATGTCTTTCACACTTGGTTCATCATTAATCATGTTTAGTTCTTTCGCTCATATTCAACACCATCAATCAAGATCGTAGTGTTTCCTGCCTTATCACTTTGGCGAACAGCCGTAGCGTTACCACAACGTGCAACAGTAATAGCAACACCAGCACCATCTTCTAATCGATAGAACTTACAGTCTTTCAATTCGTCTGGAAGGACAGGGTAGTACTTCTGCTTGGCGCTCGGCGAGCAAGCAGCCAACATAACAACACCCAATACAATTAAAATCTTTTTCATTTCACAACCTTTAACTGGACAACGTTGTCCTTATGTGCATGCATCTCACACATACCATGCTTCTGATCGAAGAACACAATACGATCAGACTCTGGCATCGAACATCCATAGCCGATTATACTCATTATCGATGTTTTAGTAAAGTGAGCCTTGTTCCAAGGATGGCCTACAATGGGTTGCTGATACCGACAATTGCAACAGCACGTTCCCGACGTATTGCCGCCCTCCTCAGACCAACCCTCGTAGCATGGATCGCTCATGCTGGCACTTCAATCAATTGGAAGATACGCCAGTCACGTCGATCGGCCACTTTCTTCTTCTTGTTCTCTTCTTGCACATACCCCAAGAAGCTCTGTGCCTGTGCCATAGTACCGTAGAAGAGTTCATTGCCATATGCATACGTTCCAACTGATCCAGACTCACCTTCCCAGTAGTGACCGACAGCATACATAAACTGTTTTGCTTGTTTCTTCTTAGCCATTGTTGTTCCTTAGTAGGTAGTAGCGATATTCACCAAGCTCAATGCAGCGTCTGCGCAGCTTATATGCTTCTAACTTTTGTTCGGGTGTCCAGTTCTTATCGCCAACGTTGTGCAGATGGACAAACTGAGATTGAATGTATTCCAACTCAATCTCAGTCCCTCTCCATGTTTGCTCAGTCTCCGTCATGCAAACACAGTTTTAGCCACAGTCGAAGCCAACTTGCCATCATACTGACCAGCAAAGTTTTCTTTCAGGTGCTTCATAAACTCTGGCATCGACGCCATTGTGGATGCAATATCCTTCAAGCGAGCCTCGTCCAATTGTGTTGGTAGGAACTCTTCCAAGATCATTCGCTCAATCACAAACATCTCAGCATTCTGACCGCGAGTAGTCAATGCGTCGATTGTTTCGTTTGTGTTCTTGATGAACTTCTTAACAACGGCAACAACTTCAGCGTCTGTAGTTTCACGGTCGCCAGCGTTCTTACCAATCATTGCGGCTTCACCGAGCAATGTGGTGTACAGGCTAGCAATTGGTAAACCCTCTTTGCGAGCTGCCAATTGCTTTTGTTTAATTTGTTCCATCAACGTCATAATATACTCTTTTGTTTGTTTATGATTTGATTATAACCTCAAATGGTGAGTACAACAACGCCTCGGTCCACAACCACCACAACACTGCTCCAGCGAGTGCAGTTATAACTTTGGACGTTAATGTATTAGGAACGCCCCCGATGTTGTACTTGCCCATCGTGTCGAGGAACAAGAGCACATATACGATCGTGAGATACAACAGGAACGCACATACGCATAGGAAGCCGATGACTGCCATCATTCTTCCTCGTCAGTATGGCCCGAGACATAATCCGATAGCTCTTGCATCGCATACAGGAAGTTCAATCGCAATGTGTGGAATTGCTCATCTTTGATCTCATCCCAGTTCGAATATGACTCGAAAGCATATTCAATTCCATCCTGGTCGATGACATCTTGCACTACGTTGAAATGATTTACTTTCTTCTTGACCATATCTTCTCCTTCAAAATCGCATGCATGTATTTTACCGAACAAAGGAGAGCCAGAGTCATATGCCAGCCGCCAACCGCTATCGGTATTCTTCCAGTGCAGACCACGATATCCACAACGAGTGCATGTTATGTTGGTCCTTGGCATGACGGACAAACGTTTGCGTACATATGGACCTTCGGCATAAGCTCCATAGTCATAATCCGATTCATCAGCGAATCCATCACCGTTCAGTCCACCCCAAAACATAAGTCACCCCAATAGTCGTCCAGATTCAAATGCAGCTTTTAACCACACAATATGATTGGCTTCTTTGCCGAGATCGGACTTGAAGCCGTTGAGTGACTCCCAGAATCGTTCACCACGTGTACCGTAGTTCTCAATCTCACAGAACCAATCCTCAAACGTATTATACTGGTAGATTGTAATCTCATCAACCGAGTCTGGTTGGTTCAATGCATCTTGAGCCATGGCAGTAGCAAGACCAATCCGTTTCATCACTTGCTTCTGATATTCGGTTAGATCTGGATTGCAACCATATACAATCAGCTCACGTGTTGAGCGTAGTACGTCCTGCATGAACGCAATGGTTTCTTTATCTGTCATAATTGAGTCAACGCCTTTCCTAGCATCAAAAATAGAAAGCACATATACAATATGCCAGCAAGGACACAAAGCTGCCCAACAGTGTAGAAGATATCCCAGAACTTAGACATTTTTAAACAGCAATTCTTTTCTAGCAGTGTCAAACACATCAGGCATTACCTCAGCAGCAATGCGACGACCAATCTCCTGATACACTTCTTGTAGTTGTGCGTCAGGTGACTCATATTCATTTGTCGATACTCTGATCTCAACTCGTTTGCCATTGATATCCATCAGCACAGCAAAGTTGTTCTTACCAGACAGGACTTCTTTCATTACAAATACTCTGCCTTTGACAATATTAGAGTCAAGCTCGATCGATGCGATCACCTTATCGCGAGCAGCTTTCTCCATCTCTTTGAGTAAGCGAACCGATGCATCGGTCGGTGCTCGCTTCTCGGTTACTGTTGCAGTCAAAGTTGAAGCATTGAAGTGCCTATTGACGTGTATTGTATCAAACATTTTCATACTCCAACTCTACTGGTGCGTAGTATACTGGTGAAGTTGAATGATCGCGCAATACCCATACACGTTTGTATGATGGCTCTACAAATTCAACCACACCGGTGGCTCCACGATGGAACCCAGCATTCTCACTTGCACGTACTCGATCGCCACGCTTGAACATACCAACGTGATACTTCATCCGGACATATGCTATAGCACTAGCAGGATCGGCACATCCTGAAATATCTTTACATACCTGGTCGAGCAAGTGCTCTGCAAAGAATGGGGTGAAGTCGTTATGGTATGTTCCTTCCATACCGTACTTCTTGCAGAATGATGCATTAGCACGCTCGATCACTTCTTGAATCATCACATTACTCATTGAATTTAATCCGGAAACAAGTTTTGTCTTTGAACTTACGGTAGGCCACTGCAGTGAAAGATGGTGGCTTTGGAGGCTCACTTGGTTGCATCTTACGCCACTCTTTGTATGCCACAATTGTCACCAACAACACAAACGCCCCAACCAACATGAGGAAGATGATCGAATATGGCAAGAGCGCGCTACCTGTAAAGATTGCCAAAGCAATATCATAGAAAGAGAATCCGACCCACAACGTACCTAACGTGATGAAGGTTCCTGCAACGAGTGCCCAGAACGAACCAACCATCACTGCTCGTGTATACTCACAAATGTCGGTACCGCAGTTGGGGTAGATTCGCTTCTCGCCAAAGTTAGCGAGCCACAGATGCCATGATTTGTTTAATGTTACTTCCATACTATTCCCAAATTGCAATCATAATCGCCACGAAGAGTGTCACCGCAGCACCACCAAATAAAAATACTCCAAGCCACTGAGCCCACCGAGGAACATCAATAGCTTTTTTGTTGCCAATGTATATCACATATGGAACTATCAGCACGAGAAACGTGAAGAACAACTTAGCTATCAATAATTTAATTGTCATCTTAGTCTATCTCAAAAATATAATGACCACCACGACGAGATTGTACCCATGTCGTATGCCATAGGCTATCATTCTCTTCCATCGATCGAATGATAGCTTCATTACCAGACCAGCCAGCAGTAGACAATTCATAAAGATACACAACCTTATCTTTATCCCAATCGTGCGGAGCTTCGCCTTCAGCCCAACCGAAATGCTTCATTGCCCACAAGCTCTCAATGAATATGAACCAACCCTTCTCATCCTCGAATGGCCATAGCTCAACAATCGTTAGAGCATCAGATGTTGGATAACCGTCCTCATCGAGGAACTCACCCTTAGCTAGCAAATTGTCGACGACGACCTTCTCTGCAGCCTTTTGAATCTCATACTCACGACGGAGCTTTTCCATATCGAGTTTCATTACATTCTTTCTTCTGGCACTTCAATGTCAAAGTGCATCATAATGGCATTACCGCAACCCATAGCACCACCCCACATACCAGAGAACAATTGCTTGCCCATGTCTGTAGTAAAGTCGCTAGTCTTAGCGGCATGAGCTTCCTCAGCAACCACATCGCAACGACCAACGCACTCTTGGATGATAGAGCGAGTGTACTCAACAAGTGCCTCGCTATATGGGAGGTTGTGTTGGAAAGCGATCTTATCGATTAGTTCTTTATTCATCTTGTCCTTATGTTGTCGTATAGTCTATGACCTTCACGATGGTCACAGCATGCTGGATATTGTACACCAGTCATACCAGTACAGCCACTAGCTAAATGTATTTTATTGCACTTGGGACACATCCAAGCATAACCAGTCTCTGCCGCAAACCCAAACATTCCGGTACCAGGCAATCGTTCGCTGCTCGACTTATCGTAGCGATAACGGTATGTGTAGATGTCGTTGAACACGGCAGCCAATCGCTTGCGCTCAGCGGCACGCTCGCGTTCCTTACGACGCTCAACAGCAGCCTTGTAAGATATGCTCCAAGTCTCACGGATGTCTGTAAGGAAATCAATCATTATTACATAACCCAAACAAAAGATTGCCCGCTTGCTTCGGAAACGTAGATCCCCAATCAGCAATAAAGTCGATATCTTCCTGCTCGTTGTGACCATTCGCCTCGCCAGGAGGAGAAGCGATGTAGTACTTGATACCATCGTACTGGTCTTCGACCTGCACAATGCCAACCATTGTACGGCCACAGAACCAGCGGACGTCTCTAACTACGTGACTCATACTACAGATGCAAGCTCATGCAATGATGAGTTCTTAGACAGGATGCGATTGTATTGCAATGTACTGATGTGATCATACGTTTCTTCTACACGGTCGTATTGCTGGTCGCCAGGAACGCCATTAACATATGAGCTCCATTGGAACAACTCTGTGGTACCCTTCTTGTAGTACACGTGTCTGCTTGAAGGAGTGCTGATCTGAGCGAACTTCATCGTCTCATGCTTCTTCTCTTTCCAGTTGTATGACTGACGCTCAACATAACCGACGTATTTGGCTTCGAATACGTTTGTACGATGTGTGCATGTAGTGACAGCAAACACTGACTCGTTAGGTTGGATCACCTGACCGAAGTCGTTGATGAAGGGGGCTACAATTCGTTTTGACTTGCTCATAATATTTCCTTATTTCGTTACCAATGCGACTAAACCAATATACGTTATAGCATGAAGATACTGATCAACACCAAGTGCCCACCAGAACTGTTCATGCTTATCCGACTTCCAACCATACCAAGCGTTGATGTTCATCTTCAACCAGTCGATGTGGTAATGGATTATACAATCAAACAACCCTAACCAAAACGCTGCTTGTGGTGCATAATGTGTGAAGCACAACATAGTACCAACACCATGCAAGAATGCGTGGAACATGCCACCTGGATGCATGTATGTCCCTTTGTTCATCCACTGCCATGGGCCTTGGAGAGGGAAGTCCACAATCAAATGCTTCGTAAACAAAGCAAGCATCAAGATGAGAATTTCGTTCATTTAAATATCCAATGCAGTTGGTTGATCTGTTCGCTCAATGTATACTTTCAAACCTTTAGCTGTTGCTTGGTCGATCATATTCTTAGTACCTTTTGACTTACCGTCCCACACCGCAATCAAAGCATCAGCATACTCTGCCATCTGCCCATTACGAATTGGTCCTGCCTTACGTCCATGTCGGTCCCAGTCGGCCATAAACAACGCTAAGTGTTTATTATACTTCTGAGCGTATAGTACAGCAAGCGTATCAACACCCTTAGCTCCGCCCGAGACTACTTGCTCGATTTCGAAACCAGAGTTGTTGACTGCTCGTTCAACTAAGTCAAAATCGGTGACATCTCTGCCACCTGCAATGATTACGTTCATCGCTTGACCAATCGTGCAATTTCGTTGATCAACCAAATCTTAGGAGCAACCCATACCATGATAAAGTTGTTCAAGTTAATGAAGAACGCAATGATTGATATAACACCCATACCGCCACCGAATAGAGTAGCTCCGATGCGTCGATCATCCCACGAATATCCATCAGCTGGATATCCGCGTGAGTTCATAATACCAACTCGAATACACAACCAGAATGCAATACAAAATACAATTACGCTGATTGCCACATATGCTGAAATACTCGCTCGTCCAAATGCAACATACTGCAATGCGATATCTGGTACTTGTTCCGCAGCAAATGTACTAGCCTTATCGACTGTTGTTGCAATCGAACTCATAATGGAATCTGCACGATCCAACAATTGTTGTTGGAGTGGAGTCAGTTGGTCATTTGCTGCTACTGCAACTTCTTTCTTAGACATTACTAATCCTTACATGAACAATGTGATAATCCAACCGATAAACACAGACACCAACGGACCACCGATTGCTTTGGCAATGATAGTGCCGATCATATCAGAGCTCGAATTCTTATCGACCTTGATTTTGTCGTTGTTGAGGTGTACTGTGAACAATCCAATGATCACAGAAATGCCCAACGCCGTAGCAATACCGATTGCTGGTAAGCCGATTGGCACCAGGAACCAAGCCCATAGCGTCGACAGTGCCCAGCCACGAATGACGACACCAAAAAAGACTAAACCAACTATAAACAAAGCCAACATCACTTTTCCCCTTTGAGATACTCGCCTGTGCGAGTGTTACCATCACCACCATATGGAATGCATTCTTCATCCCATCCTGTAGTCTTCTTCATATCTGCCATTTTAAATGGGACTACATGAAATGACAACTGGCTTCGGTCTAGATCGTTGAATGCGTCTCGCACATTCTGTTCTGCAACATCCCAACACGAGTCACCATCATCATCAGCGACGATTACATAATCAAATTCAACAGTAACACGAAATAGTTTCTTTCTCATTTCTTTTTCCTAGTTTTCTTTTCTGGCGTATCGGCAGCAAGTGCAGCCTTTGCTTGCTCAGCCACATATGCATCATGGTCTTTCATCATAGACTCGAACACAGATTTAGACACGACCTCATCGTTGCATTTGAACGTCCACTTATCTGTCATTACGAATGGTGGACTAATTTCCACATCAGGAACAACAGGCTTGACCACCTTAGCTGCCTTCGTCACGACAGCTGGAGTCGTAGGTGCCTTCTTAGCGGCCGGCCTAGCAACAGGTTTAGCGACTGGTTTCTTAGTGGCCATTATAATATACCATCCAAGTACATCTCATACTGCTTGCGGGTCATTGCTTCCTGCTCGGCATCAATATCGACGCCATACTTCTCGAGCATTTCCTTACGATATGCTTCAGTAGTCAGACGTGGGTAGTACTGCTCCTGGAATTGTTCGTATGATAATACCTTTTCCGTCATACCGCATCATCTGCCTTGACCGCGTACTTGAGGTGATATGTGATTGCCACATCTTCTGGTAGCAACAGCTGCTCGACATATACAGATGCTTTGTCTGTTGCTAGATGTTCGTCGTCATCCTGCAAGTGATCCAAATCGCCTGACAACTGGTCTACCATATAATTCCAAAGATTACTCATTTAATGTCGCTCCTATTTTCTACACAATAATTTACAATGTTGGCTGGATAATGATCAGTATCGCTTAGGACAGACTTACATGATACGGTGAACGTCACATAGTCTTCATCATACTCTTCTTGCATGAAGAACCCATACAGCAATACGATTAAGAAGGCAATGACTCCATACTTCAATACAGTACCAATAAAGTTGGTAGCGTTATTGAGAAATTCCAGAATCGTCATGGTTTGATTTTCTCTACGATCACTTTGTTACCTGCATCTTCGCCCAGCGACATATTATTATGAATAGCTTTAACCAGCCCTTTGCGGTGCAACGATTCGACGTTGAGCAATACGATGAACACATTGATTCGTTTAGTAATCTCATCAATCTCGGCTGGTTCAAGGCCTTCGCCTGCAGCAAGGATCTCAGCAATCAATAACAACTCACCAACACGGTCGTTAGTCTCATCCTTGCATGACTCAGCAATTCCTAACAACTCAGTCAAGTCGTGATCGGACAGCTGCTGGAGGAATCGGCCAACAGTAACATACCCTTCATTCTTTGCCTCCATTGCAACGAGCTTAGTGACAGCAAGCATGTCCTTGCTTGCAATGATCCTATCCAGGTTGACACTGAACGTGCCATTCTCGTTGAATTCTTCGTCATTCATTATCTTTATCCTTCTTGGGGCTGATTTCGATTGAGGTATAGGCCAACATCATAAAGATCATCCAGCCACTAATATAATACACACTCAGGCATGTGGATATAACAAGTACAATATTCTTGATCATTATCCACATTAGCGATCGTTCGCTCATAGGTCATCCGTTTCAATTGGGACCCACATGCCGCCTCGTTTGAATTCACGACGCCATTTGTGGTATGTTAGGAAACAAGTATACACGCACCACCCTTGATCGTTATCGAAGTTGCGCATACTGAAAAAGGTCTTCCATCGTTTGAACGGAAGACGCAAAACGATTGCGTAGCTAATTGGGCAATCTTTAATGAATGTGTCGACTACCTTAATAAGGGCAATGCGAGCGCGTGGAGGGATCATGCCCTCTTCGATGGTTTCGATTTTAAGAAATTTCATATAGCAATTATACTGCCACTAGGCAAACTTGTCAATCCTTAGGACTACCACAATCGATGCGCCACGGACAGCGGACCAACATCATTGTAGAGCAATCGTCTTGACCCCAACACACAGGTGGCTCAGTGCCGCGTAGCTGCTTAATTTGCTGTACGACATCGTAACGCTCGTTACCCAGTCGAGCTTCTTTATCTAACAGCTTTTGAATTTTGTCTGTCTTCATATGCAATGACCAGTTTGATAATGTTGTAAACTATGCAGAAGAACATTGTGACGATAGTACTGAACCCAACACCTGCGGGCATATGTGGGTCGAGAATTTGTGGCCACACCCAAACCTGAACAAACAATAAAGCTGCCCAACGATGGTATGGTAGTACCTTAGCACATTGTGTTAGGATCCAATTCTTCATAGCTGTCTCGCATCATTGAGAATGAACCAAGGCATGTCATCAATCCAAATGTCAATTCGGACATTCATGTTAGTGACGTATTCTTGTTTCGCCTTACGTGATGTGCAGATGACCATCTCAACCTTATCCGCGAGGTACTTGCGTACTTCTTCGCCTTCTTCGGGTGTACGCATAGTAACAACATACACCTTGTGGCCATAGCGTTTCATCATATCGATAAGCGCATCCCACATTACAGGATCTGTCGTGTATGTGTTGTCGTAGTCTAAAGAGTAGTTCATGCTAAATTAATTCCAGATTCGTTAATCGCTTGCTCAACTTCCCAATCTTCATCGAAGATTCGGTTAACCAGTTCGAACAAATATGTACGATCGATTGGCTTACCTTCTTGTCGAATCAACTGAAGGATCTGAGCAAAGTATGCAGCATCAACACCAGTCAATTGCTCTTGCAATACTAGCGGATTGTCGAGATCGAGTTTGCTGATGTCGTAAGCAATCTTGAGCATTTCACCTGCAGTAATTGTCCACCCACGTTTGATGAATTTCTTGATCCGGAAGATCGAACAAATCGGGTAGAGACTACCGACATACTTGAGTTCTCGGGCAAGGATGGATTCCAGAGCAGGTTCGTTAAATACAGCACCCTCTGACTCTGTAAAGTAGTTGGTTGTGTGGACGAAGTCATAGTTCTTGTGAATAACGTTGGCAGGGCCAACAAAGCGCAACACGATCTGAGTCTTATCAGACAACGTGATTGCATTAGTAGTAATAGCAAGTGCTTTGTATGCACCTGTCTCGCGCGATGCCATGGCATCCAAGTATGAAGCAGAGCGTTGACCGCCATCAGCATACTGTTCAAAGTATTGGTAGTCTGCTTGATTGATATCTTCACCAGCAACACCAGATGACTTAACTTTAATAGTCACACGGTTACGTTCTGGTGGAACTTCAACGATCGGAACAGCAGTCTTCTCATTGTCAGGTGTAGACAATCGGCTGATGTAATAGTTGGCCAGCTTAGCAGCGACATCAACATCATCCAAGTATACATCATAATCGTTCGGCAAGTCGCCAAGCAACATAGAAGTGATAGCACCACCAGTTACAATATAGTGCTTCTTAACTTCATCACGCAATTCGATGTCATCGATTGAAGCCAACCAGCCTTTGATGTGGTTGCGAATTGTTTGCTCAATTGTTTTACGCTTGAAGCCGCGTTTCACTTTTTGTTCCATATTATTTCACCATTGCGTTGCATCGAACACCCTTACCGAACTCGTCAATGATCTGACGAGGCGCCTCATGGCTTGCACTAAGTACAAACTTGTAACCCTCAATACAACGGGATTCGGTTACACCGTTGATACCTACGCTGATATTGCTATTGCCAGAAGTTGCACCAAGGAATCCAAGGCCAATACTGACAACAACCATACCAATAGTAATAACTACCATCAACTCAATTAGTGTAAATCCACGTTGTTTCATAATATATTCCTTATCGGAGAGGACTTATTGACATTGCCCCTACGCACACTGCGGGGGTTATTTCTTCTCTGTGCGAGCTGCTTCAAATGCAGCTTTGGTTTCTTCTGCCAACTTAGCAAAAGACGCATCGATCTTTTTCTGTACTCGTTTCTGAGCAGCAGTAATTTTCTTTTTAATATCCATCATTCATCCTCATCAGGGTATAACTCATTATATGCTTTATCGAACTCTTTGTCAAGTCCTTTACATTCGTAGATCACATCACAATCGTGCATCTCAAAATGATTGATAAACAGCTTGTATAACTCTTTACGGTACTTTGGAGGGACGGCCTTCTGTGTGGACAGAACGATATCACCTAACAATTCACCACCAGAACTCCATCCCATATTATTTTCCGATCTTATCGACGGCTTGCTCGATATTTTCGATAGCCTTCTCAGCCACATCTGGTACAGCTGCAACCGCGTCCACCGTTACTTCAACGGCTTTCGCCGCCAAGGTTACTGGAGAGGCAACAACTGCTGCCGCAAAATCTGTCAATGAATCAAACATTCCCATAATATACTCCTTACTTGACGTTTACAATACCCTTGAAGTCTAGAGGTACAACAATTGTGTGGACCTTACCTTCACGGATAGCTTTAGCAATTTCCATTTGAGCCATTGCATTCATGTATGGAATAGCTTGTGAGTTGCTGTTCAAAGTTTGGATACGGATAGCTTCTTGTTGAGCAATCTGTACTTCGACTTGCTTGGTCTTCAGATCGTTCTGAGCACGGACAGCGTTGTTAGCAGATGCTACAATGTCATCGGCAGGAGTGGCACTAGTGACACGAACCTGGCTAATAGTAAGAGCTTTCTCGAGCTTTTCTTCAGTCAACATATTGACCATGATGTCGTGGATTGCTTTTTCGATGTTCTCACGATTGTCAGCAACTTCCAATGCCTTGTACTTACGAACAGCTTTAGCTGCAGCAGAGCTCAATACCTGAGACATATAGTTACGCATCAGCATATAATCGCCATGCTCATATGTGTGGAAGCTTCGTGATTGTGTAGTCCACAATTCAGAGACAGATGCTGGATTAACTTCATACACAATATTGACGTCAAAGTCTTTCAGTGTAGAGTTATCAGCGGTTTGTGGAGTCAAGTTTTCCCAACCTGTAGGAATCGATCGCACTTGGAATTCAAGCACACTACCGATCAACGTCTGGTTCCATGTACCAGGTTGTAATTCATTACCTTGGATCTGTCGTGACATATCGACACGCAAACCAACAGTACCAGTCTCGATACGGGTACAACCAGTGAGCAATGCGCCACCAATTACCATCAACATTACAAATAAGCGTTTCATATTTTTCCTTAGAACAAAATTACAAAGAAGGTCAGCACCACAATTGTAAGCACTGAACAGATTATACTGTAAGTTACGGATTTCACCAACTGCCATTGGTCTTTGCCAGCCATGTGGCGCCAACCATTAATACCAAAGTAAAAGACAGCAAATAAGACCAAGAAGGTCAGTAATGCTCGAGCAATCATTTCTTTTTGTATGCGTTAAATTCTGCAACCAACTTCTCGTGTTGTTCTTGGCTGCAATACATATACCATTCACGAGTCACTTCTTTAGCAGCAACGTTACCATCGGTAAATGCGACTGGCTCCGAAATGAAGTGTCCAACAATAGTACAAACAACGCCGTTGTGTATATTACGCTCAATTGCAAATGCACGCATAATATTAAAGTCGATCGCAAATGTGGAAGTTTGTAGATCGGATTCTTTTTCTTTCTCCGCATCTTCACGCATCTGTTTGATCTGAGCGTTCAACTCATCGATTGTTTTTGACAAGTAATCAATACGCGTCTCTGCGTGTTGCAATTGTGCAGATTTACCAAAAAACATTGTATACCTCTTGAAAGTGTGTTGGCGTCTATTGTATAGTGACCAATCGGAATTGGCAACAGATAAATATTATCCATGAATAAACTAAAAGAACTCCGCCTCATTGTCAAAATGAACGAACGTCTCGGTGTAGAGACAGAACAGTCTGTGTTTGACCAGATTATAGCTGAAGAACAAAAAGAAAAGAAACAGATTGCTTTACAAGAAGAACGTAAGGCTGTTTTCAAATCTACGTTCGCTGACCTTTCTGGCCAGATTAGCAAGCTGATGGCTGAAGAAAAGCAAAAGAGCGCGGAAGAACAGGCTCTGTTAGATCGTTTTGCGACTGTGCTCGCGAAGATTGACGATATCAAGGCTAATGCAGTTTCCGACGAACCACAAGTGACTATCGCCGAGGATGCGGACCAAGGTCAACAGGTTGAGGATGTCCTGGAAGGTATTGTTGAGATTCCAGAAGTGATTGAGGAAGCGATCCTTGCGCCCATTGAAGAGCCATCACTTGCCAAAGAGGCAGCTAAGAAAATTAAGAAGAAGGGTCAACCGCCTTCGATGTTCGTCCAGCCTGCTCCAGAAGTTACTGGTAGAGACTTGAAGGACATTCAACAGAAGTTGAAATTGTTGGAAGGTTGGGTTGGTAAGATTTCCATGACCGGGCCAGGCGGTGGTGCAGTATGGTTAAGAGACTTGGATGATGTTGCTCGTTCGTCTGTTCTTGGTGCTACAGACGGCCAGGTGCTTACATATAATGAATCTATCAAGAAGTGGACCGCACAAGATCCAACGGGCGGGGGCCCTGGTGGTTATGTCCTCCCTACTGCTTCTACTACCACTAAGGGTGGTGTAAAGATTGACGGTACAACTATTACAATTAGTAATCAAGTAATCAGCGCTAATACAACAGTCGACTGGTTGCACGTTCCATCATCCATCATTCCGAATACTAGCTTAACATACTCGCTCGGCAATAATACCAACCGCTGGGAGTCCATTTGGGTTGGTGGTAATTCTGTTACATTTGCAGATCAGACGACAGGGTTTCCAGATCAAAAGTTAACACTTGCTAATGGTATATTCTATATTGCGATTGCAAATACAACACAACAATCTAATGGCGGTCTTCGTGTTGGTAACTTTTTATTGCAAAACAATTACATACAGTTAACTAATACAGAAGCAACGTTTTATATTGGAGCGACATTAGGGACTGGCAATCTTGTCATCAACCGCCCGATTGTAGTAAACAGCTATGATACTGGCAACCAAACATTCGGTGTAACTCGTGAGGGTCTGGTAACTATCAACACTCCAGCAACACTACTAACATCACAGGCGGCATTAACAATAGTCGGATCCAGTACAGGAGACATTCAACCTCGCAACTTCTCTGGATCGTTAATCCAAGCGGTTGCGCAAGATGGGCAGCCAGCACGTATTGGTTTTGATGCATATGGTGCTGGTGCATATGCATCTGTTGCTGGTAGGGCTGCTCGAGGAACAGCAGCTTCACCGCTACCAACGCTGTCGGGCGATACTTTGTTGCGTCTGACAGCTCAAGGGTGGGCGGCAGGTAGCAACACGTACGTAGGTAGTATTGTTCGTATCAACTTGAACGCTGCTGAAGACTTCTATACTGCCAATACAGGCACAAAGATAACATTCCAAACAACGCCTGTAGGTAGCAATACACTAATCACTACAGCAACTATCGACTCAACAGGCATTAATACCAACAACGCAACCCTTGTATCGATTACAGCAAACAATGCTAAAGGATCTGCTGGCCAAGTGTTAGCCTCCAATGGTACAGGAGTATATTGGACTAATGCCACTGCATCTCAGATTCAAACTGATTGGAATCAATCGAATACATTAGCGATTGACTTCATTAAGAATAAGCCAACGATTCCAACTACGATCGATAGTCTGACTGATGTTACTATTACTGGTCCGTTGAACAATCAAGTGTTGACATACAACACTGCGCTTAGCCAGTGGATTAACCAGAACGGAACATCTAACAACTTCACTACTGGATACTTTGGGGCGTTCTACTATAACGGCGCTAACGTTGCGTTATCTAATACAACCAACGCATACGTCGTTCCTATTACTGCATCATATGATGGAACAAACGGCGTAACGGTCGGTAGCAACAACGATATAGTCTTTGCACATAGCGGTACATACCACATTGAATATAGCAACCAGTATGAAAATAATGGTAATTCCGACGACGACGTCAATGTGTGGATTCGAATCAACGGCACCGATCAAACAAACACTAATAGTAGATTTTCAGTCAATAGAAAGAACACTGGTCAGGATCCTGGAAGCTTGATTGCTGTTACTCCGTTCATGGTGACTGTCAACGCTGGTGATAGAGTTCAGGTGATGCACTCATCCGAAGGCGGCCATGTGAAATTGGTTTCATATGCAGCCGGTACAACACCAACAGTACCTGGTACACCAGCAGTTATTGTTAACGTTGAGCAAGTGTCAGGGATCGTGATACCAGACAACATATCCGGCACTGCTAACAACGCACTATACCTTAGCGGCATTGCTGCCAATCAGTATGCATATGCTAATGGTGTTGCGTCACTCACTTCAAACAACATTAGCTTCGTCGGTGCTATCTCTGCCGTCAACGTCAACAGCAATACTTTAACATTGACATATGCTGGTGCAACTCCAACCGGTTATCCATTAATTGTTAATGCTTCCAATACGCAAGGCGGTACTGGGTATGCTGACTTCTTAAAGGTCACAAATAAAACTGCTGGTGCAACCGCAAACACTAAATCGTTCCGATTGAATAGTGTTGGTGGAATAGAAATTATTAACAGTGCGTATAGTGCAACAATATTTTCTTTATCTGATACGGGCGCGCTAAATGTTCCAGGCCCGATCACCGTCGGTGGTAAGCAAGCAGTCAATGGTCCTGCATTCTCCGCATATGCAAACAACACACTCCAAACAATTCCAACTGATGTTCAGACCAAGGTCCTATTTCAAGTAGAAGAGTTTGACACCAATAATAATTACGCTAGCTCGAGATTCACCCCTACGGTTGAAGGCTATTATCAATTGAATGCAGAAGTTCGACTAGATGGTGCCAGTGGCACTGGCGAAATAATGATTATTCTTTACAAAAACGGTACAGAATACAAGCGTGGCATAAACCAGAGAGGAGCGCAAATTGCTACCAACTTCTGGGCAATGCAAGTAAGCTCATTGGTGTATGCAAACGGCACTGGTGATTACTTTGAAATATACGTTCAGCAAGGTTCGGGCGGGAACGTAACTGTTACGGCAGTTAATAACTCAGCTATTACTTGGTTCAACGGTTGTATGTTGCGTGGCGCATGACGATAAATAAACTCAAAAAGGAATAATCGATGTTGTCTTTCAAATACTTTATCAGTGAGAATTGTACCTGTTGGAAGGGGTATAAGCGTAAGGCTGGAACAAAGCCATGCGCTGAAGATTCTTGCGTTAAGGAAGAATCTGAAATCGATGAAGCGACTTACCAAGGTAAGAAGGTTCCTCTCAACAAGCCAATGGCTGGCGATGTTAAGAAGTCTAAAGTCTACGTCGATCCTGATGGTGATGGCAAGGCTAAGAAAGTAAACTTCGGCGATAAGAACATGACGATCAAGAAGAATATTCCTGCACGTCGTTCTTCATTCAGAGCTCGTCACAATTGTGACAACCCTGGTCCAAAAGATAAAGCACGTTACTGGTCCTGCAAGGCCTGGTAACTAAAGAACACACCTACCTTAGGACCGTTAAACTTACGATAGGTGTACAAAGGAGTGGCCCCGTCCTACTACATCCCACTACGCCAGGTGGGAGGACATAAACGGGGCACTAATTATGAAAAGACTTCTAATCATCTTCTCATTGTTTTTCGCTACAGCCTTGCAAGCCAAGGAATCGATTCTCGTATATGACATACGACACAACAAAGTAGTAGTAGAACAAGATTCATCCCAACAAAGACCACTAGCTAGCATCACTAAGCTGATGACGGCAATTGTTGCTTTGGAGTTGGGAGTCGACGATCGTTACCTGATCGACACCATGCTAGTGCAAAGCAATAATAAGTCCGCTGAGGCGATCGCAGCAACATATGGTCGCGATAAATTCATCCAGGCTATGAACTTTAGAGCTCGACAGCTTGGTATGTCCAATACTAGGTTCATTGATCCATCTGGCCTCGGCATGAATATATCGACTGCTGAGGATGTTGCTCTGCTAATTGCATATGCGATGAAGTTTGATGAGATACGAGCTGCGTCTCATCCTACAGTACAAACCGTTATGCCAAAAGGAAAGAGGGCTCATCTAACCCTCCTTCAAAATACCAACTATAATCTGTTAACTCAGTTTACCCATGTTACTGTGTCAAAGACTGGGTTCACTAATGCAGCTGGTTGGTGTGTTGCTATGACTACTCCCGAGCACATTATTGTTGTACTCGGGTCGAAGTCTAAGGCTGCAAGGTACGATCTTGCCAAAAAGCTGATTCAAGATCATACAATGGCGACACGTCCCAAACAAATCGATCTCGCATTCTTGTAATTGCCTCATCAGGCACACCATGGATGCTACCATATTGTCCTTGGCAGGCAATGATCTGTGGAACACAATCAAAGTCGCGGGCCATTTCAAAGTATGGTGCCATCTCTTTCAATGTTGTGAATGTATTAGACACAACAACACTAAACCCAGCAGCCATCAACTCATACACTCGGTTCTGACACCACGAATGTGCTTCTCCGATTCGTTTGATATCGAAGTCATATTCGCCACAGTCGTTGATCCAGAACATATCCGCTTCCACGTGCATGTAGAAACCAATCAAAGTCTTCGCAACAGTAGACTTACCAGAGCCTGGCAATCCACGAACTAAAATCATACTTGTCATATCTGTCTCCTAATTAAAACTCATAGTGCCATGCTTCGATGTCACGCTTAAACCATCTCGCAACTAGATCTCTCGTTCGAGCATCATAGTATTTGCTATAATGACCATGGTTGGTTGTATTCTGCTTTGGTAGTGGATCACCACACTTAAACATTTCCTGTACCACCTCAAACTGCTGTTCGATGGTCTCCATCTTGATCACCAAGTCGACTCCATCCCCAATCCAATACATCTGCGACATATCCATGCCCTGTTGGTTTGGTGTAGTGTAGAATGAAGGTAGGTTGGACACCCACTCATCGAACGTTGGCCAAACCTTATAGTTGTTTGCTCTGATAAACATCTCGTGAATCATATCAGAGTCGATAGCTGGATGAGGACTTGTGCCAAACTGAGCATAATGATACATGCTAACAAGTCTGTCCCATGGATTCCTCACCACCGCAATTGAAAAGTTGGTACTGCAAGTACGTCTCATCTGAGCGAGTGTTGGATGATTCCACCACAACATTACAGCACTCTCGTCAGCATGATCCACTATCCAGTTGCCTACACTAGTACCAGCAGACTTAGGAATGTGGACGAATGTTACGTTGTGTTGACCTGATAGGTGCACGGCTGGCATTACACAAACTCCCTCACTAGCATATCAACAGTCGCATCATCAGCATCTCCAAGGTCTTTACCCCCAAGCATACAAAGACTGACATTACCAAACTTGGCAAGCTGCGCGCCTGCCTTATCGCCATCACAAACAGCAACAACCTTTCGATTGAGCATGCTTAACCAGTTGCGTAAGTCCCAGCCTGTGTTACAACTGAGGATTGCAAGTGCACTAACACCACGTTCTGTCAGCCTAGCAGCGTCGAACACACCCTCGGTCAGGAATACAACATGCGGTGTAAGGTGAAGCGATTCTACACCCCATACAACAACCGTAGGCTGCTTTCTGTATGTGTAATACTTACCTTCTCGTGGGTTGTTGTTTGGCTTCTTCTCGCCTTCTGGCCTGTATTGTTGGTAGCCAACTAACTGCCCACTGAGGTTCCAAAGATAGAACGTAGCAACACGTTCCACTTCATCCAATACTGGGTGGTGGAGATTGACGTCCATGTGACGTGTCTTCATGTGTTGTGCTAGTGTTTCCATACAAGTATTATACACCAAAAAAAGAACGCCCGACAAGCGGGCGCAAAAGGGGAGAAAATAGTTACTTGTTGAACCACAATATGTGAGTTGCCCATTCTGGGCATTCGTCCCAGCAAGAGACGTATGCATATTCTGTCTTCGTTGCCCAATATCCTGAGCCATCATCTGAATTGAAATAACCAGCGTTTACTGCCTCGTCCCATTCATCCAACTGATATAGATCCCCATACTCCGGATGCTTCATCATGACTGGCTTATACTCAAGACCATAGTACGAACAAAGATGCTCGCGGTCGCTCTCGCCCATGTTCCGTGTTTCCATTACGTCGCGGATCAAAAGCTCAGCAAACTTCGATGTGAATGTGCGAATTAGTTCAGGTGAATGCTGACTATGACGCGTCTGCGCATATGCAAACGAATCATTAGCCAGTTCTTCTATTCGGCTATTCATATTACTTTTCACCTAGGAGGTACTTGTTCGAAATCGCTTTGAACGAGAACCCGCCCATCGCTTGTTTGAACACGATACCTTCACGTTCCACTTTAGCGAAGGTCGATTGACCCTCAGCAGAAGCGAGGATCTCATCAACAGTTTGAGTCAAAGTGTAACGCTCGTTCAACACTGGCACATGGTTCAACCCCATATTATCAATCAACTCACGTCGAGCATCTGGTGGGATGTATTCGCCCGCTTGAATGTCATATACATCGAACACAACAAACATTGGTTCTTTCAAACCATAGATGTTACCTTGAACGCCAGGACCAATCAACTCACCTTGAATAGCGAATGACCAGAACTCATCGACGGCTTTCATCTTAGCTTCGATGTCATCTTTGCGAGCAGTATCCCAGAAAGCATTACCTTGTGTTTCTTTCAGATCCATGTTACGTGAGCAAACACCGAATGTCATTTCACCATCAACGACCATCTGGTAGACAGTCATTGAAGAACCTTCCATCTTTTCAGTGACTTCGAACACATCATTCTGAGCTGATACAATTTCCTTCTTCAAGTTCTGCACACGCTCTTGATCAGTCTTAGGAATCAATGAAGGGAAGTTACCACGGCAC